TTTCTACAAGGGATCAAAAAAAGAAAGGAATCTAACAGTTTATACAAGACGTAGTGCTCCTGGATTCTTGTAGTTCTAGCAACCCTTAGCGGCCCAATATTAAACCTGGAATTTTAATTTTTTATATCACTGCAACGATATATTTGATCATTTCATATTCAATAGTTTCTTCTCAGCTCTTCCAATAAATTCAGTGTAATCTTTCACTCCAGTCTCTATATCACTCTTGCTTGGACGTTGTTTAGCAATAAATGGAGCAGTTGTCCATATACGCAATGATTCTGCATAATACACATCAATTGGATCCTTATAATCTTCTATAGCCCATGGGTGATTATTTAATATTTTATTATAAGAATCACTATGAATAAGACAAAAATGTGCTGCAAAACAATAAACCTGGAATACTGCTGGAGAATATGAGATGCGTTCGTATTTCTTTATGGAAGTTACACCTCCATAGAAAATATCCCAGCGATCTCTATTTGCCCATAAAAAGGGAAGTAGTTCCTGGAATTTTTCTGCCGCATCTGCTGAAAGTGTGCAATCATCTTCTACGATTAGAACCCAGGGATACTTACGCTCCTTCGCAATTTTCACGCATTTCAGATGTGATGCAGAACACCCTTTCCAACCCGGGCTATATTTGATTGCACTTACGCGCTCAACTGTAACTGGCCAATTACGGAATTCAGTGGTGAATTCTCGCATTCTGTCTTGCCGTGAATCCAGATTAATAACAAGGGTTGGGGGAAATTCCATTTGAGAGCCTTGAGAACTTGTGACACTTGTCTTGCATAAGACTACAATTCCAAGTATCATTACAATCACAAAAATCACATATTCCCATTTTATTCTGGAGAACATTTCTTACTATTAGATTTTAAAATAATTAAATTCATTTGTATCTAATATCTTATTGAGATCTAAATGAAAACTATATTTTGACATTGCGAAAATTGATTTCAAAGGCCGAAAATTGTTTAAGTATAAAATGGAAAACGAGATTATTACAGCGGATATGTTTATTAAAAGACTTCTAGATGCAGACAAGAGCAAATATTTAAAACTTATGAAGCATCTTATGACAGAATTTGGTACTGCATTACATTGTAATCGCTTTGCTATTGGTAACTGTAACGAATATGCTATCGCCGATCTCGTTAGAGGAACTGGTCTAAAAGTAACTGAGATGCAGGATGCAAGTCGGATCGATCAGGAGATTGCTGGCCTTGGAAAGTATTCTATTAAGTATTCTGGTAGTGGAGATATTAAACTTCACAACAGCAACAATATGGCAAATACAGACACCACTATGCATAATACTCTTCTTGTTACACCAGATGAGTGGTGGTATCTTACTCTAGAGGAAATGTCACTTGTTGGCGTCGATTATAAGTTATATTTAAAAAATACTGGCGACGGGCTTTCTCTAAAAAGAACAATTCTAACTGCACTAAAGCATAAAGGATACAGGCATTTCTTTCACTTCGATATTGCTGTAGATAAGAAGCAATGTAAGAATAAAGAGACATCTAAAGTATTCTATGATGCTATTATGGGACAGTTAGGTTTAAATTAACCCAAAAATTGATATTATTTTTTATCGTATCTAACTATAAACCCCGGCTTAATGGTTAGTTATGTGTGCCCCCGTTGTGCTAAGACATTTGAACAGAAACAAAAGTTTGACACACATTATACAAACGCCACACGAAAGTGTAAAATTACAGAGGAAGTTTTCAACAAGATGAAAAAGGAAAATGAAGAATTTAAGAGTGAATCGGTTAATAACAGCACACCTTTGGAAACAGAAGTAAATGTAAGACCAAGGAAAATAATCAAGATGAAAAGGCAACTTACACCTGGTTTGAAATTCATTGATCTTTTCAGTGGAATTGGTGGATTCCATTTGGCTCTGAAATCTCTCGGTGCTACTTGTGTTTTGGCCTGTGATATTGATGCAAAGTGCCGTGAGATGTATGAGATGAATTTCGGAATTAAGCCACGTGAGGATATTACAAAGTTAGATGAAAATGAAATACCAGACTTTGATATCTTATGTGGAGGTTTCCCTTGTCAGGCATTCAGCCATGCAGGAAAACAGGGTGGTCTAGAAGATATAAGAGGAACTTTGTTCCGTGATGTCTGTCGTATTCTAAGAGCCAAGAAACCGAAATACTTCCTTCTAGAAAACGTAAAGAATCTGAAGGGTCACGATGGTGGGAATACGTGGATTACAATCCACAAGTGCTTAGTTGAAAGCGGATATAAGACTTACGATTCTCCTATCGTCCTGAGCCCTCATCAGATTGGGGTTCCTCAACACAGGGAGCGTGTGTTTATTTTGGGAGTTCGTGATGACCTAGTTCCTGAAGGAACCGCCTTGAAGGCCTTTCCTCCTCTAACACCTACACCTACAGATATTCATACAATTCTTCTTGATGATGCTGCTGTTCCTGCAGGCTCATCCTTGTCTAAGACCGACCTCGAAGTTCTAGACCTTTGGGAGGAAGTTGTTCAGCACTTTCTAAATAAAACGCCCGTTTACAAATTACCCACGTTTCCCATGTGGAGTGACGATTGGGATACAAGCGGTAACTTGGCAGGATTGCCAGAATGGAAACAGAAATTCATCAGACAAAACCGTGAGTTCTATCAGGAGAATAGGGTATTTTTGGAGCCCTGGTTGAAGAAGGCAAGGGATTCCACATCATTTACGGGAGCCAGGAGAAAGTTCGAGTGGCAATGCGGATCTTTCAAGCCAGGTGATTCCTTGTGGAAGTTGCTGTTTCAGTTCAGACCCTCTGGAATTCGAGTGAAGCGTGCGACTTACTCACCTGCGCTAGTTGCAATGGCTCAGATTGTAGCAGTGGGGGCAAAAAAAAGAAAGTTGGTGCCTCGCGAGGTTGCAAGGCTTCAGAGTTTCCCTGATGACTATAAGATCCACCCATCTTCATCAGTTGCATATAAGCAATTTGGTAATTCAGTAAATGTAGATGTAATTAAGCACATGGCAAAGCATCTCTTGAATGGGATGATTTAGAGTTTCATGAGATTTTCACCTAAAATATCAACCTCTTTTTCATCTAACGCTAATATTAAACCATTTTTTTCTAATGTGGCACGCGTTGGAACTCCATCCTTTGAGTATGTTATTGTGTGAATGGTATACTCAATATTATCATACATAACTATATCTCCATTGAATAATACTACATTGTTAATATCTATCATTGGCATTTCATATCTTGCAGAGAATTTAACCTGATCTGGAATTGAAGATTCATTCTCATATTCAGGAAGGATAATAAAGTTTTGATTAACTCTATTGCCATTAGACCTATCTATACAAGTTCCTGGTCCAATTGTATTTATTATTATCCCCCCTTCAATATCAGAGTTAACTCTTTTACGAATAAGGCGATGTCTCAATGTTCTATTTGCAAGAGGTATATATTCACCATTTTCGCGTAATGTTAACCTTGAACAAGTTTTATAGGAAGATCTATCTGCTAAATCCTTAATATAATCAACCTGAATATTTCTCCCTAACTTATTTGAAAGTTCCATTCTACATTCTTCATAAGTATTAAATGGTCCAATTTCACGAATATCCCTTCCACTTAGAAGTGATTCCTCTGGAATAACTGCTCTAGCTTCAGAATCAAGATCTACAATTGGTCTAGGAATTATTGAATTTTCTTGAATGTGTTTTACAATTTGAACCTGGCGCATTACCATTTCGTAAGTACGCTGATCAACCCAGAACCATAAGTTTTTACAGTAATCTGGGCGATGGCCAATTACACCATATAGACGCCCAAGAATCTGGACTGCTGCTTTTAAAACTTCAATATGTCCAACGATAATATCATTAAATATTAGAGAGTTTATATCCTTTGGATCCCTAGGAGCAGAATGATATGTTAGGGCTCTCGAAATCTTTCTGTGACCTATAACAAGTAGGGGGCCCTCAGATAACTCTGGATGAGTCATATAAATACTCAATAACTTTTCATTTAATTGTTTTCCTTTTAATTCAGAAGATCGAATCACACGTTCATGAGGTTGTTCACGATTTTGAGTTAATGGATACAATACTCTAAAACCATTCTGATTTATCACAATGCATCCGAATCCTCGCGCAGCTTCATCACGAGCAAGTTTTAATTGCTTCTCATTTTCAAAATCAGCGTGAACAATTGTTCTTCTATAAACTCCATTTATTTTTGTGAAGAAATGCTTTCTGTAATCAGATAATACACGCCTTGCGTAATCCCCATTCGATTCATTTTGTTTCTGGCGTAAATTACCTACTGGGTGAATTGATTCTTCATGCGACACATCTCTATAACTAACTTCAACACCCTCATCAAGAATAATAGGAAGTTGTTCAGCATCTCTAACTTCAGGATATCGCGGATCTTCTAGAAATTCGTCATGACTTGCTGTGATAAAGTATATTCCATCATTATATTCTGTAGGCACATTTGAACCTTCAATACAAATGTATCCAATTAATTTGTCTCTAATTTGTGGCCATACTTCATCCGCCTCATCCACAAAAGTAACATGCTTAATATTACTAAGTGTTGTTATCTTATTGTAAACGCCTTTTTCAACCTTTTTTACCTGAGTTGGATTTGGAAGACTTATAAGAATAGGCATTGCAGTTCTAGAACCCTGACTATATAGTTCTATGTAATCTTCTAGTTCAGATTGCTTTGGATTACATATGATCTTATTCTCCAAGTCATCTATTCGACTTCTTAATTCTGCTGGTAAGGTAATTGCTTTTGATGCACAAATGAATAATTTTACATTATAGTTAACTAGAATATCTTTTATTATTCTAGTTGTTGCTTGATCTTTTAGATCAAGATCATTTTTGAGAAACATCACTGGAACTGTCTTATAATGATCAGGGTTTTCTAAGAGTTCTAAATAATACCTTAGTCGGTTTATAGCCTGCGCAGTCTTTGTCTTCTGAGCCCCTAGGATAATTGTCCACAAATAAACTTCCTTTTTAATAAGGTTATGAATAATTGTCATGGTCAAATTATCCATAAGTCTTATCTTTAAATTAAAGTGCGTCTTATCTCTAGCAAAATTAGATGGTAGTCTAATTGTGATATTATTGTTATTGTCTAAAGCACTTTCTATTTGATTAGTTCTCAAAAGGTCTTGTAATTTTGTATTATAAACATCATCCGAAAGATCTTTAAAGGTTTCTGTAGTTTTTACACGTTCAAGTAATTCATCTACAGTGAAAGATCTAAATATTAATTCAGACATATTTTATATAATTTTATATCACATTTAACCTGTCAATTTTTCACCCTTTTGTTCACTTTTTCTAAAAGTTGCATCCAAATAAATACACAGAGTATGAGCCAAATGATATCCATGATTTTTCTTAAAATTAAAAAATTAGCAAAAATAGTAAATATTTATAATGAAAATGTTTAATAGATAAAATATGGCAAATAATGGTATTCCGGCTTCTATAGCAAGGCTGAACGATCTAACAAATAGAATTCGAGGTGGAGATAACTTGAGCCAACAAGATGCGTATGAGATTCTATATTTTACTCAGGCAGAAGATGTTCCAGGTGATAACACCCCTGAAGTAGTAAGGGTCCTTGAACTAATACAGAGAATGCAGAATGGTCCAACACTTAACGAGGATGAAATTAACGAAGTTTTACGTTTAAGAAAAACTAGATTTGCTAACCAAGTAGCAGGAAGGGCGGTTAGTGCGGCTAGAGCAAGGCCAGTAGGAGGTCCTGTAAGAGCTGAACGCGCATTTATCTATGAAATGGCTAGACGTATAGTTATTGAGGCATCTAATAATGAAGATCCAGGTTTAGTAGAACAAAGAGCAAATGCAGCGGTTAATGCTTTTTTGGATATGACACCAGAGGAACGGCAACGCATAGTAAGGCCGTTGAATGAAGCACCTCAGAGACACGGTCAAGGAGTTAATTGTATGGAAGTCCATCGTGTCGCAGCTACATTCAGAGACAAACTTCCATTAATTGCAGGTATTATTAGAACAGATCTTGGGGAAGTTGGGGAACGTACTCAATATCCTAGCCTTATCGCACATCTTGATGCTACTGTTGGTCACTGTATAAGTGAGTCTCCCATATTTGAATCAAAGAATAAACCTAATAGTAGTGAAAAACGAGATAGAAGTGTATGGAAGGTTGATTATTCTAGCGTTAGACAAGCATTAGAAAGGGCATTAGTATCTATGAGCGAGGATCATGTAAAATTTTCAGAAGATATTTTAGATTTTGTATTTAAATATACTTTAGAAGAATGCTTTGTTTCAACTTTTGTGTATGATTCTGCACATGCATATGAAGGCAATGCACGAGCAAATGAAACAAGTTGTCCTGGGGGGGTGGCCGAACGAATTTACACTACTTTATTTGATTGTATTAAAGGAAGTAATGAAGGGGTATTTGGAGAATTAAATAAAATTTTACAAGGAGAAATAAAATCATGGGAAGATTTAGATAGAGCTACTAAGAAGGCATATATTGAGAACTGGAATACTTTTTTTCAAAAGTGGACTCAAGAAAATCTAGGAAACCCTGAAATACAACGTATGAAATCTGCACAACTCACTCAAGCTATACTTTCTGCATATAAATCAAGGCCAGGAGAACCTCCAGTTCCAAAAGTTTTTGAAGAATATTTAAGTACACAATTCTTTCCAAGTCTGGTATGGAAAGATTATGGATTCAATTCAGATAATTCTGCTAATCCTCAAGGTGGTAGAAGAACACGCTACAAGAAAAAACGTAATAGAAAGATAACTCGTAGAAATAGAAATAAAAATAAAAAAAATAAGTCATTGAAGGCTCGTTAAAGTTTTTTGCCTAGTTCAAAAAGTTGCATCCAAACACATACATAGAGTATCAGCCAAATCGTCCCTTTTGTGTTGTCCTTGCCACCACACAAGCCACCGATGTTGCTCAGAACCAAAGGGGAATTTCTCTAGATAGAGTTTTGCCCGTGACTCTCCACCAGCCTTACGATCCTTATATCCAGCGTCGCCCACTTCGGCTCCTTGGACCTTCTTGCCTGCATGGACGAAATGGAACTTTACAGTTTGCCCTGACGCCAAATATCTCTCACGTAGTGAAGCAAAAATCAAGAGTTGCACAGTCTTCATAACTGGATTTTTCAAGACAGGCTGGTGTTCAATATAAACATCCTTGACAGAGGCCAAATGAGCCCAGTCCCGAGTAATCCAGCCTCTAATAGCATCATGGAGATTTGTCGTATTATCTGCAAAGGATGCAGTTGATTTTACCTTTACTAGAGGCATCACTGCAATACTCTCTACACGTGTCAAAAGGGCAGGCCTCTGTCCTTTTGCATCTAGACCCTTGGCCTTCAAAAATGCCTGGAGTTGACCGATGGTTGGCTGTTTCTTAATTGGCTTGCCGGTTTTCTCATCAAAAATCTGCGCATCTTTCTTGAGATGCCTGCCGCATACTAGCCCTTCAGGCGCCCTAGCCTTTGGAAGATTCGAACACAAATAGCAAGTAGACTTAGGAGTATCATTAAGATCTTGTAGATTTACTAGGGCCCAGTGTTTTATATGGGGCATCCTGGTTCCAGAGGAATCTGTCTCGATACTGGCGCAACAATACGCAAGATTTTTTATACCAATATCAAGAGCAAGCATATTGAATCTATGTATTCTCAAGATATAACTTTAGATCTCGGTATTTCTGATTTGCTCATAGATTATACCTGAGCGATTCATTTTCTCCAAAATGGGAAACAAGTGATCTTTATGTTTCAATTGAATACCAATAATGACTGGACCTGTTTCCCTGTTAATAAGACGCGTATATCTGAAATAGATGATATCATCTTCCTTTCCAATGACACCCATAATAAACTCCTTAAGAGCCCCAGGTCTCTGAGGAAATTCAATCTTGAAATAATGCTTGAGTCCCTCATATACGAGTGATCTTTCGAGGATTTCAGGCATGCGAAATACATCGGAATTCCCACCTGACAGAATGCATACTACATTTTTTCCCTGGATCTCCTTTTTCATTGTATCAAGCGCACACAAAGATAATACTCCAGCAGGTTCAATAATATAGCCATGATCATTATACATCTGCAGAATCTTGGAGCATACATGGCCTTCATCAATCACTAAGACGTTTTCTAAATTCTCCTTGCATATTGGAAATGTCAAATCTCCAACTCTTTTAACAGAAGCCCCATCAACAAATGTAGTTATGGAATCTAACGTTACAACTTTATTCTGCCTAAATGCTTCTGTCATTGACGCAGCACCCAGAGGTTCAACGCCGATTATTTTTGTTGCAGGTGAAAGACATTTAATATAGGAAGAGACTCCAGCGGCTAATCCACCTCCCCCAACTGGAAGGAAAATATAGTCAATGGGAATCTTTGATTGAGATAGAATCTCAAGACCCACAGTCCCTTGCCCTTCAATCACTTTCTTATCGTCAAAGGGATGAATGAAATCTCCACCGTGTTTTTCAGCAAATGCTTTGGCTGCATAGAAAGATTGGTCGAAATTCGAGCCTTCCAGATGTATATTAATAAGATTACCTCCGAAATTCTTGACTTTATTGATTTTTTGCTGGGGGGTATTTGTGGGCATGAATATGGTTCCTTTTTTTGAAAGAACTTGACAACTAAGAGCAACACCTTGAGCATGGTTTCCCGCAGAACATGAGACAATTGTAATTGATTTTGTATTAAGCATACATGTCATTGCACCGCGTATTTTATAAGACCGCACTGGGCTAAGATCTTCGCGCTTCAGAAAGATAGACGCTTCATGTCGACTAGATAAATCGCTGTTGAATTGAAGAGGCGTTGGCTTGAAAATCTTACGAAGGTTTCTGGAGGCGGCTTTAATTGATCGGACCGTTGGGAAATACATTATTTACTTGAATATAAATAATGTATTTATCAATTTTAATACAATGTAATTAACCAGTGGATCCATACCCTGCTGCTCTTGGATTTACCTGGTCAGTCCCCAAGCTCTTATATTTACGCCCGCGGGGAGTATTACGTCCACCTTCAAACTTGTCAGTTAAGAATACACGTTTCAAAGGAGATTCTTCCTTTGGTGATGCAAATGTTCCAAAGAGTGCTGGTGGTTCTTCATTCCTTTGCAGACCAATACCATCAGCCTTGCCAGTAACACTGAAAGTGCAATCAAACTCATCGCAGCGTTGTATTTGCTTAGGAGGTAGAGGGTATGTAGCACCGTAATAATATGAGCCTATTTGCCTTGCTTGTCTATCTCTTGATACCTGAATATATCCAGTTGAATTGTGCTGGAGCCAGGAACGAAAAGAATTGCCATATTTGGATGGTAAAACATTATATTCACATTTTGATCTGTAATCTGTTATTAATCTGGCATCATGCATAATAGATGCATACCCTGGATAACGCATATCGTCAACTGGTATTGTTCTCTTATCAGGTATCATCACGTGTTTTTGAGAATTCTGCAACATATCCGGATTGGATTCTATCCGAAAATCAGGATATGTTGGGTTTATAAAATGTTGAGAATCCATCTACCGTTATACATATATTTAGATTAATGGAGATCCACCTAGTAATTCGGGTCCACTTAATTCATTAAGATCACTTGGGCTCATAGGCCCAGAAGGCACAGAAGGGCCAGAGGGCCCAGAAGGCACATCCTTCAATAGATCAATCATTGTCCTACGACGAGTTCCAGATGGGACATTGACACCCTTCTCCTTAGCGAGAGCCTGTAACTCCTTTAATGTTAGGCTTTCTAGGTCCGGAGATAACTTGGTTACACTGATCGCATTATTAGCAGTCAATGGAACACCAGCAAGTTCATCAATCTGTAGGGACTTTGTAGGAAGATCGTTTGTTTCTTTCTCCACTTCTTCAACTTCCTCCTCATCTAAAGGAAATGGGCCGGAAATAGCCTTCAGGTATTCAGGAGTTGGTTCAAATTCACTCATTTCTGGCCCTGATTCCATGCTAGATGGCACTGTAGATAAATAAGGTGCTGCATCCATCATAACTTTAAGATCCGTTAGAACACCCTCAAAGAGACCCAATTTTCTCTCGGTCATTGAGAGACGATTATAAAGATAGAATACTACTGCTCCGAATACGAGGCTTAAAATTACTCCAATCATTAAGGCGTCGTTCATTCTATGTCTGAGGGGTAAGTTTTTAGATTAAATCTTAGCGCGCACTACTATTTTATAATAAAACCCCAGATTCTACAAGTAGTTCATTAACACTACTCATTGTATTTATACCCTGGATTACCTCGTATTTATAATTTATTTGGCCCGTAGTTCTATTTATTTCCGAATCAACACACAGTTTCTTAACATTATCGGGGGCATTTTTAGCATGTGAGAACAAATGTGTGCTGACAATACTTGATACGAGATTGCTTGACCAAAGTTGCCTGAGGAAAATCTGACTGGCCGTAGCGGCGTCTGGAGGATTTGTAGTATGGAAGAGTTCATCTATAACGACCCAGCCTCTCTTTTTATTTTCACGTATGAGTTTTGTTATATCACCAGCCACTGTTACTTCGCGTTCAAACAGAGATGCCTTACCGGGGCGATCTTCAAGACGTAAACTACTAATTACCCATTCTACAGGTGTCATAATACAACGTTCTGCAAATACGACTCCCCAAGTGTGAGCAAAAACGACATTTGTCAGAGATGAACGGAGAAAGGTGGATTTCCCTCCACGATTTGGCCCTGTGCATATTACATGGTGTTGTTCGTCATTCATTAATAGGGTGAATGGTATTCTCTTATTCGATTCAAGGAGTGGATCAATTGCATTCACCATTTTACACATTGGCACTCTTGACTCACACCATTCAACGGGGACTAACTCCCTTGTCTGGCAAAACACTGCGGTTAATTCAACCTGGCCAATTGCTCTGTAAATTTGCGGTAGTAAATGTGTATCTTTTGTTATCCATGCTAGTATCTGCCTATCATCTCCCAGAATTGATGGATCGGGAAATGTCCATGGTTTCTTGAGTCCGAGGGATACCCATGTGTCAGAAATCCCTCTCAGTATTTTCAGAGTTTTCACAATAGCACTTGAACACTTGAGCATATGTTGGTCTATTTTGTAGCAATGAAGAGCATTAGTATACGGAATGTAAATACTATGCCCGTATGATACTAAGACGCTAGACCATTGCATAAGGGTATTTATAGTTATTTCTTGGCCAACATTACCAAAGATCATTGGACTCATTTGAGACCAATACATTGACCAGGTGATAGGAATTTCATAAATATATTTGAGTGCTAGAAAAGGCAATATAATGCTCATAAGTGGCATAGTCCAGGCAATAATGGGGGCGATAAATATTTTGGAAATAGCGACATACATGAGTATGAAAGGTATAAAATTCAAAGAAGCCCATTCTCCAGTAAAAAGAATCTGAGACCAGTCTTCCATTTGAGATTCTGATGCAGTCACTGGATCAATTGATCGTATGACTAATTCATTCTCCAGAAGTTCGGGTAAGGATTGCTGCCATTTACCCGGGCAATCCTTAAGAATGCGCCATGCGTCGTGCCTTGTTTTCAGAATATTTAAATTAGTTGTCCAGCGTTTTCCTTGTTCTGCGAATAAATCATAGGATGACTTACTTTTAATTCCGAGACTCTCAAGCACTGAAGTAAACCGACACTCTTGTAAGGTATGAATTGTATCCATTATAATTTATCTATTTGTTTTATTAGTAGTTTTTCCGCATACATTTTAGAACTGCTTAAACTAAAAATCTCTTATATAAGTATACTGACCATGAATGTCCCACCCATGGTCTCCACGATTATTTCCCTCCGCCCCTTTCTCCCACCAATCTCTGATGAACTGCGCAAACGTGTACAATCCATCAGAGTAAGGAGTGTTCCAGAGGTATCTGGAACAAGAATTTCCCAGGATAAAACATCTTGGAGAAATAAACAAGGTGCTTCACCTATTTCTACACAGAAACCCCAATTAACTGGTAATTGGAGAAACAGTTCAGGAAATCTGTCTCAGTCATCCTCTTTTCGTTTTGGCGCTTCAGGTGCTTGTGGTTCGCCTTGTGCTTCTGCTGCATCCGACAATTCCCCTAAATTATTACCACCTGATTCTCCAGTAGTCTTAAAAACACCAGGAAATCCATGGAATGGAAGTGCTGGTCGTTATGTGAGTAAATTTCACAATGGATCAAAACCAGGCGACGATAAAATTCTCAAAACCGTTATTCAGAATAAGTTGAATGTCTTCAGTATACAAACATACGACGATGTTAAGCAGTTCTTATTTCAGATTTTAGGGAGTGATCAGAAAGAATTTATCAGGGAGTTTACGTGGATGGTTTTCAGAAAGGCTGCTTCTGAAAATAAATTTTGTGGTTTATATGCAAAGTTGCTTTCAGAAATTAAGCAAAAATATCCAGTAATTATGGAAGAAATGCGAAAACTGCACACTACATATCTTGATATATGGAAGATTTCAGAGAATACGGATGCTACAATTGATAAGAGATATCGTCTTGGATATTCACAGTTTTTAGCGGAATTATCTGCTCTTGGTATTATTGAGCCAGAGACTATGATGCTGATATTAAATACATTGAGAGCATGTATAATGGATTGTATAAGAACAAAAGACCAGATAGAAACCATTGATGAATATATGAATTGCTTGAAACAATTGTGTAATTCCAAAACAACGAATACTATAAAAAATCTCTTTAATACTATTTTAAAAGAGGATCTTGAATTTTTAATTAAAAGTGATTATGCCCAGGCACCTGGCTTGTCACAGCGCTCTAGATTTGCATGCATGGATATTAATGATTTATTGGAAGTAAAATAAAATACATATATCTTATAGAATAACAAAGATGCCGTTTCCACTCAAGTTTGTTAGAAATGTTTCTCGTAAAATTTTAAATAAAACGAGTGGTGCAGTTGGTCTTGCTGCGAATACAACTAAACGAGTTGTTGGTCTCGCTGCGAATACAACTAAAGGAGTTGTTCGTATTGCTGCCAATGGCTCAAAACGAGTAGCGAAAAATTTTACAAATAAAGGAAAAAAAGTAGTTAATGGGGTATTTGGAAAGGGAAAGAGGAAAACTCGGCGCAATACAAATTAAAGAGAAATACTCTCTTAAATTTTTGTAAAATCAGCACTGGCCTAAAAATTGAAACGCGCGAATGGCAAAAATGCTATTAGTGCGTTTAAATGGATAACCAAATGAAGAAACATAACAGAATGACTCATGCAGAGAAGGATAGTGCCAAGGTTTCTTCCAGGGATAAACGTAAGAAGCGTGGATCATCCTCGAATGATGATGATGACGTGGATAGCAAGGGGAATGTGAGAGGCCTAATTGCTTATTCAGAGGAATCTGATGAGGAACCTCCCCGGCAGAAAAAGCGTGGATTTAAGCCCAGGAATCGTGGAGATGCCAGAGAGGCTAGGGAGGCCAAGGAGACCAGGGAGGCCAAGGAGACCAGGGAGGCCAGAGAGGCTAGGGAGGCTAGGGATGCCAAGGAGGCCAAGTCAAAGCAGAGGCTTAGAAAGGCTGATGAGAAACCTCGTCTGAAGAAGAAGTACGCAATTGAGTCTGATGACGAGACATCAATAAGCAAGGAGCGTGACTCTGACAGCACGGATTCTGATAACACAGAGGACGACGATGAAGACAGCGAGGACGACGATATTGAAGATACAGATGACGACGATGATGTCGAAGAGACAGATGAGGAAGAGTATGAGGATGAGGACAGTCCCCCAAGAAAAATGATTCTTAATTTCGGATTCGGCGGCGATGAGGTTGACACTCGCATGATTCCAAGGCGCTATAAGATTAAGAAGGAGTCTGAGGATGTCCAGAAATTCTTCAAGCTTATGACTCAACCGATTGAGGCCGAGACAATTGATGATCACATTGATCAGTTCAAGTCTCTGAAAGAGGAAGAGAAGAAGCGTATGCTTACCGCACTTGAGAATCGCCCTAAATCCAAGGAGCAGCCTGTAATGTTTAAGATTCTGAATATGCAGACAACTCCTGAGATTCAGTCTCAACTTCTTGCAAAATACAACAATCTGCAGGCCTTAGATCCTAGCACTGGAGAGTATTACAAGATGCGCAACTGGCTAGAAAAGGCAACTGCTCTACCTTTGGGTGTCCGAAAGCAGATGCCGGTTAAGGTTGATGATGGTCAAGAGGTATGTAGTGCTTTTATGACTCGTGCAAAGAAATGTCTCGACGAGGCAATCTTTGGTCAAAATGACGCTAAACTTCAGATCCTCCAGTTTATCGCAGGTAAGATTACCAATCCTCAGGCAAATGGTATGTCACTCTTGCTAATTGGTCCTCCAGGTATTGGTAAGACATCTCTTATCAAGCAGGGAATTGCAAAGGCTCTTGATTGGCCATTTCAGTTCATTTCACTGGGTGGTGACAGTGACGCCAGCACATTTAATGGACACCAGATGGTATACGAGGGTAGCCATTGTGGGAAGATTGTGAATTCACTGGTTTCTGCAAAGTCTATGTCAATGGTTCTCATGTTTGATGAGTTGGACAAGGTGAGTAATACGGCAAAGGGTGAGGAGATTCAGAACTTGCTAGTGCACTTGACTGATTCGGCCCAGAATTCCGAGTTTGAGGACAAGTATCTGAGTGGAATTCCCTTGGATCTCAGTCAGTCTATGTTTGTCTTTAGTGCAAATGACATTAATAAGATTGATAAGATTCTTCTGGATCGTTTTACAGTAATCCACCTGGAGGGGTATGATTCTAAGGAGAAACTGGAGATTGCTGAGAAGTTTCTTCTGCCAGGAGCCTTGAAGCAGGTTAATTTGGCAGAGCGCGTGGGTGTGCCAAAGGAGATTGTCACTCACGTTCTTGAGAATTATGCAAAGGAAGAGAAAGGTGTTCGCGAGTTGAAGAGATGCATGGAGCAGATTGCACAGAAATTGAATATGCTGCGGCTTTTCAATTCTCCCGACCTTCCATTCTACATCAAGGATTTCAACTTGCCCTTCATTCTGAAGAAGGAACACGTTGATAAGTTTCTGAAGGATAGGAAGACAAAGGAGGATACTAGTTACTTGAAAATGTATACGTAGGGTAGATAATGGGTGATTCACCTAAATCACCTAAATCACCGCTATTATTGAACGGTTTTAACTCACCCGTTATTAAAAACCCCTATAAATTTTTTTTAAGAGAGGAAGAATATAAGGGTCAACCAGATGAGTTAGTTCCTTATTCCTCTATTCCTTCTACTCCTATTCCTTCTACTCCTGTTCCTTCTGCTCCTTCTGCTCCTTCTGCTCCTTCTGCTCCTTCTGCTCCTTCTGCTCCTTCTGCTCCTTCTGCTCCTTCTGCTCCTTCTGCTCCTTCTGCTTCTGCTCCTCGTGTGCTTGCAAATACTGTTTTACGTAAAAGAAATAACGGTAGCATAAACACAATGAGTACTCATATTTCTGGAATAGAAACTACCGTAGTGCCTCCAGCATCCCAGCCTCAGTTTAGCCCACAGCCTCCAGCATCCCAGCCTGCAGCGCCACAGCCTCCACCACCGATATATTTATTCCAAACAGGGCAAGATCAATATGAGTTACCTTCAAATTCACCATTAGTTGTTACACCAGCGCCACGGGGTGGTAAGTCACTGTATACTCGCAGAAGGAAAACAAGAAGAAAAATAAGAAAATCAAAAAAATCCAGGCGTAAACCTAGAAAGTAGATTTTTTTCACTGATTACGGGTAAACTCTGTTTCTCTTCACTTTCAATAGGTTTCCACATAGTATCTTGTTTTGCACGTTCTTTCGCCATTTCCTCCAGTTTCACTTTCAATTGCCTTGCGGATTCCGTATCTGGTTGTCTATCCTTGGTTGTCCCGGGACCCCAGCGAGCAGAAGGATTACAACGCATTGTTCTATTTAGAAGAATACTTATTGTTTTCGGTAAAACATAATATAAGTATGGGGGCCTAGGACCGAAGCAGATCCATCCTTTATCTCATTTACTCTTGTATCATCGTATAACATCCATTTGCCTGAAATAGGACTTTTAACTTGAGCAGTATAATGCCCTCCCTCTAAGATTCCATGGTGGTCAATAGTAGACTGGAGTGAATAATTAGCCAACCTACTTGTTTCAGGACTCTTTTCTGCAAACCACCGTGTAAACTTATAAATCGAATCCGCACTAAAGTCTGCATTACATCTTGTCCGATTGGGATTAAATCTCTTCAAGATTATAATTAAATTCTGAGGGAGACGCCAGATTCGACGTTGAACAGAGCCAGGGTGACGCTTTGCCTTTGGAATAGAAGAGCCTGCGGGTGGATCAGGTGAACAATGATCGCACTGGTATTCATCAAGTTCTTCTGCAGTAAATTCATATTCCAGAGATTGCTCGAGTGTAGATGTTTTCTTATCAGGAAGCCCAAGCTTGAGAACATTAAATGGCTCATAACGGCAACTCACTCTTGAACAACCTTTGCATGTGACAGATACTTCCATGAGTCCATAGAAGTAATCTACAATTGGAGAATATTCAGGTGCTACTTGTTCTTTCCATGCTAACAATGCCTTGTATGATGGAGAAGTGCTGTCAGTTAGAATATTTATCTTTAGGGGTTTTTTCATGCCCTCGTGTAATTGCTCAAGGATAAACAACAATGCTTCACTACTATCATGGTCTTCTGAACTTATCATATGTTCATATGTCGGGCATTCAGTAAGTGCATCACGGAAATGATGAATAAAGCCAGAGGGCTTCATAAATCCAGGGCCAGATGCAGACCAGAGACCAGAGACAAGATCCTTGTATGCTTTACAGAGAAGTGTATCTTTGGCTTCATTTTTATGAATCCAGGCATCCGAATACTTATGAAAGAATACAGATAAGTCTGGAACATGGCGAAGGGCTTGAAGTGCAGCATTTAGATAACATGTGCTTCCTAGATTTGCCAAGCCTATTTCTCCCTTCTTGGGATCCTGTGTGCTTAGCATTTGTGATACTAATACCTTAAAAAAATCATTTTCAATTTTTTAAGGTATTATTTTGGCTTTTTGTTTGGCCCTTTTGGCTTTTTGTTTGGCCCTTATTAAATATTCATTAAACTTAAATCGCTAGGTAATTCTTGTAAAACAAACTCATACTTTGTTTTCATTTCATCAATGATTTTAATTTCCTCCCCATACAATAAATTAATGGAAGTTCCCTTTTTACCGTATCTTCCAGAACGACCAATTCGGTGAATATAATTATCAATTGCTTCTCTTTCAGGCAACTCATAATTTATAACTAGACTGACTTGCTGAACATCAATACCACGCGCCAATAAATCAGTGCTTATAAGAACACGAGTCTCACCTTTTCTATAAGAACTCATCCTTGTTTCACGCTCATTTGAATCCATTTCTCCATGTATAAAACTAATAGGATATCCAGCCTGTGCCATTTTTTCAGAAAGCCATTCTACTCTTTTTCTAGAATTGCAATAAATGAGAGCCTGTGTGATATTAAGGTTTCTATACAAATCAAGCAGCACCTCAAATTTCCATTCCTCACGTTCCAATGCAATTCCATATTGACTAATCCCCTTTAGCGTTACTTCCTCTGGTGGAATGAGAATACGCACTAGATTTGTATCTTTTAATAAATCATTTACAAACTCCACAACATCTGTATTCATTGTAGCACTGAAGAATGCACATCTTGTTGTTTCTGGGAATCCCAATTCTAGAATAGACTGTATTTGTAATTTAAAACGATCTTCTAACATTTGATCCGCCTCATCTACAATAAGCACTTTAATATCATGTGTATTAAATACACGACGGTTTAGTAAATCATAAATACGTCCCGGCGTTCCAGCTAGAAAATGGATACCCTTTTCTATAGCACGAATGTCATTGCGAACTGGAGTTTTTCCAACAGCGGTATACACTTTAAGGCCCATATAGTTGCCAAGTTGAGAAGCAACCCCTGATGTCTGCATGGCAAGTTCTCTCGTTGGAGAAATACATAATACTTGAATTTTGTTCTTTTTAGTATCTATATGATTTACACTACCAATGCAAAATGCTCCAGTTTTACCAGTTCCAGAGGGTGCTTGTGCCAGAACATCCTTTCCATCTACTATTAATTTGATTGCTTTCCCTTGAATCGGCGATGGGCTTGTAAAGCCATAGCCATAAATACCTCTTAATAATTCCGTTCTTAATCCAATATCCTCAAATGAAGAATATTCAACAATATTATCCTTGGTGGCCATGCCTATATTTGTATATAATTGTATTCAAGTTTAGGCCCAAATAAAATGGCCTAAAAAATGAAATATTAAACAATACTAGTAATAAATATGGCGGACGAAGATGATACTTATGAAGATCAGTTTGATGAAGAGATTGATATTGCAGAGGATGGTGCACTATTAGAGGATGCACAGAAAAAAGATCTCGGAAATGAGTTATTAAAGTTTCACCCAGAAGCCCGTATTGATACAATTGAATCGGTATCACTGGATATACAATTAATAAATGTGCCTCCTTCTTTCACAAATGGCAACGAACAAGCAGATCCAAAACATCGTAGTGTTCCGTTTTTAACGCAATATGAGAAAACTAAGATTCTAGGATTCAGAACAAATCAATTGAGTCAGGGTGCCCGTGCATTCATATCTGTTCCTACACATATAACTGAGTTAAGGGAGATTGCCCGACTGGAACTCGAAGCAAGAAGGCTACCATTCATTATTAAAAGGCCGATGCCTGATGGAACATTTGAGGTCTGGCGTTTATCTGATTTACTTATACTTTAATCGTAATTATTTAAAAATTTCTTTTTAAACTTTCTTATAGAATGTCTGAAGATAAATTAAAACCAATTACTTTTATAAATAAATTGTTAACACCATATGCAGATCCTCCGATACCTGCTCCAATAAGTCCCTTATTTAATTCTGGTTATTATGATCCAAACATTCTTAGGACAATTTATAACTTTCCTACTTCTAATCAGAATGTTGTAGTAGGTGTTGTTAGTTTTGGTGGAGGTATAAGTGGAAATATAGATGCAAATGGTGTAGTGACAGGCAGCGATATTCAGGATTATTGGACGCTACTTGGTATAGCAACTGCAAATCAACCCAGGGTAATTGTTAAACTATTATATGGCGCATCAAATAATCCTGCCGATTTAGTTTCTACTCTTGAAAATATTCTTGATATAGAAATAATAGGTGGTGTATGCCCATCATCAAACCTTACTATTATTTTATATATTTTGCCAGGAATAGTAAGATTATTAGATTTTTTTAATACAGATGTGTTTAATTCAGTTAATGGTTATATTCCAACAATTATAAATATTTCTTGGGGTATAAGTGAAAAATATCTCTGGTTATATTTTGGTGACTTTTTAGATCTAATAAATACTTCATTAAGAATTGCAACCGAGAGAGGAATAAATATTTGCGTTGCTACTGGAGACGATGGATCTAAAAATGATCCAGGTAATTCTATAGGTTTGAATGTTAGTTTTCCAGCCTGTTCTCCATATGTTACTGCTGTAGGAGGAACAACTTTATCCGCAATAAATGGAGTACGTGATAATAATACAAGGGAAATTGCATGGCAATCAGGTGGCGGTGGCATTAGTATATTTTATCCGAAACCTATATATCAAACACAAATACTAAAGGGAACATCTGGTCGTTGTATACCCGATATATCTGCGCTTGCAGATCCTCAAACAGGTGTAGTTATTAGATTTAATGGAAAAAATGAGATAATAGGTGGGACTAGTGTAGCTTCTCCAATTATCGCTGGATTTTTAGCCTGTTTCAAACCAACTAAATTTATTAATCCATATTTATATTCTGTTAATTCAAATAGTTTTTACGACATTTTATATGGTTCTAATGGACAGTATTCAGCAATATTAGGATATGATAATTGTTCTGGACTAGGAAGTATTAATGGTGATAATTTAAAGACTAACCTATTACAATTATTTTCACCAGCAATACCAGTAACTTCTCTTACCGTTTCTCCTTCTAATCCTATTATATATTTAGGTAAATCACTTCAATTAAATTCGTCAATTAGCCCAGTAAATTCTAGTATTCAGACAATTTTTTGGTTATCTTCAGATGATAAGGTGGCTACTGTAAATAATTCGGGAATCGTAACAACAGTGGGTGTAGGAAATAATCTAATCTCTGCATATTCAATGGATGGTTCATTTATCAATTCTTCTGCAAATATAACAGTTATTATTGAAACCATTGGTAATACAGGCTTTACAGGCTTTACAGGATTTACAGGATTTACTGGTTCTACTGGATTTACAGGCTTTACAGGCTTTACAGGATTTACAGGATTTACAGGATTTACAGGATTTACTGGTTCTACTGGATTCACAGGCTTTACAGGATTTACAGGTTCTACTGGATTCACAGGATTTACAGGTTCTACTGGATTCACAGGATTTACGGGGCCTTCAGGAACAACTGGATTTACTGGTTCTACTGGATTCACCGGATTTACGGGGCCTTCAGGAACAACGGGGGCTTCAGGAACAACGGGATTTACTGGTTCTACTGGATTCACCGGATTTACGGGGCCTTCAGGAACAACGGGGGCTTCAGGAAGAACTGGATTTACTGGTTCTACTGGATTCACAGGATTTACTGGTTTTACAGGAATAACAGGAGCTTCAGGAACAACTGGATTTACTGGCTCTACAGGGGTTACTGGATCTACAGGAACAACCGGGCCTTCAGGAACAACCGGATTTTCTGGCTCTACAGGAGTTACTGGATCTACAGGAACAACAGGGTCTTCAGGAACAACAGGATTTACTGGTTTTACAGGAGTTACTGGATCTACAGGCACAACGGGGTTTTCGGGAACAACCGGATTTACTGGTGCAACTGGTCAACCTGGAAGTGCTAATTCAACTGGATCAACGGGAACAGCGGGACTTTCAGGAACAACTGGATTTACAGGTTCTACAGGATTTACTGGATTTACCGGATTCAGTGGTATTACGGGATTTACAGGCTCAACTGGATTTACAGGTTCTACAGGATTTACTGGATTTACCGGATTTAGTGGTCGTACCGGATTTACAGGCTCTACAGGATTTACTGGATTTACTGGATTTAGTGGTCGCACCGGATTTACAGGCTCAACAGGATTTACAGGATTTACTGGATTTACAGGCACGCCTGGATCTTCTAGTTTAACTGGATCAACTGGCTCAACGGGATTCACTGGATTCACTGGATTTACTGGGTTTACTGGAAAAGATGGAACTATAATTGATTTTAAAGGTATGTGGGCACCTCCTACACCTTCTACACCTTATTATGAGTCTGATTCTGTAATAGATCCTCTAGATAATAATACCTATATATGTCTTGCTGTAGATTTAACTAATGTTAACCCATCTCTGAATCAAAACTGGAAAAAATTAATTTCCAGGGGCTCAACTGGTGCAACTGGAGTTACTGGAGCAACTGGAGTTACTGGTGCAACTGGAACTGTATTTATTTCACGTGGAATATTTTCAAACACAGTTATCTATTCTAAAAATGATTTAGTCATTGATCAGAATAATAACAATACATATATTTGTATTGTTGATCAATATTTTGCATATGGTAATGTATCCAGTGCTCCAAGTAATCTACCTAACTCTTTTCTAATATTTATTAACCGTGGAGAAACTGGTATAACAGGATCAACTGGATTTTCTGGAACAACTGGATTTTCTGGAACAACTGGGCATACAGGAACCGTTTATAATTTTAGAGGACCATGGGCTTCACTAAATACATATAAATTTAATGATTTAGTTATTGATCCAGATGATAATAACACATATTTATATACAAGTTTGTCTAATTTAACATCATCTGCTAAACCCAGTCAATTACCATTTTATTTTACAATTTTTTGTAGATCTGGTTCTACTGGACCACAAGGATCAACTGGATTTACTGGTGCAACTGGTGTTAATGGAACTGCTAGTTCTACAGGAGCAACAGGAGCAACAGGAGTTACTGGTGCAACTATACCAAAATATGCATATTACAATTCTAATATTTATAGTGAACCTACAACTATTACAAAAGTAGAATTAAATAGAAGTCCTAATAATTTAGTGACCTTGTTTATAAATATTACTCGTGAAAAGATACTGGAATTTTTAGTAAATTATCATGTAGAAGGTATTATAAATGGGATTAAAGGTGTTCTTTTAAATAATTTTGGGCAAACTAGACATATTCATTTTATAGATTTTCCAGTTGAAAAAATAAATGAGGAACCTTTACTGAAAATTCCAAATATTGATTATAATAGCATTAGATTGCAAGCAATTCCCATTATACAAAATATAATTCAGGCCAGATTTATTGATTCGAAAATAGAACCTGATATAAACAAGTCATATTTTCTCATAGATTGGACAATCTCTTAACTCTGAATATTATTCCTAATGTGTTTTTCTAATTGTAATTTGTGGACCTTTTAGTTTGACGGATGCAGATGGATCATATTTATTTGTCTCTGCTGCATCTGCTTCAATATAATGAGCAGCGCTATGACTCCAGAATTCAGGTGCACCAATACGGAAATCTCCGTGAATCTCAGCCTTATACCAGAAAATAATATCCTCTAATTTATTACTCTGTGTGTTGTTGCTTACAACAAGACATTCGTAATTTGTAGTGCACTGATCCATGACTTGACAGAAGAATTCAAAGGATGGGAAAGCAGATCCATAATTCTCATAGATGCGTTTGCGGTTATTCATGTATGGTTCGCGTAGGATAAACACGTAATCGACGTTTGTTCGCAGAACAGGTGGAACACCCAGTGGATATTGCATAGTAATCAGGAAAAATACTTTTACCCAGCGGCCATTTAAGAAAAGATAGCGAATATTCAAGTCTCGTGTCCAGGTGTCATCGTAGAGACAGTCATCCAGAATTAGAAATGATCTTGGGTCTATCCGGGATTGTCCGCCTCCATTTTGCTCCGTCATGATTTTCTTCATAATGAGTTTCTGACGATTTACGTAATTCTGGACAATTAGTGGTGAATATGCGCCATGAATGAAAAGTGGAGGAACCATTTTCTTGTAGAAATCATTGGATTCTTCAGTTCCACTAATTACTGTGCCGAGGGGGATTGTCTTATGATGAAAGAGCACATCACGCACTAGTGTTGATTTACCAGTTCTACGACGTCCAATAAAAATACAAACTGCGTCTTCAGGAATCTGGGCCATACTAAACTTCTTTAACTGTAAATTCATTGCAGCAGAGGCGGCCATAGGAGAACTAATGGACTAGTTTTTATTTTTACTAGGAATAAACGTATTTATATTATCTGCTGCCTTCTCTATTTTTTATTTTTATGTTTATTTCCTGATCGTTTATTTCCTGATCGTTTATTTCCTGATCGGGTTGCCTTGCGTCCATTATGCCTTGTATATTTGTTTCCTGATGCGCTACGTGCTTTGCCTCTTGTATTGTTTCTACCAAATACAGAAGATTTAGCACCAAATCCAAATCCACGTCCAGGATATAAAGATTGTAAAGGATCAACAGCCCCATTACGTGGGACCAGCAGTTGGGCTGGCTGCTGCACTGGAGGCATAAATGATGCGCCTAACAACCCTGCTGGCTGCTGCACTGGAGGAGGCATAAATGATGCGCCAAACCACCCACGTCCTGCTGCTACCATCTGGTCAAATGGCAATCCTTGCGGTTGCTGTGCTGCAGCAGCTGCAGCAGCTGCCTCCTGCTGCATACGAGCTAGTTCATGTGCTCTATACTCAATACCTACCCCACTCGAAAGATTAGCTTCTGAAGCACCCCTTATACTTACATTAGTTATTATAAAGTAGAAACGTATTAAAGAACCAGCAATAAATTCTAAAACCTTTTCTGCTAAATTTTCTGATATTACCATTTGTCCGGTTGTATCTTTCCCATAAAAAAAATTCCGATTATTTCTATCCGCCATAGTAGGACTAGGTATTGAATCTATATTTGTTGTTATCATTGATTGATAAGGGCGCTCTAAAAAAAAGTTATCTTTAATAAAAGTTGTTATTAAAATTAACATATAATTTAGAGTCGTATCATCTGCACCCATTAATTTTGCCGCATTTTCTGAAATCAATCTATATAAACTATAATGTGGATATGGTGTAGTAGTTCCATCTTGCAGTTTAACATTTAATGTTCCTTCCCTCTTTAAAATTTCATACATTATATGCCTATATCCATTTGCAAAAAATAAACTAGAAGCAATAGAATCTACAACACAAGATCCTCGTCCACTTTGTGAAAAAGTTTGATTTCCATGCAACAATCCTACAGCCCTTGTAATTCTCGCATCGTTATCATAATTAAATTGTAAACTAGTAGGCAAAATACTTATATAACAATATATCATTCTAATTACTGGCCTACCTGCCAGATCACCTATCATACTCCATGTAGGCTGTCCGTTCGGCCTAAATCTAAATGTAGCATGACCATCACCATCAACATTATACCAGCTATCCATAACTCTTACAAATGCTTGAGCGTGACCACCAGTATGATCCGAGGTTCCTGCAATAATAGCAACAAGATCATTGCGTGTTTGCCCTGTCCTTTGTAAATTCTCTATATGTCTTACACCAGCCTCATTTTTAACAGTTTCTACAATTATACCTTTAGTTAAATTCAGTATATTGAAATATGAAATTACCTTAAGTATATCTTCTGGTCCTAGGGATACTCCACCTTCAAAACATAGAGCAGTACTTAAGTTTGATATTAAACCTTTTCTTAATATTTCTGAAACACCTGTGGGGGATTCTGATCTTCTATGACCCTGACCCTGTTTAGCACGTTCTTGCATAACTAAAATAAGATTTTTATATACCTTATCATTATCTATCCTTTTTAAAAAAACTTCATTTAATTCTCCTGGCATTTTAGGTGCTTGAGTTCTTAAAAAGTCATGGAAATTTTTAAGATTTTCATTATATAAAGTTCTAAAATAAGTTTTTATTTGTTCATCAGTTAATCTATTAAGCCTTTCATACAGATTCCTGTATTCTCCTTCCATCTATTTAATATTTTTATTTTTAACTACACTAAACTTCATACACATTTTCCATTTAATAGTTATGCGTCATTTTTTTAATATTTACCACCTCTCCTAAAGTAATGTCCTCTCCATATCCGTCGCTGCAAACAATGGATCTACCAAATCCAGAAATCTGGGAAATTAACCCCCCCCTTGATTTTCACGCAGCCCTTGAAACGCAATTTAAGCCTCTTCAAACAACATATCCCGGAATGATTCAATTCGCCAAATCAAATAAATCAAGTCCTTTTCTCAGATTTGATCATAAATGGCATCTTGATTCTTTTCTAGGAGATATTCCTTTACGGTCTGGTCCCTTTTCCGGTAGAATACAATCTTTCAAGGATGGTAAGGCTACAAATGAAATAAAAGATATTTCTGGATTTTGTAAAATAACACACATTCTGGATGCAAATAAGATGATCCAAGGTGATTATCCTATTTCTCAACATCCGGCCCTTCCTTCTCCTGGTAAAAAATCAGCCAAGCTTTACAGTAAGATACATGATCCAAATAATCAAGCATACGTTGATGGATTAGCATGTTACTTATTGAGTAAATTAAGAGAAGCAGGTCATTCCCCGCATTTCTCTTTATTCTATGGTGCTTATTTGGCTATTGCTAAGCAGTATTATTACAATATTACAGATGATTATCCCGAGATTCGTTTTGAATCCTGGTTTTGGAAACGTCAGAAGGAAGGTGTTTTTAAGTTGATTGCCTTTAAAGGTAATACACCTTTGAAACCTGATGACCCGCTCATTGATTCACCCGAAGAAGATCTTCTGGAATCAGATTCTTCTGGATCAGAAAGTTCCAGTTCTTTATCTGAATTTTATAGTAAACAAAATCATTCTGAATTTTCAGGATCCATTCGTTCTGCATCAATTACAACTGCATCTGATGATTTAGATAGATCTAGTAATTCTGATGAATCAGATGGATCAGATGAATCAGATGAAATTGGTGAAGAATATAAATTTTTCGCTGGGATTTCTGATTTCCCCACAATGCTTATGTTCCTGGAAACAAATACTGATACAATGGATTCTCTATTGAAAGATGGAAACCCTGAAATGGATGCGGAAATAGGCACTCAGTCCTGGGAGGACAGATGGACAGCATGGCTTTTTCAAGTTATTGCTGCACTCTGTCAGATTCAAAGCGTGTGGGGAATGACACACAACGATTTACATAGTAATAATATTCTCTGGATTAAGACTGATGCGGAATTTCTCTTTTATAAGACAAATGACGGAAGGAAATGGAAAGTCCCAACATATGGAAAACTCTTTCGTATTATAGATTTTGGTCGTGCTATTTTCACTCATAATGGGACTCTGTGTGTGAGCGATGATTATTTGCCTGAAAATGAGGCAGGGACACAGTATAATTTTGGCCCTTTTTATAATCCTAAAGAACCAAGAGTCTATCCAAATCCATCCTTTGATTTATGCCGCCTTTCTGTTAGTATTATTGAGGCTCTTTTCTTAGAGAATCCCCCTGCGGATAAGGAAGATGGAGATATAATAAGTTCTGAAGATGGAAGAGTACAGCGAGAAACTGTATCTGAACTCTTCAATGTTTTGTGGTCATGGCTGATTGATGATGATGGCCGTAATGTTTTATGGGATACAGACCAGTCTGAGAGGTATCCCGGGTTTGATTTATATTGTGTAATTGCACAGAAAGTAAAGGGTGCTGTGCCCAGGGAACAATTAGAGAAACCTTTATTTACAAAGTTTGTTTGCGAGTCCCCTTTTGAACTGCCCGAGGGTGAGAAAGTTTACTCGCTTTTCTGTTAGACCTTGTTTTTCTTTGTTTCTTTTGCTCATTTTGCTTCTTTGGAATCCAATTGCAATATGATCCACCCTTTTGAATCCAAAGCTCAGGATGACATTTTTGGCAATCTCCTACATCTGGAGAACAACAATCCATATCTTATTTTATCAGTATAATAATAAATTGCAGAATTCTTTGAAAATAATAAATGATTATATTAGATATTATGGGTATGAAAAAATATAAGCGTGGTTTAACTTCCAAACGCAAGAGTAGAAATCATGTGACTGCTAAAGTGGCAAATAGAAAACTGAGGAAAAAGTACAGTATACAACAACGGGGTGGTGGGCAGTGGAAATTCAATACGAAACTTGTTATAGAAAAAATAATTGAAGAATTTGAAAAAAAAGAAGAAGGCAAACAATCTGTAATGCCTAGCAATATTGATGATGTCAGTGGCGAAAGTACTGCATTTACTGAAAATTATATTACTCTTGCCGCTGGACTACTCGACAATGATTATACTTCAACATGGAATTTAGACCCTCATACTGGTAAAATTACATATAAACGAATGGATCAAGAATCAGGAGAAAGTATATGGGACAAAGTATCTGAAAGAATTACTGAACTTTTAGAAAGCTGTAAAATAGAGCAAAAGTAAAGGAAAAAACTAACAATATTTTTAATGCTCGTAAACAAACGATACATTTCTTACTACTAGAAAGACTCTCTAGGCTGTCCCTCAGCTGCAGCGACTCCCAGAACATCCATTGCTTTCTTATGAACGACTAGAGCTCTGATTTTCTTAGTAGGCGCATATTTCTTTCTGGCAGCCCATCTATGGTGGCCGTCTATAACGTGTTTATTTTTTGAAATAACAATAGGAGTGTCCTTGTATTTTCCTTTTGCCATTGCATCGCCGATTTTATGAACTACAGATTTCTTAATTTCCTCCTGTGAAGGAATTAATGAATCTGGTCTCACCATTTGCATATGACTCTTGATACCGTATTTTCTTTTTATGGCTCTAGCAAAACGACGTGTATTATATATCTGGGGCATCAGACGTCGAGGAATTTCCTTATGTCCAGTGCAGAATCCTCTTTCTGAATCACATAAATCAACTTGGGGATCTGGTTTATTTGATTTCCTGGATTTTTTACGATGTTTCATAACCTTTTCAATCCATTTTGTATATGATGGCTCTTTTGTCCATTTTCGCGTATTATTATACGCCATTATCTACTTAATATTTACTTATCATTTAATGTGCCGGAATGGAGGTATTTAATACAATTACGAATCTTTAAAAGTTACTTACATTTTGAAAGTAACTCTTAGACCGCTTGACATTTCAAAACAAGTTTCAAGCCTATTTTGCCGAAGGCAGTCTTTGCTTGGTGCCCGTTTGAAATGTCCAGCGGTCTAAATATAAATGTGTTTCTTATTAAAAATTAGCAGGACCAACTTTTACATTTGGATCTGAAAGATCGGTATTAGTATTAACAATACTCTTTTGTAAATCACCAGCCGTAGAACCTATTATATTCTTAACTTCATCAAAGGTATCGGGAATAAGTGGATGTAGAAATCCAGTGAAGATTGCACCTATTAAGAAATCACGCGATAGTTGCTTTGATGATGGTGTTTCATTTATATAATATAATAATCCAGAACTAATTCCACATACTACTAGGCCACCAATTACAATCCAAATAAGTAAGTCCATAGACATTTGTTAACTTCTGAGGGGGAGTTTTAGAAAAAAAACATTAGTATAACGCATTATATTGACTCATAATCATCTGCAGTCAATGGAATCGGAGAAACAGATTGTTTATCGATTTCCTCTATTTCATCGAGATCTAGATCTTCCAGTTCACCTATTATCTTGAATTCATCATTATCTTCTTTTGTTTCTCGTAATTCGGCTTCTCCACTTGTTCCGAATATAGAATCTATCCCAGTGAAATCTACACTGCGCTCCGTGTCAACTACGAGAGTTTCTTGTAATTTCTTTTCTACAGGGGCCACAGGGGCCACAGGGGCCACAGGGGCCACAGGGGCCACAGGGGCCACAGGGGCCACAGGGGCCACAGGGGCCACAGGGGCCACAGGGGCCACAGGGGCCACAGGGGCTACAGAGACCACAGGGGTCAGAGGGGCCACAGGAGCCTCACTTAGTTCAGCATCAGCAGCATCTGCATCTTGTTCAATTAGTTCAGTTACCTTCTTTTTTAGAACCTCTGCACTTGTTTTCTCACTGTGAGATATAGGAGCCACTTCCTCTTGCTTGAAATTTTCTATTTGAATACCGTCATCCGCATCCTCTTGTAAATTGTCCCGCAATATAGATTTGACCGGTAATAAATTACGAACTGCCTGTAGAATTCCTTCTTCCAAAAAACGATTTACATCATTCATATTTTTCTGACGTTCAATAGTTGATACGGAATCATTGAATAAATATACGTTAGACCATAAAAGGCGACTGCATTCTGACATTGTCCTATGCATGAAATGGTCTGGTTTTGGAACTGTTATATTTATCTTTCGCCGGGGTTTTGAATGAAGCCTGATTGCAGATAAAATTTTTGTATGTGCTATAAAAACGGCGGTTATCAATTCTTCTAAGTAATCGCAACTGATTGATTGCAATAATGCAGTAGATTCAGATCTTACTTTATCCAGGTTCCACTCGGGTATTTGAGACAATGAATCCTGGAATTCACTTAGGGCCGATTTACTTCTTGATGTAACAGATGCAAGTTGTTTCACTTCCGTAAAACGATCTAGGAAAAATCTCAGCAAAACCGGCAGGAAGTTAAATACTAATTGTTTAGTATACTCAGATTTTGCTTCACTGTAAATTGCTGCTGAAGAATCCTGGATATCCATTATGCTAAACGTAAAATTTAGAATAAATATTCTTAAAAAACGCTATAACAAAAAATAAGACCCTACGTCTGAGAAATAATCCAGGCGCTCAGAATCCACGGGCTTGCTCCCATTGTTGAACGTTTCAGAATTTCCTTTTCTAGAGGATGGCCCGTTGCAATTTGTTTTAGAATTGTATAGGGATTTGCACCCAGGAGCCTAGCATTTCTCAAGTCAGCGAGAGAGAGAGGAGTATCTAATTCTGGAGCAGTGTAATCTCCTGGATGCCCCCATTTCTGTCTAATTATCTTTTGTCTCCATGTTTCTTTGTCGGGTTGCGTAAGACGTTTTATAATACACCTTGATTGAATAGGCTCTGACATACATTCAAGTTTACGAACTTCTAAAACACATGTAACATTCGCAGATGCGGTTTCCAGAATTCGTCTCAAAAATGCCTGGGCATCTAGAGTAATATCATCCGCACCTTCTAACCAGACCCACGTTGGTTCTTTTGTTCTCACCACTCCATGAAGAAGTTCGCGCCCTTGCCTGAGAGCACGATCATCTCTGCAATTCCATCTGAAAAGTATATGCCCTGCTCTTTCTGCTGCTTGTCTGATCCATCTGGATTTACCACATCCTGATGGACCAACAACTAAAAAACTTTTTCCTCGGGTCTGTTGCATTCTGTCTTATCATACTAGATGGTCTTAGGCCTTTCTACGCGTATTTTTACTTTTAGCCTTTTTACCCTTTTTAGCCTTTGTACCCCTTTTTGAAGTTTTGACCCTTGATTTCTTACCTCTAGTTTTTTTATAACCACCTTTACCTTCACCTTGTCTTTGGGGCTGAGTTGGAATAAATGGCACTGGTTCAGTGCGAAAATAAATATCCCAACTTCTAAACTGTTCACGTTGAAATAAATCAAAGGGTTTACTTTCATTTTCTCCCGTACCAAGTGGCTGTCTTACTGTAATTCTTAACATTCCATTTTCCATATGCGGTCCATGAGAAACTATAATAAATATTTCAGGACCATCATCTATTTTCAACAAGCCCGTTTGACCTGTTTTAAGTAAGTTAAAATTTTCACATCTTACCCATCCTCTTTCTAACATTGAAGCTGGCCTAGCATTAGGAAAAAATGGTGCGTTTCCCCATTGTTTAGAACTAATTGGGTTATACCCGTATGTTCCATAATAACCCGGTATACCAGGATTAAATCGTGGCCGATATACTTGTTGTCTTATGAGATCTTCATTTAACGTAGGTTTAGCATTGAAGCTAGGAGAACGTGGACTTTCATTTTCAGAATTATCTGAAGAAATATATCCTCACATATTACTATATATTTAGAATATTTTTATCTTCCACCCTGTAATTGTTCTATGGCCATTGAATCACGTATTGCATTCTTGCGGAGCGACTGATTCAAGGGATTGTTTTCAACCGCATCCACAATGGATTGCATATTACGCTCCATACTTACATCTAACTTCAGTGGCAGCCTATATTGCACACGTCCCAGATCTCCTGTTCCAGGAGTTATTCCAGAAACACGATTTACCGCCAGCGCACGATCATTCAAGTCATCAGTGCTTAAGCGTTTAGCCGTCTGTCTAATATCACCTTTAAACACTGCAATATTTCCGTTACCCGCCATTGGCTTACGGAGTTTAGCGACACTTGTCTTAGATTCATTCTTTCTCATATTATATGCAGATTCATGGCTGGTGAAATCCTTATTCACGGAAATCGCTGGCCCAGCAATACGGGAATCAGCCGAAAGTTGAGACTTCTGAGTAGGTTTAGCAATATCATTGGGATCATAGACCTTGAGACGCTCAGGACCCGCACCGGGGCCTGAAATTCCACGGTAATCCCAGTCTACCGTAGTTTCCTTGATTGTTGTGCGTGCTACATCAGAAGGATCCCAGGTGGTAATAGATGGTGCACCACCAGCATAACCAACAGGTGTTCCAGTCTGTCTGATATTACCAACTGTCTCTCCGCGTCGCGTGGGACGAGCGTCGTCCTCGTAGTGCACGGCTACTAGACCAGTATCGGCGGGTGCTAAGTTTAAGCCCATAACACGATCCTGCGTGCCATTTCGCTCATTTGGACGGATTTCAATTGCAGATGCTCCGTAATCATCACGAGGGCCTGCTCCATAAGTAGAAGCATCTGTATTACGGTATCCTGCTCCGCCGAACTGTTGACCCATAGGAGTTCTATAGTCACCAGCAACGTAGGATTTGAAGGCTTCCTGGGATGCAGGAGTTCCTAGTAACTCGTCGGTAGTATCTGTGCGCGTCGTGTATTTTAGAACTTGTGTAGGCCTGGATGTCTCCTTAGTTACTTCACTCGTTGCAACACCATTACGCTCACCAGTCTCATTAAGGAAAAATGTATCAGGTCTGTATTTGCGAACTTCGCCAGTGTCGAGTGCGGGTGCAGTAACAAAGTGAACACCAGGAACAACGGGATTATTGAAACTCTGTTTTGGATTAGTAGCAACGCGTAACTTATCGGTTGTAGGCATGGCACGTTTCATGATTTCATTCACCTCTATTTGCTGAAATCCACCTTTTCCAGTAATGCCACCCTTTTCTCCAAGAGATGGACCAACACGTGTAGGTTCAAAAGGCTTCTCATTATTACGCCGACCAGGTTCAACAATGCGACTGCGAACAAAATCTGCATTAGGTTCATTACCGAATGGTTGACCAAATGGTTGATTGTGATTGAACATTGGGGAAATTTCCTGTTTCTGAATTTGTGTAGTCCCTGCGCCAGTAAACATATCCAATTTACTGGTATTCACAGTAGCAGTCATGTTTTGTTTGACTTTTCCTCCGAAGAAAGGTTGCATGTTATTGTGCTTATAATCAGATGATCTGATTGTCTGCCCACTGAGTGAACTTACTATATCTTCTCCGCTTGTCCAGGCAGCAGATGCTTCTACTCCAGAACTTACCATTTGGACCAGGGGTGTTGCTGATTCAATGGGCTCAGGCATTGGTCCTTGGCCAGAACTTTTACCGGTAAGATTACGAAATGGTGGCATACCAGTAGTATATGTAATGGGACCTCCGTATTGTGGACCAGGATTTGGTTCTGACGGGTATGTTTGACCGCCGGATGTGGTATACATAATGTCTAATTCAGTTGCAGAGACCGTTGAATTAGGCCCTGCATTTGCATCTGATCTCCGCGCCTTGGCCTTTTCTGTGATTTCTTTTAACTGGGATTTTACTGTTTGCATTCCGCTTTGATTTCCAGATGCTGCGAAGAAATTGAGTTTATCATTTAATTCTGAGATTTTCTTGACTTCAGCGGCTGAAAGATATCTTTGAATACCAATTGTATAATATTCTGCTGGAACGGGCATAACTGGTTCCGTAGGTGGGGTTGATTGAGGTTTTATACCTAATCCAAGTGTGTGTGTCTGAAATCCCTCTCTTTTTGCTTGTAGGGCTGGCTTTGATGGAGATGCAAGTTGAGAAACTGCATAACCGACCGCCATTAATCCAGATAGGGCTACTAATTCCATACTACCGTTTACTATAAAATATAATAAAGTCAAGGGCGAAAGACGAAGGCCAAAGGGCAAAAGGGCCAAAGGGCCAAAGGGCCAAAGGGCCAAAGGGCCAAAAAAGTAAAAATCTAAGCATACCATGCACAGGTTTTTACTATTACATTCAATGAAAGTCTCTATATTTATGGACGGTGTACTGCTGCTTCTATATTTTTATAACAGGCTTGTTTTATCCAACTATCCTTAGATTGAGTGCGAGATGGTATTAAGAAATCAAAGGGTGTTTCAAAATTATCCTGAGGATTGTGTGGTAGATAATCCCAGCGATTCCACCCTGTTGCTCTTAGTGTGCAAGGAGGGTTATAGAGTCTTTGAAATGTTCTACCAAGAGTTACATCGGCTGCGTGTTCTAGAGGCTGCTGGTTAATATAGTTACTAGTTGGAGAATATTGAATAATATTACTCTTTACACGATTTCCGAGGCGATTAATATTTTTCAAGTCAGATTCAATATCCGTTTTCCATTGCCCTTGAGGCCATGATGCACCAGATTTCTGGAGGCGAATTGTTGGTTCTGCCGGAAAGCTAGATGGACAATTATGCTCAGGTTTATCAAGTTGATAACGTATAGAGTATGATGTAATTCTCATATCATCTTGTTGATGGAAATTATCATATTTTGACCTGGTAGAAGTCATCCCTGCTCTTTTCTAGAAAAAAGGTTTTGCTAACTTCAGTTTTTTACTAACTGTAGTTTTTTTGCTAGCTTTAGTTTTTTGCTAACTGTAGTTTTTTTGCTAGCTTTAGTTTTTTGCTAGCTTTTTTTCTAAAAAAGCTTATTAATACTTCTCAGGTCTCCCGCACTGTTTTACGCTCATGGGCACAGGGGCAAACGTAGCGGCATATGGCCACATCTGCATTGCAGGTAGATGTCTCTGAGTAACATTTATCTTTACTGCCCCCTTAGTTGACTTACGATATAAAGTAGACTGTTTTAGAGGGGGTGGTTGATATTGTCTCCCTGGGCAATACGTTAGAGGATGATTTAGCCGTCTGAGATCAGATTCTAGATCAACCATGTTTCCCTGAGTTAAACTGACTTCATTACCACCGACTAGTCCTAACATATGCCGGGCAGGTTCCTTGTGCACTTTAGTCCATACATCTTCAGCATACGTTTGAGGATTTTCAGAATGCTCAAAGGGATGTTTTAGAATTGCAAAGGGGTCATCCATTCTATAGGCTTTTAGGAAAAAGAATACTTATTTATATGATCTGCGAGTTCTACGCTTTCTTTTTGATCTTGTTTTCTTATAACCCCCACGTGCTGCCATACCCATAGAACCAGGAGGTCCAGGAGGTCCAGCAGGTCCAGCAGGTCCAGGAGGTCCAGGAGGTCCAGGAGGTCCAGCAGGTCCAGGAGGTCCAGGAGGTCCAGTAGGTCCAGTAGGTCCAGTCATTCCAACAGGTCCAGGTCCAAGAGGCCCAGCCACTCCAACAGGTCCAGGTCCAAGAGGTGCAGCAGGCCCTGCAGCAGCAGCGGGCCCAACAGCAGCCGCGGGACCAGCAGCAGCCGCGGGACCAGCAGCAGCCGCGGGACCAGCAGCAGCGGGACCAGCAGCCGCGCCAGCTCTTCCGTTTTCCATTCTATTATTACTTAATAATTGATATAATCCTAGCAAAGCGAGTCGTTATGAATTACTAATACCCTAGGTTTTAGCAATTAATATCACGCATATAGCTTCTACTGGGAATTCCAGCACGCATCCATCCTGCAGCAGCCACTTCAGGAATTAGATTCTTAGGATTCTGAATATTCTCAGCCAATGATGCTACCATAGGGGTGAACACTCCAACAAACTGTGTCTCTGTAACAGTGCCACATTCCTTCATCTGCTTTACCTGCTCAGCATGCAGCAGACTACTCTCAACATCAGGATTTCCACGACCACCTGCCATGTAGGGCACAGTTAAGAAGGGACGAGCCTGTGCACGGATCTGACATCTGTTACTCTTGAATGATGATTCATTGCGTAGCATAGAATCTGAATCAACCTGGGCATTGTTGAGCCCATACCCCTCACGAGGATACATAAGTTGCTGTTCAGATGCCAAGGGGTTTACTTGTCTTGCATCCGGGACTAAATTCATAGTCGTATACTTACCCGGTCCAAGGCTTTGCGTATAATACTGCTGAATTCCACAAAGATCATCTCTTGTTTTTGTTAGGCGATTGATATCCATATCTGTTCTCTTTCAGGAAAAAAGAAAGCACATATGTAGTAAATGAAACAAGCTAGTCGTTTTTGCCGATGTATAAAAGCAGTTAGAAAAACGGTAAAATTAAGATCTGGTCGTGGTGAAGACGCCAGAGAAAAGGCAGCAATCGCAATCTGTGTAAAAGCGGTTCTTCAAACAAAAGGTCGGACATTAAGAAAATTTAGTTGCCGGAAGGGTGCTAAAATGCAGACTCAGAAATTAAGAAAATGACCTTAAGAATTTAACCAGGGGACTGCTCCACCTTCTGTTCCACCAACACATGCTTCACGCCCTCCTTCTTTGCATGTTTTCCCTGGAATCTTATATAACCAGTCTTGATAACTCTTTCTATCATTTGGTATAGTGGTTGAAGGCATTGTAATAAACTGACGTTGCCCTTGCGATTTACCGAAAACATCGGTTGGATCTGAGAACCAGTTAACTCTAAAAAAATCATCCATCGTTGATTTTACAACGGGGTCTTCTACTGATTTTGCTTCCCCACGGGAGGGGTTATACTTGATCTCGTCTATTAGAACATTCATGAAAGGGTTTCTAGGACTAGGTAATGTAATTGGCTTACTTTCGTCATACACATCATTGATTTCTCCAGCCGGAGGTGTTTTCCATGATACGGTAGAAGGCTCATTTGGTGTAATGCGCGAGACAAATTCCTCTTGGATATAAGGTGCTTTAATCATATCAATAATGTCTGGTAAAGTAATGATTAGGCCAAGAATAATGGAATAAATCAGTGTAGACATAAGATCATGATTAAATAATGAAAATATTACAGCAACAAGTAAAACAACAAGTGCTGTTCTTGTTAGAGCATTGACACGTTCGCTAAAACATGGAGGACGACCAGTAGAACGTCGTTTCCATTGAGCAATCCAAGAATCAGTTATTAAAACTCTTGGATCTTCCCACCATGCAGGTGCACATACAGGCACTTTAACCATCCTACTTCTTAGTGTTTTTCTTATTCTTACTCTGCTTTCCCGGTATATTAAGGGTTGGGATTTCATCATTTACAGTTGATTCTTTTGCAACCACTGGTATAGTGGCTGAAGGATTACTTGCCAAGGGATTACTTGCCAAAGGCTTATTTGCTGCTGCTTCCTTTCTTTTTGCTAACTCTTTTCGCAATCTTTCCTGGGCCATATGTAACTTGGCACTCTTTTCTTGGCCTGCTGCTCTTGCTGCTTCCATATTTCCCTCAAAACTAAATGCCTTGCGCATAGAATCCATCATCTCAACAAATGCCGGATTCTCTGAAAATTCCTTCATCATTTCTTCTGCCTCGGCCGCAAGTTCCTGGGGTTTAAATTCGCCTCTTTGAAACTTTTCTTGTAGGCGTTTCATTATACGTTTCATAGCATTCTGAAGTCTTTCAGGATTTCTCATAGTTGTATCCATAATGACCTCAAATGCTTTACTTGGGTCTTCTTCACATTTCTTTACAGTGTCAGCATCTAAACCAAATTCCTCTGGCTTAAGTTCCTTTACAATGTCTTCCGCTAATCTCACTAGCTTGCCCTTTTTAAATTTCTCAGGAAAAGGTGGGAGTCTTTCGCTGAAATTTGCTGTATTTCCAAACATATCTGCAAATCTTTTTGAAAACGTGTCAAATTCACCTCGGTTCATCTTTCCACGCCAGTCATCCATGAAAGTATCGGCCCATTTGCGAAATGCATCTCCTCCAAGTCCAAAGTCACTTCCAGTTCCTTCCTTCATTGTAATGGAGAATGTAAGAAGACTGAGAAATTGATTGATGGCTTCTTTTGTTTTACTGCTGCATGAGTTCCACATGGCGTCATTAATAAAAACACCCGGAAGAACCATTCCTGGAGCCTTTGTCATGTCTCTATTAGGATTTCCAGCAGTTGGCATTACCATTTGCTTGTATAATTTTTCACGTTCTTCAGGAGCAACTTCTCTTGCAACTTTTATAACTTCAGCAAGTTCAGAAAATGCCTCAGAAAGACTATTCATAAATTCCTCATACTTAGATTGGAATATGGAATCTAGAGGACTATCCATCTATACGAGATATATAGAGGTTATATGAATTCTTTACGTATACCTTTTTTTTGCTGGCTTTTTAGGCTTTTAGGCTTTTTAGAAAAAAGCCAGCAAAAACAAAAAGGGGCAGCAAAAGCCTAAAAAGGACCAGCAAAGATAAAAGTTAGCCCTAAGCCTTAGCCCTCTCACACAGTTTGCATAAGACTTCAAGATACTGCCAGATTACATTGCGATTTGTATCGCTCATATTAGGCCAGTATTTATCAAATATCATGAGTGCAGGCATTAGTTCATTAAATTTAGTTGACATAACTGCTCTGGCCAGGCTTGCTATTTCCTCGTCCTTTCGATCAATAATTAGATGGTTTACTGGTAAATAGATATTGTCATGATAAATATCAAGAACCAATTTGGGATTTGATTTCTTAGCAGCCCTGATTGCTTCTAGAGCCATGGAAATGCTTTTTTCTTCAGGGAACGTTGATTGAAGTTCCTCAAAGAAACGAATTAGTTGATTACAAAAGGCAGCAAGTACAGACATCTCTACCTTTTGTAAGTGTGAATTGTTTAGGCAATTTTACTTATAAGTTTTAAATCCTCCCTCCATTTGGAGCCACTCGCTTCTGCGGTAGACCAGAATCACGACTCTTTTGATAAGCCTCCAGTTGTTTGTCAAACATTTCCTCTTTCTTAGATTTTGTGCGACCAGGCTCTTGTCTCATGCTCGAATCGCCCATACTCTGAGCAGTGCGATCACCCTGGCTAGCACCCCCATTTAAGAATCCAAAGTCAAAATTTTTCGTTGAACTATTGTCAACAGATGCACCTGAACCTTCAACAAGAATACCATAGGATTCACTTAACTTGCCTCCCATTTCGGCCATATTCCAGGCCTCTGGCTCATCGGCTAGACCAGCGGGCATTGGCCCTCTTGGCATTTGCCCTTGTCCTTGCCCCTGACCTTGCCCAGAACTAGACGGATTTCTCGTAGTATCCTTTAATTTCCGCTCATATAACCAATTAAGAACATCTGAATTTGTTTTTATTGGCTCCTTGTCGTCACGAATTAAGAGCGTAGGGACTTGTTTGAGCCATGTCGGGAGATCTGATCGGAGGGCCGTGTCAACACAGACAAATTGGAATTCAGATTTATAGTTAGTCTTAGAGAGTTCTTTTAGAAACGCTTCGGACCAATCGCATTTGTTGCTATAAAAACAAATGTTGTTGGGCTGACCTTGCCGTAGGGCCATTCTACGCATAACGCCTTTTAGAAAAATTCTAAATTTAGCGTATTAGTCACGCCAATGAATCTAGTGGCGTCTGCGTGTCTTCTTTGCCCGTTTCTTTCTATGGGTCTTTTTACCACTGCGTCTTCTGCGACCACCTCCTGCAGCTCCTTGAGGAACTACAGAGGTAAATGGCTTTGGGTTTGGTTTTGAACCAAATAACGAACTAAACCATCCTGATCCTTCAGATTGTTCTGCAGGTTTTACTGGAGGTTTTTCTGCAGGTTTTCTCATTGGATTTTCGACATACGCCGCATTTTTTGGTATAACATTTTCTGGTCTTCTAACTTCAGTCGGGGGTGGGGCAACACTCGATAATGGTGCCGCGCTAGACATATCTATTCTTAGAGTTAAAATTAACGCGGGTATAAAAAATACTAAAAGCACGTTAAAATTTGATTTATCAACAATATATTAAGTATATATAGCAATGTCATTTGAAGATATAAAAACTGTATCGTCTCGCAAATTACAGTTTACTCTTGCAAATACTTCATATTCCTATGCAAATACCTTACGCCGTGCAATTATGACTCTAGTCCAAATGATTGGATTCCGGTCAGATCCACCGGGAATTGTAATTGAAGATTCGCATATTAAAATTATTAAAAATGACAGTATTACTCAACCAAATGAACTTCTAGCTCATCGTATTAGCCTTATTCCCATTCATGGACTAGATCCCCAGAGTTTTGAAGAAGATAAGTATTTATTCAAAATTAATCTTGAAAATGACTCTGCAAAACCAAGAGATGTGACTGCATCTGATATCAAGGTCTATGAGAAACGCAAGTCTGCTGATCTCTCAGAATCATTCATTGAGATTCCATCTCGAGAATTCTTTGTTCCAAATTCATTGACCGGAGATACTTGTCTTATTACTACAATGCCTGCAAAACGCTCAACATTTACTCCAACACTGGAAGTTGTTATGAAAGCGTCGGTTGGTAATGGAAAAGAGCATGCTCGTTTTATACCAACATCCCAGGCATCGTATGCTTATACACTCGATACTAATTCTGATAGGCGTAAGGCATATTTTGAAAAATGGCTTGTAACACATAAGAATGTAGAGCCTGCAAGCCTCGAACAAGATGAGGCACGCATGAAAATTCTAGATGCAGAATTTAAGACTATGCAGATTCAACGTATTTATAAAGTCGATGATAGGGGTGAACCGAATAGTTTTGATTTCTTCATTGAATCCATTGGAACAATGGCATCAAGAGCAATTGTAGAACGTGCTCTTCTTGGACTCATTAAGTTATGTGAACCCTTCACTGGTTTGGACACTGGTGATTTACCGGAAACTATTAATGTGACTCCTTCTGATGCACAATTACCCGGATTTGATTTCATCATTCAGGGTCAGGATCATACATTTGGCAATTTGATTCAAACATGGCTTGTTGAAAATCACGTTGAAGGTGAATCTACACCGACAATTACATTTGCAGGTTACAAAATACCCCACCCCTTGAAAGACGAGATGCTTCTACGGATTGGGGTAGAAGATGGAAATGAATTGACTGCTAGGACTGCAATTGCAGTTGCTTCTAAGGGTTGTAAGGCAATGTTTGAGGAATGGCTGCGCCTATGGACAGGTGGCACGGGCACGGGCGCAGCCGCAGGTAAAGGCACAGGCAAACCAAGTATACAAAGTTCAGCAAAACGGGTATTGCAAATGAAGCAACTAAAGCCTAAAACTGCTTCTTCTGGTCAATAAAATTTAATATATTAAATAGATGAAAGGATATCATATTTTTTTTATATTGCTTAGAGTTTTAGTAATGTTACAACTTATTTTAGTTATTTTCAAGAAACAACATTTTTCACCAGAGGTAAAAACTTTAATAGATTCAGTTTTAAAATTATCAATTGGCATATTTATTATCTTTTTCTTCTTTTTTAATAATGTAGGACTTGATTACTGGGATATTTTTGTTCTACAATTTTCAGGGATTGTTATAATTTTAGATATTGATTATGTTAATTTATTGAAAATAATAAAAAAAGTATTTCCACATGTTGGAGAAAATTTAGATTTTTTAACAACTATACAACGATATCCTAAGAATAAGCATTAGGGTCCATTAGATACCATAAAGAGAACGTAGCATAACTAGATAATTTGACCATTTCTGCCAGGGCATAAGAGTAATACCAGAAAGCCGTATTGCCTTTTCAATAAATGGTTTCATTGCCTTAAAAATGGAAACAATATTTATATTAGCATAAGTCTGAGCAAGTAACGCCTTATCAAAAGATGGTTTACCCGTGCGTTGGTTTACATTCTCATGGAAATCATATACCCACGTTGTTATCCAGTCATACATGTCAGCATCTGATACCTCCTTTATTGCCGTAATTGGATGTTGAAGTATCCATTGTTGTGCATGCTCTCGGCAATTTGGACAAGGAATCATTTTTGGCATTATTTCAATTAAAAGAATCCATTGACGTTTTTCATCATCCCTATATAATGGGGTAATTACTTTACCACCTCTTTCTGCCAAGGTATGCATGATTGTCCAAAGTGATGGACCCCAATTATCTGTAATTGGATAATCGGGTTGTTCTGCTTTACAGGCACAGGGCATCTATTTTTTGCATTTTATCTAAATGTAAAAAATAGGCGCATTATAATTTTTAGATTTAGATACAATCTTGTAATTAATTAATTTCATTAATTAGATGCCAGGCTTTCTTAATTGTATTGGCTGTTCCAGGAAAAATAAAAGAAGTAACATGAATTTATTGTTTGAAAGAAACACCGAATTATATAAATTAAATCAAAGGCGCATAGGACAATTTAAAAAATTTATTGAATCATCAGATGACGATGAAGAAAAAGGTATGTTATCAACATTTCCTCTTATAGAAGAAATGAATAATTTATGGTTCTTTACTCTAGATTCACAGGCAGGAAATAAGGATACATTTGAGCAAGATGGAAATAAATATACTACGGAAGAACGTTCATATGTAACAGGATTTATGCCTAGTATTATATATGAGAAATTTGAGGAAAAATTTGCATCTTGTCCAAATCAGATTTTATATAAAATGGATGTAACAAGAGATGAACCTGATGTTGAATTAACACGAGTTGAGACAATTAATGAGAAGGGAGAAATTACAAGTGAAATTCAATCATTCGAACCAGGGAAAATTACTCAAGATGTTATTGATAATTATCTTGAAATGTTTAATAATATCGACCAAGAGGCATACGGTGGAGGTATAGATGGGCTTGAATTAAATATTAATGAATGGGTTGGTGTAACTATAGCAGATCTACGCTGGAATCATCATTCTACAAAAAAAGATAGTGTATTTAGATGTATAATAAATGCACTAGCAAATGTCATTAGAACTCCTAAGAAAGGCGGAAAATTTAAAAAATCTAGAAAGCGTAGAAATTAAGGAATTTGGCCATTTGGCTATTTTGCCATTAAACCCATGAAATAACAATACTGTCCTCAATTCTAGATTCTTTTATATTAATATTCTTAAGAAATCGCTCACCTAACTTTGAAATATTATACTCGCTGCCACTTGGATCTGTTACTATGGTTTCTTGATTATATTCAACTGAACACCCTGGGAAGAGAATACGGAGGTTTATTAAGATAGCATCCATATTTTCTAAAACATCTTTTACCACAATTGTAAAAGGGGATTGAACTATTCCAGGGACTCTTGATGGAACCTTACAATCATATATTAAAGCAGTATGGGGATAAGGATGCATCTTAAATTTAAAAACCTTTTCTAGATTTTTATAAGCAAACGCAGTTGCTCGCTTATATATATGTGTTACTGTTTCACTTATTTTTAGAACGCGAACATCTTCATCGTGTTCCTCTTTTAATTTAGACATCCTCTCGCGACTTAGTGGTATAAGTTGCATTTTACTGCTTAAAAAACAGGCGTTGTAAGTTTCAATTTTAAACCTATAGGGATTTAGTGTAAATTAAACGGGTTTAATCTACCTCCTCAATCTTTGGGCCAGCAGGGCCATTATTAGCCTCGCTTGCATCAGTTGCCCCAGGCTCAGATGCATACAGTTTCATTAAGAAGGGTTGAAAGTCGGCCTCAGAGGCCTTCTTCTGAGCCTCGCACTCCTCCTTAGATGCACTGGGGTTTGAATCTAACCAATCAAGATATACCTTTGTCTTCTCCAAATATGTGTCGCATGCCTCAGCCCCGAGCTTAGTCCTGGTGGCTTCATCATTCAGAGAATTGCGAACATTGTAGACATAGGACTCCAGTCCATTTCTAGCCTCCACCTTCTCCATGTGCGCCTTATCCTCTGCCTCAAAGGATGCAGCCTCATTCACCATGCGCTCAATATCATCCTTGCTCAGACGACCCTTATCATTCGTAATGGTAATCTTCTGGGACTTTCCAGTAGACTTCTCAGCCGCAGAGACATTCAGAATTCCATTTGCATCCACATCGAAACTTACCTCGATCTGGGGAACACCGCGAGGCATAGGGGGAATTCCATCTAACTGAAACTTTCCAAGTGAATTATTATCCCTTGTAAGAGCACGCTCTCCCTCATATACCTGAATCAGAACACCAGGTTGATTATCAGCATACGTAGAAAACGTCTGTGTCTTTTTGGTGGGGATGGTGGTATTACGAGTGATAATCTTGGTCATTACACCTCCAGCAGTCTCTAGCCCCACGGATAGAGGAATTACATCCATTAGCAAGATATCAGAGGTGGCATCCTGAGTCCCTTTAGGGGCGGTCAATATATGAGCCTGAACCGCTGCACCGTATGCAACGGCCTCATCGGGATTTACAGAGTCATTGAGTTTCTTGCCGCCAAAGTATGAGGACAACATATCACGGATCTTAGGAATACGAGAAGATCCACCGACCATCACAATCTCATGAATCTGATCCTTGGACATCTTGGCGTCCTTCAGGAGCCCATCAAGGGGTGCAATACAGCGTCTGAAGAAAGGCTCACACATACTCTCAAACTTTGCACGTGTCAGAGTGGCAGAGAAATCATTGCCCTCGGCAAGACTATCAACCTCAATCTGAGCCTGGGTGGCAGAAGAAAGAGAACGCTTTGCACGCTCACATGCGGTTCTCAGACGACGAAGGGCCTTGGAATTGGAACTTAGATCTAGTTTAAACTTCTTCTTAAACTCCTGCACACACCAGTCCACTAGAGTATTATCAAAATCTTCTCCTCCTAGATGGGTGTCCCCTGCGGTAGCCTTCACCTCAAATACGCCATCGTCCAGTGTGAGCACGGAAAGGTCATGTGTCCCACCACCGCAATCAAATATCAGCACATTCTTCTCGCCATTAGTCTTCTTCTCAAGCCCATAAGCCAGAGCAGCCGCAGTGGGCTCATTAATAATGCGGAGCACATTGAGTCCTGCAATTAGACCTGCGTCCTTAGTTGCCTGACGCTGAGAGTCATTAAAATACGCAGGAACTGTGATAACCGCATCAGTCACTTTGGTCCCTAGATAACTCTCCGCGGTAGCCTTCATCTTCTGCAGCACCATGGCAGAGATCTCCTCAGGACTAAATGTCTTAGTCTCACCATTGAAGTTTACCTCAATAAGAGGCTTATCTGCAGTCCCAGCCTTCACTGTAAAGGGCCAGTGTGTCATATCAGATTTTACGGAAGAATCACCAAACTTACGACCAATAAGACGCTTAGCATCAAATACAGTATTCTGGGGATTTGCAGCAGCCTGAGACTTTGCGGCATCACCAATTAGACGTTCATCAGCGGTAAAGGCAACATACGATGGTGTAGTTCTATTTCCTTGGTCATTTGCAATGATTTCCACGCGATCATTCTGCCAAACACCCACGCACGAATATGTAGTTCCAAGATCAATTCCGACTGCCGTTGTCTGATTAGGCGGCATTTATATAAAGAATATGAAACATACTTTTAAGTGTATGTTAAAAAAGTGAAAATACATATTAATTTTAGATGAGTATATTTATTCTAAGATTTTGATAGAACTTTCCTTGTTTTTCCATAGCAATTCTTATATGGACGACATGATGCTTTCTGTGTAAATCCCATTTTATTACAACTTGTTTTTTTACAATAATTCCTAGTGTAACGCCTTGGATATTTATATAATTTCATAGTATTCTAATTTTCACTTGTATTTTATTCTTTATATTTTTCCAAATATAAAGAATAGTATCGAATCTGTCATAGATGACTGAGATTACTGATCAAGTCTGGCTAGGTTCGTATGCAGATGTCACAAATGGAAGTTTTTTAAAAGAACGCCGGATTACACATATCCTCTGTTGCGCAGATGAGATACCTCTTATAGTTGGATTTTCTTACTCTAATAACCTAGAAGGACGCAGGGTTACTGGGATTACTTGGGCTCAAGATGCTGCTGAAACTATCAACCAATGGGTCTCAGAAGGCAAGGAAGTCATGGTGTATTGCAATGATGGACTGGGGCTCTCAGCTTCCGCAGTTATAGAATATTTAATTACATATAAAAAATGCTCATATAGATTGGCATATGATCATATTAAGTTAAGGAGAAATATTTAAGAATCTATAATAACCCTATTACCTTTTATAAATACCAGATCATATTCATTCCACAAGGATTTTCTAAATTCTGGATACATTACATCATCTAAAAAATTAATATTGCATTCATGAGGTTGTTTACTAGTAAATGTAAAATCAATATTCTTATAACATGGCAATAATGATCCTATATTCCATTTATTTTCAATTATTTTTCTAGACATTAAGATCTCTTTATTATGAATAGCATCACGAAATGTCTTAGCATAATTAGTCATACTAAAAATTTCACATTTAATTAAATAATCTAATGTTATTTTATCCATTGAAAAAATATAAGACTGTACATGTGATAAACTTTGTGGCTGACAAATTGTATTTATTGTGCTTCCAAATAATTTTATATTATCTTGTAATCCATTTATATAAATATCAGTCCATTTACCTTTATAATAACTAGGAAGAAATGGTCCAGATACAGATGAATTTACAAAAATAAATTTTTCATATTTATCATATAGATTATCTATTAATAAGGCATCACTCCAGCCCCCAAAATCATAACCTATATTATCTCTAAATAGTAATTTAATATTATCCGGAACCGTAAATCTATTATTTTTATCATTTGATATTATAATAAAATCTGTATTTTCATCATTAAAAATGCAATTATTTAAGAAATGCTTAACTCTATCATTATATATATGAAATACATATAAGACAAGTAGTTTAGGCATTTATAATAAAAAGGAATAAATTTATACATAGATTACGCTTTTATTTTTTTATAATAGCAGAAGTTTTATGATTTCCTATATTTACAAACTCGTAATTAATACCCAGTTTATTAAAAAAATCATCAGTTGCCCTTCTTTGTCCATCCCAATGATAATAATCATCAAATATTATAACCCCGCCTGATACAACATTATCATACATTTGCTCTAGTTCATACTTGCTTGATTCATACCAGTCAGTATCTAAACGCAATATTGCTATTTTTTCAGGAATATTCGCCTTGTCTTTTAATGTTTCCATCACATCACCCACGATATAATGTAATTTATCTTGAGGATAGCCAGTAGAATTTAATCTATTTTTAACTTGTTCTAATGGAACATAACACCATTTATTTATATTTTCATTAATTATAAAATTTTTCCAGGTATTATAAACTTGATTGCTATCCATTTTATATAATGTTGCATCTTTACAAGTATAATCTTATTCGGTTGGCTTTACTAGTCCACCAAATGTGTCATATAGATATATATCACGAATAGCATTATGTTTCATTAATTCATTTATCCATAAATATTCAAAATTACCAGCTTCAACACCGCATTCAATAATAACTCCTTCAATATTATTATTTAATATATAGTTTATTGCATCTACACCATCCATTATATATTATATAATGATAAAAGTTAATAAGAACAATCCGCATTTTAAATATCATAAAAAGAGAAATACTTAGTTAATAGATTTATTTATTGTGAAAACAATATCATCATATCTATTTTTATTAGATCTTAAATCGTATATTCTAATAAATTGCTTCAAAAATTCCGGAACTTCATTTTTTAGTATATCAATCCAATCCCAAGATTGAATATCTTCAATTATTAATATTCCATCATCAGTCATTACTTGTGAATACAACTTAATAAACATTTTCATACTTTCTAAAGTGTGCGGTCCATCATCTAATAAAAAATCAAACTTTATATTTTTTTCCAAGAATTGAGTTTTAAAAAAGGTTTCATTATATCCATCGGTAGATGTATATAAAATAACTCTACTATTGTTTAATAATTCATCCATGACCCTATTAATTGGAAGTATATCTATACCATAGATAGTTGCATTTGTAAAAAAATCTTTCCATAGTTTTATACTACCCCCATTTTTTTCACCAAAATCTCCTATTCCTATTTCTAATACATTTTTTGCAGTTATTTTTTTATTAATTAATAATTGATTATAAAGTGATAAATATGAATGAGTTGTATTTTTATCTGTTTGTGAATTATCTACTAAGATATCTAAACTCATTGTATAAACTAATGAACTTTTTTATTTTAATCTTAAAATACGCTTATTATATGTTGGGGTCAAGGAATCAGTCTTGGTAATTAATAACTTCCTTCTCCCAATCTACGAATTTTGCCAACCACCTATTTTCACCATGGGTTGAAACAGAAGGCAGAGGTGAAACCAGTTTTCTACCTCTGGAATTAATGAGTTCCTGGAACATTCTGTAATCGGCCGGTGGACTTGACTGACAGTGTTTACGTATTATGTCAAGATCTTCTTTTAAGATCCTTACACTCGTTGCAAATGTCATACAGCATGAATTTGTTAGTTTCCAGTGACAACTCTTACTTATTAGCACTCGCGTGAGTTCACCTCCTTCAGAAATATGAGGATTCGGCCCACCTTCATTATGATTTATGTATTTATCTGGGTGGTCATATCCAGATGAATACTGTGCAAGAGAAAGACCCTCTTCTATTATTTCTGGAGCATTCATTCTATATACATAATCATCTTCGGCAAAATATACTGCATCAGAATCTTGAAAGTTCTGGATTGCATATTCTATAGCAAACATAAGTGCCCCAGCATTTGATAACTTAGTTCGAATAATTCTATCTATTTTTATTCTTGAACATAAAAACCTGTAAGTATCATCTGAAATATTATCTGCAATTACATATATTTCTTGTGAATGAAACACTTTTAAAAAATGTGAAAAAATAGTTTTCCCATTTACATAATATGGTTTATCTGTTCTATTTCCACCATCACTAATACGATATAGAACTTTCATTATTCCAATACTTATATAAAATCACTTGAATTTATGTGGTCCATTACTAAACAAGTTGCTCTACAGAAGCATTGCGATCAGGGCTGAGTGGTGCAGTGGCACCTCTATCTTGCTCTTCCTGAGAATCGTCACTATATACAGTTACTCGTAGACCATCACCGTTACTAGTTACTTCTCTTTTACGAGTGGAATCACGATCTGCAGGCCCAGGTGGCTGCTCAGTCTCTCCAGTGAACCGAACAAAGTTGGAAATACCATATTGCGTGGTGAAATACGTATAAATCCAGGAAATTACCTCTGCAAGATGGAGTTTCTTATTCTCAGGGCGCAGGGTAGACAGATAGAACTTGTGCAGATCAAAGACCAAGGGTTGAACAGACTTGGGTAGACTCTTGAATGCAATTGAGTGCTCCTTGTGGCACTTGCAATACCATCTGTAGAGTGTATTAGTCGCATAACGATAATCCTTCTCATAGTTGTCAAAATCGTTGGTATCCTCCTGATAGATGCGAAGATACTCCTGAACACGACGTTGGCAACGAAGTCTCAGGAAACGACCGTAAGGATTTGACTCGGTTCCACGAAGTTCACGGCGAACATGATCGTGCTTTGAGTTCCTAAAACGCCATCTTTGAAGTCCAGCGTGGACAACAAGACCCTGCCAATACCAGGGTTTTGTTTCCTTAATCTCCTCAAACTTTGCTTTCAGATCTGCAAATTCACCCTTGAAGGTCAGGCTATATGTCTTAGGACGCCATGATGCAGGAAGGTCCTCGGTGTAAAATGTCACTGTGCCATTATTGTCAACGGAGCCACGATAGATTGCCCAGAAGTTTGCCTTTTCCACAGTGCGAACCACACGGTGCTCTGGATGTGCTAGAACCAGAGTGATGAATGTCGCTGCCACGTCATTATTAGGCTCACCAATCAACTTCTCAATTGCATCGAGCGTAGTTCGCTTTTCATCCATTGCTTCCTCGAAAAGCTCGCGAAATGTTCTCTCTGAGTAAAAGGTCCCATCGGCATCCAGTTTAGAGCGAGTTGTAATGCGAGTCTCACTGTCACCACGGGCACGGAAGACGTTTACCATTACACCCTCAACAAAATCTTCCAAACGCAATGTTGCATCACTGGGAATTTTCTGATCACGGCGTGCTGCAAAGGGAGATACGCAGCATGGAAGATTATTCTCAGTATCCCAGACAACTGAGCGGCAAAGTTGAGCAAGTTCAGATACAGAATCCTCAGCAACTGCAGCCTCGCCATTCACATCCTTGCTGTTTCGCAGAATAGCATATGCACTGTCCTCCGACTCAATAATATCAATTGTGGGCTCATTCTTCTGCAACCACTCCTTCAACTGGGGCCATGTATTATACTTTGAAGCCAGTGAGGAAAATACAGTCAATGTTGACATTTGAGATGCAGACGAGTTATCTGTCATAATGTATACCAAACAATTGTGCGACTACAAATCAATTTTTGTTGTAGTGAACATTAGATGGCTGAGGAAGAAGAACGCCTAAAAAAACTTGAAGCCTCTAATTCTCAAAATGCGCAAGGGCAAGGGCAAGGGCAAGGGCTAGGCCCAAGCCAGGCAAATGCGCAACCACCTAATACCGAAGAAGAAATAAAATTATCTGAAATATCGGCAGAAGAAGAAATTCCAGTCATAGAACTAGGCGATCGTATACGCATCAATGGTGGTAAATATGACAAGACATCTGGGCGAATATTATACAGAACTGAATTGGAGATTCATCTTATGCCAGATGGTTTAACAAACCAGGTGGTAGAATTTATTATAACAGAAGATGGTTTTGATCCTGATTTAGAAATTGAGTTTATTGAAATATTACAAAAACGGAAAAAGGATTCACTTGTTGAAATTCTAGATTTACAAGTTGATCAGGATCTGGAATCATTTTCTTCTGATGGTGAACTTTTACAGAAATACAAGATTATCAAGGTTGATCCAGAATCAGATACAGTTACAGTAAAAAGTGATATAGATGGTGAATTAACGCTGCCATTTAATTTTAGAGGAATTCCTAAAGAATTACCATTTCGTGTTATTCGTGGTCGTCAGCCTCTGGAACCACTAGAAGGTCTGGATGATGAAGAGGGTCAAGAAGGTCAAGAGGGTCAAGAAGACCTAGAAGGCTTAGATGGTGAGGTAGATGCAGAAGAATTAGGTGAAGATTTCAGTTTCCTAGATCAAGAATTACAACTTCCGGTAGACAGTGGAGTTGAATATTTAATTGAGATTCCTAAATCTGAACGTATGTATTCCAATCAGACTCAGAAATCCGAGGCCTACGTAGACCTCCTATCATTAAATACGCCAGCAAGACAAAAACAATCAGAAACGCAAAAATCGATGCGCATACTAGTTGAAATATTTTTTAAACTTCGCTCAAGTATTTTAAGAACATCTGAAGATGGAACACCAAAAGGTATAATTCCATCCACAATTGAAACACTTATAGATGCACTAGAAAGGCGTCAAGTGAGTCTAAGCAGACCAGTTGTAGACGTTGATAAAATTTTATATCATGATATGAACAATGAAATAAATCCTCAACCAGAAATTATCGATGGCATACAACTCATAGAATTCACAAAAAATATTTTAGACTCTAATGAATTTCTGGAATCCTCCTCAGAATTATCTGGTCAGAAATACATACAATTTTTCAATGGTTATTTAAATAAATACGCTGCATCATGGAGAAGCAGAGGTGGTCAACGTTCAGTTTTTCAGAAAGACGAAGAGGTTTTTCGCAAGCATTATCCAGACAGAGAATCGAGTATTCAAGGATACCCTTGTTGCCTACCAGAGGTTAAACGAGGTTATGTATCTTCAGATTTTATTGGAGATATAAAAATGTCAATGTTAAGAGGTCTCAAAACTATACGTAATAAAACACAGGTTCTTCAAAATGGAGAAGAAGCAACTCTCTTATCATATGTTATGTTCCCATTAAAATACGCTTCATCACTGAGTATTACTAGGAAAGAATCTCTTGTCTTAGATATTATTGATGCTCAAAGGAATTTCCAGTCTATGCAAGATATTTTGAAGGCTACTAAAGATATCACAGATATACCTTCTACTTCACAGCCATTTATAGTGGGTGTTGATGGTGGGAATTTGGGAAATATTGCTCTTCGTGATTATATAAAAGCCCTAGGAATTCGAGCTGAGGGAATGTCAGATATTTGGAATATTCAAGTATTACTTGGAATGACGGAATCTGAATGGACGGTAGACCAATATGAAACTCTGAAAGAAATTATCAGAGATAGTCAAAATCAAGTTCTGAAAATTATTTCTCGGCAACGGGAACTCTTATCTCAGAAAGTCGCACAACCACCTTCGGTTCAGGGAATGCTTATGATCCCAGACGCAGCCAGTTTAATTGAGAAAATCGGAGAGGAGCCAATATTAAAAGAATTGCAAATAAGTTTAAAGGAGCAGATGCCTGTATATGCGAGTAGTGATTTAACAATGGTAGGTTTACTCTTAAGAAATCATTCGGATTTTACGATTGCTCAACTTGCAAATAAACCCGCTGCATTAACACGATCTCGCATGAGATATGCAAGAGATCAATATCTGAAAACTATAAGAGAAATACAACTGAAGAAACAGAGAATGGATTTTTCAGGAGAACCTCCAGAACCCATCTTCTGTTCTCACGTAAAACCTCTTGCAATGATACGTAAAGTAAAGGATGATTCGCAGCGACTTGCACTTTTATCAAAGTTTCTCATAACATTTCAGGGCCACAAGGAAAATAACTGGTTGAAATGTAATGCAGGAGATCATAATTTACTATGTATGCATGAACTTTTACAAATCTATCAATATCTGAGACCTGGTGATGTTTCTGCGTTAAATAAGGAAATCCAGTTGAATTTCGGGGGCGGGCAATTTCAGGGGCATTATATATGTCGCAATTGCGGTCAACCTATTAGTGAATTAGAATATGACACACATCTGGAATTCGATGACAGTGGAAAACCTATGATGGGTCGTTCTGTTTTAGATGATTCTGAAGGAATTACGAATGATCAGATTGAAAGTATAATAGGATCAACTGATGCGATGGAGGAAAATGAAATGTTCGATGATCTCAGGAAAAAAATCATATATACTGCTGCGAAAGATTTAGCAGAAAGACTATTTGCCCCACTGGAAATGAGTGATTACATTACAGTAGTAACTAGAGTATATGGTTTAATTCAACAAATCCCTTCAAGAGAAAGGTATATTCAATTCCAGGCTGCACAGAAAAAAGGGAAGGCATCTTCAGTAGTAACATTAACAGTTGACTATGATGTATATATAAATCAAGCAATTGTCTGTGCCACTGCAGTTCATTTACTAATAGCAATTCAGACACGAAAACCAGATTTAATTCTGCGAGGGATGCCAACTGGTTGCAGGAATTTAGGTGGTCAACCACTTCAGAAAGAGGGGACAGAAGGTATTCAATGTATTGTTTCCGTGTTATCGTCGTTGGATAAGGATAGTCCCCCATGGAATTTCACGCAGTTTCAGAAAGAAACCAATGATACTGAGCGGCAAAAAATGATAATGAGTGTCTTTGAGCCATTTATGCGTGCAGCACTCCAGGATCCAACTATTCTACAGGCACTTTCACAGAAACGTGAATATCTGAAGAAGATTCTGGGAATTGCAGGTGATCAAGGTAGGCCAGATGAAGAACTTCCTGTGAATTTTTTGCCAATTCCGTATGTTACAAAGGAGTCTGATTTTGTAGAAAAGATAATTATTCAAGAGTCGGCGACCCAGGAAGACCGTGCTGAATTATGGATACGCCAGGGTAATCTATTAGCTAAGAAAAATAAAATGCCTATGCCTTTAGCATTTAGTGAAGCATCATGTTGTTTATCACCTATTGGTTCAACAAATGAATTCTGGGAAAGGGGGCAGCAAACGGAAACGTTACCAGCATTTTCAAGGAGGACAGGTGTTCCTCGTCCTTCAAGAATTACTAGAATTGAACCTACGATGGTGCCATCACAGATTTCAAGACCTCTACCAGACCCCCCTGAATCCAGTTATTTCCAGTTATTTCTCAAGGTGTGCTTTGACGGTGAGAAGAAAGGGCAGAGTCACGAGTTTGGACTTACACATAAATGCATGTGGTGTGATCTACAATTACCACAAGAACATGAACTTCTTACACCCGATCAGGCTATTTCGGCAATTGAATCTCAGGGAATCGAAATAACAAAGGAAACCTTTGAGGATCTGTTAAATGAAACACATCGTGTAAATAGTTTCAAGTCTGAATTAATAACTGAGATTCCAGGCCCCCTAGAGAATTGGGAATTATTATTAAAAATAGAACCAGAACCGATGATTGGATTTAGAGAAACCATAAATAGAACAACACTCGATTTAAGCAAATTACCTCCAGATGCGAAAGAGGTTGAAGTTGCGTTAGCCCTATCTGAGTTTTCTACTCTTGCAGAGGCTGCAGAAAGAGGTCTTAAGCAAAGACTTCCTTCTTCCCAGCATGATGTCATTGATTCTATAGAAAAGGGTGGATCAGGATCTATAATTCGGTTTTTACAAACATATGTTCTAGTTCCATTAAATCAATTTAATTCAAGGAATAGTCCAGGCCTCAAGATTTCTAGTTCTTGGGGACTTAGTTGGCAACATCAACTTGATGTGAATAAATTCTTAGAGGAGCATCGTAATTATTTAACGAAATTTAATAAAGTAGTTAAAACGCCATGGATAAATGCGAAGATTGAAACCCTCATTGCTCAAATAAGACCCTCGCTGGATTTATTGGAAAAACTTAGACCGATGCAAGTCCCAGGGGGGAAACAGACATATGAATATTTAATGAAATTTTTCCTATATGCACCTCTGGCAAATTTTGTAGATCCAGGAGTAATGCCTTTAACAATGGATGCAGAGGCACCTTCTCATGTTGAACCTAGTGCATTATTTCCAGCAAAGTTTATAAATGAAATGTCACAGAGATTTAATCATGAAGGTTTGAAATTCACTCCTCAGCAGATACGCGATTTAATTGCAACGAGGAAGGAAGAGGAAAAGGCTAATATTCTGAGAGTCATGACTAAGATGTCTCGTGAGGAAAAGGACATTTCAAAAATACAGATGAAACTTGGCCTCGGTGACTGGGCAGTTGGTGGGACAAAGGCGATTTATGCATATGATCCAGAGCAATATGATAAAGAGAAAGATCAGAGAGCAAAAGCGGGTATCGTTGATTTTTCAGAATTTAATCCTGAGGTTGGTGTGGCCGCTAACGCCGCTAACGATCAGGCGAATCAAGGAGATGAGGCTGGGTATATAGATGATGGTGAACTTGGCGATATTAATGGATTTGATGATGATAATTAAGGAATCTCAAATTCATCTTATAATTAACCATATGACGCTAAGAATAAAAAAGTATAATGAATAAACTATAATAGATGAGGCGATTGATTATCGCAGGATTAGTATATTTAACAGGTATTGCTGTAATCTTATTGATTAAGCCGCAATACATGTTCAGAGAAGATGGAAGGTGGAAAGAATTTGGTATAGGGCGTGATCCTGAATATTTTACGCATATTCCATTTTGGTTATTTGCAATTGTTTGGGCAATTATATCATATTTAACTGTAGCAATTATTGAAAATAGTTTTTATGGAAATAATGAAAATAATGTAAATAATGTAAATAATGGAAATAATGAGGTTTCAGAGTCTGGTGATACTAACCATTACCCCCCTAGACAAAATACTGCAAGAAATTCTAGAAATTCTAAAACTTCTAGGAATTCTGTGAGTAAAGAAGTAGAATTAACTCCCGGATACTATATGTTAAATGAATCTGCAACAGGAAGAAACGGTGTCCCTAGATATGTATATTTAGGTCCAGAAAGCCCTGTTTACAATGCAGAGCAAGATTGAGCAAATGCATTCATTAATGATTGTGTATATAGGCCCATCCAAAATCCATAAAATGCCGATGATACTCCTTTACGTAATTCTGGAGTCTGTTCTTGAATGAGTCCTTCAATGGGCCATCTTAAGATGGGAAACATATATAAAAGGGCCCACATGCTAATCTGAATAAAAGGAGTTGGAATGATATATTTAAATAAGTTTAACCAATTAATTTTACTGCAACTTAAATATTGTATGTAAGCACTTGCTAGAAATACTAGAATTAGTGATAATAAAGGAAATACTACAAATTCTCCTAAATACATTGGTAGATTAAACAAATTATAAAAATTACTATCCCAGAAAAGAATAGTTAAACCTAAAATAATTCCAATTGCAAAAGACGTTGTATTGCGTATAGAACTCGATATTCCTGTCTTTTTTAAATTTTCCGAAGAACTCATCTCTGATTTCTAAGAAAGGAAATAATATTGAAAAATCAACCGATGTTATTAGCAGATGGCATCTCAACTAAATAGAGATTTTTTTAAGAAAGCTAAAAAGGTTGACCGGGCAATTGAAATAAAAGATAATGAAGCAGTTATTCCGGCAGTGAAAGAAAGAGCAGAAGTAAGAGTTAGACTACCAAATCGTCGTTTACTTACATTTGAAGAAAGAGAAGCAATATTGAAAATAAGAAAAGAAAAAATTGCTGAATTGGAAGAAAGAATAGAAAGCGAACGCAAGATATTACTAGGAGCAGTTAAGCAGTTTGAAATAACGAGAGTTGGCGGACCAGAAGTTATTTCTCAGAATCACAAGGTTAAATTGCTTATTGAAGAACGATCAAAATTATATAGACCAGAGATGTGGATTGAAGGTCTAAGTGACTTGACATTTAAGGATGTATTTGCAAGTAAGAAAGACATTAGGAAAATAGGTGCTGACGTATTTCAGATAAAAAGGCGTGTAGAGCCTATAACAAGCCTCTATTACGATTTAGATTTAGCAGCAGCAAATGCTTCTGCTCCAGAGGCACAGGGCCAAGGACAAGGACAAGGGCAAGGACAAGGACAGGGACAAGGGCAAAGCCTGGGCCAAGGAGAAGAACAAAGCCAGGTTCAGGAGGTTGAACAAGGAAGTGAAGAGGCAAGAACGGGTGCTATAATTGGCCAAGTTAAACGTGTAAAGAAAATCAAAAAAACCCTTGAAGGCCCTGCAGGTCCTTTATCTTTTATCTAATCACTCGCCGTCTTTACGAGAGAGGATATTGTTTTAATTTTCTCTCATTCTTATCACAGTCAACTTGTTCAACCTTATATCTATAGCATGCGCCATTTGGATCTTTATAAATAAGAGCATCTACCGTTGTAGGATGAGGATATTTGTAAATAACCTCATGTGCACCGCGACCTCCTAGGACTACGTACAATACACCAGTTGCTACGCCGATCACAAAAGGAATTAAATATAAGAAATCCGGTAGACCATACATCTTATCCTATGTATGTTGTAGAAGTAAAAGAATGATAATAGACTCTTTTAAAAATCCATTGTTCAAGACTTTAGTTTCATTTATGTTCGGCCTTGCAATTGTTCTTGTAGTATCTCCTATTTGCCATGGACGGGCGTGTATGGTAGTAAAAGCCCCTCCTATAAACGAAGTTAAGGATTCCGTATACCAGATTGCTTCCAAGTGCTACAAGTTTGACACAGTTCAACTAGATTGTCCTGCACAGGGTGTAGTTGAATCGTTTGAAAGCGTCATTATATAAAAAATATTAAACGCGTTTGAGGGCTCCGGGTTTCTTTATATGAATGAAAAAGAATGGCAAATGCAGGCACACTCTTATCTGATTTAGATGGAAGAGCTCCATTATCTGGCGATGGTGATTTAGTTAAGATGATTTACCAGGATATGAATTCTAATCAGGATGCCCGTCCGGGCACACCCTCTGCAGCAGCTCCAGGAGGTGTTCAAGGCCCAATGATGCCAATGCCCCCTCCTCAACAATCAACGCAGCATTATCAAATGGACACTGCACCTCCAACTGCTCACATTATAGGTGGTCAACACCCAACATCTGCAGATTTTGCCAATATGATTCAGAGTTCACAGCCTGGTTTTGCCGCAGCAGGAAACTGGGATAATAATGGATCTTCTAATTCTCAAGCACAACTTGCAGCACAAATTGCATCGATGCAGGCAAACCAGGGGAAGGCATGGTCATCATATTTAAGTGAAGAATTGAAGAAGCCCTTGTTAATAGCAATTCTGGTATTTATTGTGAATATGCCATTTTTAAGTGTTCTTGTTGCACATTATGCTCCATGGATGTTGAAGACTAGTGGTGATATGAATATTTACGGTCAACTTTCCAGGGCGCTGTTAGTTGGTGGCTTATTCTGGGCTTCTAATCGTATTTTACTTCCTCTCTTATAAAAGTAAAATGCAATTAAATTTGATAGTTCACGGTAGATGAAGTTGTCTAGGTTTAATAAAGATGCAATTGAGACAGCAATATATTCTTTACCAATAGGATTTACAATTGGACTCTTATATAAACGTCTTACTAGTGTAAATTTGTTAATAACATTGGGTGTTGGATTACTTGCGATGGGTATTGGTTGCAATTTACTAGTTAGCAATGTAATTATGTCCCTTGCCCTAATTTTATTGACTGTTTATAATGTTCGTGAGGGATTTTTAAGTAATGATCATAAGGCCATTACAAATAAAATACGTAAATTAAAATCTTCCGGCACTGGGATGTTTGGATCAGTTGTTGAGGGATTTGAAGATGAAAAGAGCACAAAGAAAACTGGTAAGCCCGCACCTTCAGAAAATGCGGAAAACGTAGAGTCTAAGCCTCAGGATAATGAGGAGCAAAAGGAGAATACAGATTCAGATATTAATAAGAAAATATTAGATATTCAAAAGTCTCAGATGGCATCGCCATTTAAATTGGGAGAAATACCAAAGCAGACAAAGGGTGGTCCTCATATTGATGCAAGCTCTACGCTTATTAAGGCAATTCAAGGGCTTAACCCAGATCAGATAAGTGCTATGACAAAGGATACACAGCAATTAATGGATACTCAAAAGAGTTTAATGGGAATGCTTAGCAGCATGAAACCTATGATGAAAGATGGAAAGGAATTAATGGAAACATTTGAGCAGATGTTTGGTAAATAAGGTTAAGCAAAAAAATATACGAAATACTCTAATTGAAGCCTTGCATCAATTAGAATGGTTCGCTGTCCGCCAGGAATGGTATGTTTTCCAAATAGATTTGAACTTTTTTCTTCTTCAACATTAATTTTAATTATTATTATTGGTATTGTTGTAGTCTTAGTAATCTTGTCACAGAAGGTGAGCCCAAGTGTAATTGTTATCCCAGAAGCGAGTCAGAAACATAATTCGATGCGACTCAATATACAATCTGGTGATGATAGGTATACACGTGCCCCCGAGCCTCAACGCGACTGGAATACCTCACCTGACTTGTCACAATTTTACTGGCAAGGGCAAGGGCAGGGGCAGAGGCCAGAGCCATCATTCAATATTCCAACACAAGGTCTTCCCGAGCAATATCAATCGATGGGTATTGTGAAAACATCAGATGCTAAACTCTTACCTCTTTTTGGTCGTCGTTCATTATCTTCAAGAGATCGCTATAATTATTATACAAGAACTGATTCATATAATCCTATACCAATTCCACTGGAAATACAGGGTCGAGATTGTCAAGATCAAGTTGGCTGCCCTGAGTTATATAACGGAGATAAAGTGAGAATTCCGACCCTAAATGAAACTGGAGAAATAACTATTTATAAAGTGCGAGATATAATCCGCTAAAGAAATCATCTATATAATAAGTAATATGACGGATATGCAATGTAATACAACTGCCTTAAATGGGTTTCCATTGATTCCATCAAAACAGGTAGTCTTAGATAATTTAAATTTTACGGAAAACAATTTAAAAAAAATAACATTTCCGACAAATTTTTCTGTTCAATGGCCAGCGGCTACTGATATTAAGATAAGAATTTCCAACACTGAAGATATTTTTGAAATTAATGGAATTAGTTCAGTTACTGCAAATACAAGTTTAGTATATGGTGACGCAAAATATGATTGTTCTGATAAATTTTCAATTGTTAAAAATCAACATCGTAAATTTTGCAGAGAGGAAGCATTATATGAACTTATTTTATGCTTTCAGATTTCAAATAAACAAGATAATCCTTCATCCCCAGATATATTTTTAATAACACGACCCATTGTTTTTTCTGAAAAAACACCGTCATCGCAATTTCTCAGTGATGTAAATTCAGCAATGGAAAAAACAAATAAGACTAAAACTACAAACTTAGATATTTCTAAACTCATTGCATATGATTCAAAATCATTATTACCAATGTATTCTTATCAAACTTGTCTACCCGTTAAGATTATAAATAATAAGACTGTTCCAGAGGTTTTCATAAAAAGTATAGTTATGAATGTTAATGTTATAATGCAACCATTATACGTGAATGTAAAAAACCCATCGTCAGGAATAGGATTATGTAGTAATGTTACATATTATACACTCACTTCAAATCCACTAAATATTTTTTTGAGGAATCCTGAGAAATATGGAATGAGTGGAACTTTAGACGATAGTAAAGTAAAAATTCAGTTGAAGGATGGATATTCTACAGATGGATTTCCTAAAAATACACGTTACAATAATTTAACCTTAAATTTATCATCAAAAATAAATATTTCAGAATTAATTAATAGGATTACTATTATATTACCTGAAGCATTGATAAAATCCGAGACACCATTTGCTGAATATTCAAATTCAATAAAAAATACATACATAGTTGAAGGATTTTCTAGTACAACTTCCTCGCCCTCATCTAGTTCTGCACTACGATGTTATGCAGTAGATTCAGCACGTGATATAAGAGATGGTAAAATAACCATAGGACCGAATAATGAAATAAAACCTAATACTGACAATATAGAAGAAGATCAGGATACATCAGATTCCGGCTTAGAAGTTGATGGTGGTAATGTAGAAGACTACGTTGTTAATCTTTCTATTTATATTATTATACTCACATTGATAGCAGTGTTTGTTTTGGTTTGTTCAATGATATATATGGAAAATAAACCAGACCCTTGGCGAATTTCGTCTATTTTATTGTGTATAGCTGCATTAGTCGGACTTATTTTTAATATTGAACTGTTTATGTAATTTTATTTAAATACATGCTTATTTTCATATATTATTTATAAAATTATATTAAATAGATATGTCAGGTTTTAATGCATTTTTAATATGGTTATTATGTATTGGTATAGCAGCTTTAATTATTGGTTATTTTTTAAAAAAATCAAATGTAATTAAAAAACATGAAGGATTTCAGGCTATAAATAGATGCCCAGATAATTCTGAACAAATTATTGATGATAGAGGAAGAAGTAATTGCTGTAAAGGTGATATTGTTCAAAGAAATGGGCAGAATTTTTGTTCTGGAAATATAATATGTTCATTAACCGAATCATTTACTCAAGGAAGAAAGACGGTTCCACTTTGCAGTGATTATGCAAGAGATAATAATGCTGAAAGATCTAAAAACTTATGTCCAGATATTATGCAAAATTATTATTTTCAGGATTCAACTAAATCCTTTTGTTCAAAATCGCCTTCTATTCCACCTGATTTAAATCAGCCTTATTGTGTATTATATAATAATTCAACGAGTGATACAAATTTTTTAGATAGTTGTCAGAATTTTATGAAAAAAAGAGAAATGGAGGCTAGTCTTAGAAAATGTGAAACAGACTTGAAAGCATTGAAAGAACAATGCCCTGTAAATCCAAGTGGTTCATCGTCTACACCTACTGTAACGGCACCAGCAGGAGCAGCAGGAGCAGGAGCAGCAGGAGCAGGAGGGGCAGGAGCAGGAGGGGCAGGAGCAGGAGCAGGAGTAGCAGGAGTAGCAGGAGCAGCAGCAGCAGCACTAGCAGCAGCAAGAGCAACGGGAGGAGCAGGAGCAAGTTCTGTAGGTTCTATCTTTGGTAATTTAGCAACGACTGCAGTTCCTGCTGCAAGGCCTGTAGTCTAAATATTTAGTGGATTTATGCAGAATTTAATTACTTTCGCAAGTAATTTTCTCATACTTAATTTATTTGTAGTTACAATTAAATTAAGTATTTAACGTTATTATTCATTCTTAAATAATCACTCACTGTAACCATTTTTATTAGTATGTTCCATTGCATTCACATGTCTTGAATCTTCTGAAAATAGTGCTTGAGATTTGGAACCTAGATATTCTGAAACTAAACTATGTTTTTCATTCATTGAGGAATCAACCGGTGTAAAATCATTATTCTGATCTTCTGTCTTAGAAACAAAATCATCTACATCAATTGTCTCACTTGCATATCCACCTTGATCCAGTTTAGCCAGCGTATTTTCCCCTGCACCTGATAAATAATTACCTGAATTCATATAATACCGAGAACCTGATATTTTCATTATATCTTCATGATGGTGATGAATATAGATTGCACTTATTACCATTAACACACCTAGGGCCACGTATTTATCATAGTATATAGATGCTAAAATTAAGATCACAGATGCTAAACGAATTGGAAGTGTGTCAAGAGATTCTTTTAGAAATCCAGTAATCTGTGGAATAATAAGAAAACCAATGAGTAAAAATATTAGTATACCAAATGCATCTAAATCACTATTAGCCATATCTAACATTATATACTAATTTTACATATATACATATTTTCTTTAATATTCTTATTCTTAAACTGTAAAAATTGAGTCTTAATCTATGCTTCCTCTTGTATATTTTATGGCCTCAATGATTCTAACAACTCATGGTTATTCAGTGTTAAAATCGTCACTTACACAAGTTCAGGAAAATTATATACGAAAAGAATTAACTGTCAAACCTCAAGTTATGGAACGTTTTACTGGACCAATTGATAATGAATTTCCAGTATTTTTAGAATCTGAATCACGTCTATATTTACCAAGAGTGTGGGCTACTGATTATTTTGGACCTCCTGAGCAATCAGTAATGTCAGATGGTTTACCCTTACCTTCGACACTTTCCTTTATTGGAAAACCATATGACTATCAGGAGAGTATAATTAAGAAATTTCTGAATGCAAATGCAAATGGCCTTATTTGTGTGCCTTGTGGAAAAGGAAAGACATTCATGGCCCTTGCAATCGCCTTTCGTCTTGGAGGACGCTTTATGGTGGTTGTAGATAAGGAATTTCTTCTAGATCAGTGGGCCGGAGAGATGCGAACTCTTATACCAGGTATTCGGATTGGACGTTTTCAGGCTGAAAAGATGGAAGTTGATCCTGAGCAATATGATTGCACAATTTGTATGATACAGACTATAGTTAAAAGGCAAATTCCTGAGTCTATATTACGTTCTTATAAATTTACCATCTTTGATGAGTGTCATCACCTGGGTGCTGCGCATTTTAGCAAAGTCTTAGGAAAACTACAGACAAAACACATGCTAGGCTTAAGTGCAACTCCCAAGCGCGATGATGGCCTGACAAAGGTCTTTGAGTGGCATTTGGGAAAACCGGTGTATTGGGAAAAAAGAAGAGAAGCAGATGAAACAGTGACAGTGGAGATTATGCGATTCTCTTGTGATGATATTGATTATAAGGAAGTTCCAGTTAATTGGAGAGGCGAAACAGTTGTTGCAAAGTTACTGGGACAACTTGTGGCATGTCGTGAGCGTAATGAATTTATTGCCAATAAATTGAAGGAATTAATTAAGGAGCCAAATAGGCGTATCCTAGTTCTCTCTGAGCGCATTGGCCATTTAGAGTCACTGGAAACTTTAATGAAACCCAGTGGATGTGTAATGGGTTATTATATTGGTGGAATGAAAACTGCGACTCGTGATCTTGCTGCGGAGGAGGCTCAGATTCTTTGGGCAAGTTATGCAATGGCGAGTGAGGCCATGAATATCAAGACCTTGAATTGCGTCTTGATGGCAAGTCCACGTAAGAAGATTGAGCAGAGCACTGGGCGTATATTGAGGCAGAGACCAGAGGATAGAAAAGTTGCTCCTGTAATCGTGGATGTCATTGATGTTCATAGGACATATCAGTCTCAATCTCGTGAACGCATTTCATACTATAAGAAATGTGGTTACAAGATTCTGGATAGTGATCTAGGTGAGAAGGAGGCAATAAAAAAGAAAGAAGAACCCGTGGTTTATGGCTTCGTGGATGACGATTAGCACCTTGATTTTCTGGATTTCTTTGCCTTTTTTCCTTTCTTTCCCCTAGTTGTTCTCTTATAGTTCCTTAGCCTCCTAGAGCCAGCCGTCTGAGAACAAGATTTTGACCACATTGCTCCATCTAGAGGCTTATTTAATAAAACAGGCGAGCCGGTTCCACCGACCCATTGACTTGGCTCTGTAGTATAACGAGCAGTATGAGCTTCATAGACACCCATATCCTTGGCTGCCATTGCACCAACGCCGCCACGTTGTGCGCAGGGTATTTTATCAATTTGAGGAAATCCCGCGATAGGGGCGGCAAGATTATTTGTGTAAGCGCCACCTCTCAAGCCGGGCATGCCTGACAAACCAGGAACTCCTCCTGTCGCAGAATATGTCAATTGACCGGGGCGATTAACAGACATGCATGAATCATAAAATTTATTCTCCATTAATCCATTGGGTATCCCTGGAGTAAGAGGTCCTCCAGGAGCATATCCCTGGCTCTGTCCTCCAACCAAATTCTTCTTCCCTTGCTTCCTTTGCTTTTTTTGTTTTCTATACATTTTACGAGACATTGACATTCTAATCTAGTTTATCATTTTTTTTGATTCTAAGTTTTCTTAAGCAAACTCCATGGACAAGTGGCCCACTTTCATACCGCAAGTCGTGATACGATTCAACGCGACAATGAAAGCCTGAAAATGTTTGTCCATACTTGAAATTATAGAAGAGTGCTTGTATTTTTCTTAAAGGATAATTCATCTCCCTAAATTCTTCTATATTATCAATTGATGACTCCATGGCAGAAATAAGATAATTCTTAAATCTGTCTAAATACTTGCCCACAACATCATCCAATGATGCCCTGTGAAATAGCGCAGAATCATACTTGAAATTAAGAATGTTATAAGAAATCTGTGACCAATATTTCTCTAAACGTTCCTCTGTAAATGTAAATGCAAGGTTATGGTTTGGATTTATTGATTTTCTGTATTCAGAGTATTTGTTCTGGCCTTCACGAATAGAATCGTAATAACGGTGCATAAGATCTGATGAAGTCCATGCCATATCCACACTAAGATCATTATCTTTTGCCAAATCAACCATCTGGCCTGTAAATCTTCGCTCATCATTTAATTCCCGTGGTAAAATAGGCGCGAATACTTCAAGGGTATCCTTGAAATCTCCTAGATACAACTGCATTGAATTAATACCTTCAAAATTATAGGCCCTCCCATCACTTGCAAGAAGAAGTCTGTAATACTCTGGCTTTAATTTTGGAGTATTTCCATGGTAATCTGCGTCAATTACGCTTATGCGATCATGGAATTCATTAATTAGGTTTTGCATCTGATCATCGTGAAATGCATCAATGATGCAAATCACGCCAGGTCTATTTCTCTTTTTTAGAAAGTTTATATTTTCTTGTAAGCCATCGGAAAATCCACTGCAGACATAGATATCGAAGTTAGGTAGTCTCTCTACATCCGTTTTACCATCATGCACGCAATCTCCTGCCCAGAGAACCATTCTTAATGGCGATTCTAAAGTGCATGGTTGTGTAGGCTTATTTGCTTTGAAATCTAACAAATAGGAGTCCATGATTTAAGATGGAGTATATTTTATATACTATTCATGAAAAAATTCAATTTTTATGGATTTATGGATTATGCATTATGCATTATGCATTATGCAATTATGCATTTATGCCATTTCTATAAAAGGCTTGTTACTAAAAAGGATTCAAATTCTTCATTCCATTCTGCCATAACGCGCATTGGCTGTCCTGTAGAACGCTTTAATTGTAGGCCCTGGCTAATTGCAAGTGTTTGAATGGCCGCTGGGCCAATTATTTTTCCATCTAAGTCTGATAAATCATAGACATCCGGTTTTCCTTCCACAGGAATACAAATATAGGTTTTTGGACCAGAATTTATAACTGGGTCGGCTGGTTTCATATATGTCACTTTCAGAAGACGAAAACTAGGTAGTTCTGGCATTAAACAGAGATTACCACCACTTAGACCCTCTAGAGCATTCTTGATTGAAGCAAGTGGGAATATGCTGGCGATTTTTATTTGCCAATTTAACTGGAAACGCTCATCATTGAACCAGATGAAATCCGCGAATTTCTGAATAAATGAAAAGCGTTCACTATATGATTTCGTTGAACGCATTTCTTTGCCGAGTGAAACGATACAGTCTTCAATCTGTATGAGGCCTTCTGTATGGAAAATACTGATCGCAAAGATCCATGTCCCATTCAGCGATTCTCTGTCCATACGCATTGGTAATACATTTGGTCTATCAGGCTGAGACTCGTCAATAATAATTGGCCTGAATTCATTTCCTATTAAAAGGAGACCCTGCTTTCCTCTGTAAGGTCGTGCATATGTTACATAGCGATTTGCCTTGATACGAGGATCATCTCTTTCGGGTTTATAGGAAACGGCTGGGGCTCGCAAAATATCAGGGTATAATTCTGGTATTTTGCGAATCCAATTTCGTTCTTGTATAGATGGACTTGCGAATCGTGGTTTATCGGAATGATGCGTCTTATTAGACGAACGAGGATGCATTCTACTTACGAGAACGTGTTTTTCGTTTAGACTGACGTTTTTTCATGTTTTCTAAGCATAATTCAATGTGAAAATTAATATTCTAAGTCTCTAAAAAGTAGAATACATTCCAGGGTCCGAGCTATCATTTGCCATAATACCCTGCATAAATTCCCCACCATTCTGAGCAAATTCGGGAGTAAAAGATTGCATTGCCTGATTCGTTTGTAAAGAAGAAGCACTTGCAATTCCAGATGCCTCGGCGATTCCCCGTGTGGAATTATCGGGTCCAGGCTGAAACATTCTCTCAGGATTTCTCAGACGTTCAGGAATAGATGCGGATTCTTCATTCTCAGAATAAGGGTCGTGCGCTACCTCAGGGCGTGCTATTCTCATTTCATTATGTGGTGCCATTTGATTAGGTGTTGATGCCCCTCCTGGAACTATATTGCGAGCCGGATATATTTGGGGTTTCTCTTCTATTACAGGTGCAGCGGATGATGTATTGAGCGACTTAAATCCATCAAGTGGCATAAACCATAAAATAACCCCGAGGGTTATAAGTAAAGCAATTAAAATACCAATGCGGAATGACATCTGTGGCATTGTTAGGAAAAAAAATACAATATTATACCAATTAGCCGGAGAAGAGCAGATTTAGAAAACTAAAAAGAAACACTAGAAAATTAATTTAAAGACCAGTATTAGAATATAATTATATGCCCTGGTTCTGTAATTCTAAGGAATCGGCTGAACTTCCTGTAAAAATGAATATTTCTGGAGATATTTCTGGAGTTACTCTTTCTGTTGCAATGTCTTCCAACCCTAAGGCGAGTTTTTTTTCTGGTTATATTTCATTTCTCCCTTGCATATCATTTCTTTCCAGAAAAATGAAATCACCGCTAACTTCTGATATATCAGGAAACTCTATTGTTTCCGGTGAGGATCAGAGTCAGGGTCAGGATCAGAGTCAGAGTCAAGTAGACATTTCAGGCGTTTCTCTTTTGGTAAATGCTCTTGATGTAATTTTGGATGAAATTGACGAAAAGGGAATGAAGTTACGTTCCATTCTCCAATCTGGATCTGAGTCTGTCCAGGTCCCTGAGGTTGCTGAGGCCCTTGAGGTTGCAAAGGCCCCTGAGGTTGCTGAGGCCCTTGAGCCTGCAAAGGCCCCTGAGGTTGCCGAGGCCCTTGAGGCTGCAAAGGCCCTTGAGCCTGCAAAGGCCCTTGAACAAGTATTGGAATCTGCTGCAAATGCAGAACAGGTCCAGGTGAATCCCACTCAGGCATCCTCTTAAGAATCTCACTAAATCCATCTTCCGTTATTTCCCTAGAAACAATCTTCCAATACATATCTCCACTTGGCCATCTTTCATAAATATGAGTTCCCGAATCCCATATATCTATTACATTATTAAATGAAGTAGATATATTATTTTTTTTCCAAATGCGTTTTACAAGCATATCTAATAAATTTGAATGCCTGGGATTTAAGCATTTCGTTATACCAATTATAGATGCCAGAAGTTTACCCTGCATTAGAATTAAAACCAGACGGCGATGTTTCTCTTGTTCAAATCAAATGTCAAGCAGTAAAGCCAGCACTGAAAGATATTCAGGTGCATCTTAAAAAGAAGGTTGCACCAATTATGCTTGCAACATATCCTTATGGATTAAGACGCATAACAATATTTGGATATATTACAGGCAAAGATTCGGAAGTTTCCCAGCATCAATTGCCGCCGCCATGTGAAGTTTCAGAGATTTATGGGAGTATTATTCTCATTTCACATTCAAGTAAAAATAAATGGGATACATCAACAAGTTTGATTAATCCCTTTCTTCCAGGAGATTATGAGGTATTTTACGAGAAAGCATGTTCTGGTGAATTAGAAGAAGATTCTGAAGAGGATGGAGAGGCAGAAGAAGAGGAACTTGAAGACATAGAAGAAGAGGAAGAGGAAAATGATCTTGATGAAGAGGGTATACAGGAAGAGGAAGACGAAATAATTGAAGAAGAAGCACCTCGTGTAAAAATAAGCAGAAAAGTTCCAAAAATAGATCCTCAGCAATTACAATTTCAGTTTAAATCGGTTTTAGAGCCAGAATCTGAGACAGTATCAACTGATGTTATGGAGAGAATTAAATTGAAGGAATTATTAAAAAGTCAATTGCGTGAATTCTGTAATGAAGATGATATAGGTGATTTAGAGCGAGGTATTTATAATGCAACACTGGAAGATTCTAAAAGACACATGGTTCCTTTGACGTGGGAGCATGATATATTCAAATGGTTATATAATATGATTGCAAAACGTGTTATCACTAATTTTCAGCCGTCATCCTATATTGGAAATAAGTCTCTAATTGAGAGATGGAAGCAAGGTGAATTTACACTTGACTCTCTTGGTAATTTGACATATTATGAATTACACCCGATGAATTGGAAAGAGTTAAAGGACCAACAAGTTCGCCGTGATAAGAGAATTTTGGAGGGCAATTTGGCCATGGCGACTGACAGGTTCCGTTGTTCGCAGTGCAAGAAGAAATTGTGTTCGTATTATGAGTTACAGACTCGGTCGGCTGATGAGCCGATGACGATTTTCGTGAGTTGCTTGAATTGTGGACATAAATGGAAACAGTAACCGCAAAGCGGTTACTATCACACATCCAGCTACGCTGGATGGAAACAGTAGGCTTTTTGGGAAAAAGCTCGCAAAAAAGTTAATTATGGCTTTTTGGGAAAAAGCTCGCAAAAAAGTTAATTATGGCTTTTTGGGAAAAAGCTCGCAAAAAAGTTAATTATGGCTTTTTGGGAAAAAGCTCGCAAAAAAGTTAATTATGGCTTTTTAGAAAAAAGCCCCCCCAAACCTCAAGCCCCCAAAAACTTTCTTCGTAAAACTTAGAAGGATTATCCCATAATGAATAAATTATTAATTATGGGTCTTCCTATTGCAAAATCGGTTCTCTATGAGCAGCAATCTGCGTTATTAAAATCTTTAAAAAGCAAGTTTTTTAAGAGAAAGAATCACACAATATCATGTATTCCATCGCTAAGGCAAAATCTTCTTTATAGTCAGAGCAATGGCCTCAGAGAAGTGGCCCCGGTTGAATTTAAAAATAAACCCTGGTGAAAATTTTTATAATTTTGTAAATGATACATGGATGAAAGCACATAGAATTCCCAACTGGAGAAGTAGATTTAGTGTTTCAGATGAAATAACTGAAAAAAACGATAAGAATATTTTAGAACTTCTCCGCGAGTTGATTAAAGTAAATAAGATACCTACTAATCCAGTGACTCCCAGGCAGCATTTACAGCATCTCGTATATATATTAAAAAATTCATCTTTTAAAACCGAGGAAACTTTTCTACAGGTATATATACATGAATTATTATCATTCAAGCAAAATGGTGATATTGCAAAATTCCTAGGCTGGATGCTTCGTTCTTCAATTCCCACTATTCTTGATTTAGTTAGATTAAAAGAATATGATCCACCTTTTCTTATTAGGTTAACACTATCGCCTGGTAGGCTTATCTTACCTCGCCAATATTATTTGAAACCCGAGCTTAAAAAAACCGATGTATGGAAAGCATATGAGGAATATATGAGCATATGTTCAATTGAATTAGGTTTACCTTTTTTGCACAAAGCAATCGAGGCAGAGGAACAGATTGCTAAAATTCTAAGTAGTTCATCCTATCATTTTTCTGAATCGAAGCCAGGTAAGAAATGGAAATCATTATTTTCAGAATTTGATCTTGAGTCATTTATGCATGGTCTAAGTATCGATGCGGGCTGGGAACGACGCATTTGGTGTATTAATTCTTCAGATACTTTTAAACGCATTTTACACTGGTTATATTCTAGTGATCATGAATTGGTTTTATCCATTTTAACTATGCACATTATAAAATTTGCATCTCCATTCTTGAGAACTTCTATAAAAGAAGCACATTTCAATGTGTTTGGAAAGGCACTCATGGGTGTTAAAGAGATGCCATCTCCTGAATTAGAAATGCTGTATCATATAAAGGATGTGTTTCCAGATGCTCTTTGTAAATTATATTCATCCAAATTTCATGATAATAAGACACTTGCAAATATAAAATCAATGGTTAATAAAATACAGTTATCAGCAATTGATTATATGGAAAACAGTGATTTTTTCGGTAAATCAACTAAGAAAAAAGTCATTGAAAAACTTCATCGTATGAAATTTATTATAGGACACCCAGAATCTTGTAAGATACCAGATATTAAATATATTTCAGATAGTGCATTGCATAGCATTATTACGATTAATACTCAGAGAAGCAAACAATTACCAAGTCTTTCTGGTAAAACGAATGATCGGGAACTCAGCAATTATCCTTGTTTTATAACAAATGCCTCTAATTTTCTAGAAGCAAATACTATAATATTACCGTGGGGGGAGTTGAAAGAACCATTATATTCATATGATTCTGAATTTGGCTGGAATTATGGTGCTATTGGTGCTACCATTGGCCATGAAATTTGTCACGCATTTGATCTAGGGGGGTCAATGTTTTCTCCCGTTGGCAGATATAAAAGGTGGTGGACTCGGAAAAATTACATGAAATTCAGAGTTCAGACCCGAAAAGTAGTTGCATTTTACAATAAATTTAAACATTTCGGTAAGAAATTAAATGGTAAAAATACATTTAGTGAGAATTGGGCTGATTTAGGAGGTCTTAGAATTTCACTAAATAGTTTAAAAAAGGAATTGCAAGAAAAAGAAGCAACAAATTCCGAAACAATTCAAGCATATCGCACTTTTTTTATTTCTTATGCGTTTTCATGGAGTGCATTAATTAGAAAAAAGACTCTACTTTTTAATATGCACGAAAATGAACATTCATTTGGAGAAGATCGTGTAAATCGCATAGTGCCGCAATTTCAAGAGTGGATAGATGCTTTTGATATTAAAAAGACTGATCCGTTGTATTTAGAACCAGCAAAGAGGCTTAAATTTTTTTAGACTTATTAACAACTAACAACTAACAACTAACAACTAACAACTAACACCAATAACTTCTGATATCATAAATAACACGTATTATTTATGACATCATTTGTTCCATTTAATTAGATGGCGTCTTCCTCTTCATCACGCATTATTACTGTTCGCAAGGCGGAGAAAATAAATAAAAGTGATATATCTTTCCCATTTTTTTTCGTTGGAGAAAATCGTGGTTATCCAGTTTCTAGTATTCTACGCAAAATAAATAACTCGAATGATCTTCATATAGGAACATATCCCGACATTTTTCCCTATACAATCACTGAGTATTTCTGGATTAAAGCGGGTGACCCTGGAAAAAAACCATGGATTGCATTAGGTAAATTGAAAGGTGATATTTATTTTTTGTATATAGCATCCACCATTTTGCCAACTAACACTTTTTTAAATAATGGTCATATGAATTTATGGATATCATTAAATTACAGTGATTTAATACAATATGTAATGGATACCTCGTTATACAATGAATATATTTCAAGCACCGTCTAATTTAGAATCTGTATTCTAATATATTAATTAAATAATAAGCCATGCTAACATTAGAGAATGAAAACTACCGATAAAGTATATATTTGTATCTTATTACTTGCAATAGCTGTCCTTTTAATAACACCCTTATTTTTAAATGAGGGATTTCAGGCTGGAATGCCTGGTAAGCGATGTGGTGTAGATCTACCCGCATGCAATCAAGGACTACAATGTATGAATGGATTCTGTGAGCCTACTGTCCAACCCAGCCTTCTATCAAATCAATTACCAGTATATCCGTAAATTCTTAGTATAAGATAGAATAAATGAACGTATCATATACTCTTGGACTTTTAATTGGTGTGGCATTTCTAATTCTTGTAGTTATGAACTTGTCAATGAAGAAATCAGCAACACTCAGAATGCGGACAGGTGGTTCTGCAAAGTTACCATGCCTTGCAAATAATCACTGCCCAATGGGGCAAGCATGTTCAGATGGATTTTGTTCTGAGGGATTTGTTGCACAAAACCCAGTAGTCACTGATACATCTTCATGCACTGCAAAGGAATGCAATGGATTAAATGCGCCATGTTCTAGGAAGGAAACACCCTGTCCTGAGGGAACTTTCTGCCAGAATAATTCTTGTGTAAATATTGCAGCACCGGATCAAGGTGAGGCTTATAAGCAAATAGGAATGATACTTGATTAAGGTAAATTTTGCTTTCTCTGTATTGCGAGATCAGGAGCAGACCCAAACATTTCTCCCCAGCCTTCTGATGATTCTCCGGATATGGGATTACCATCAGCAGCCGAAATCACAGGTCCTTTCTTTGCCCCACGTGTCTGCTCTTGACGCTGGTCACTTACGAATTTATCACGAGCCTCCTCATTATCCTTGTATCGCTTCATTAAAGTATTAAGTTGATCTTCTGCGTATTCCTGATCCTGCACTTGATGCGGCTTTGGGTCCCATGGTAGCCATTTACCTACCTCACCTAGAAATATATTATGAATAGTATCTGACCTCTGGAGTTTCTTGGACATGGCTACGGCCTCTCCGTGAGTTCCTGTAACTCCCCGGACCTTCAGGCCCCTTATGGAAGTTCTAAATTCATTTTTGGCGAAAAATGCCTCCTCCAGTTTGGTCTGATTCTTGAACATGAAATCATCATATGCCTCTTTTATAGAAGTTTTCTTGATATCAGTATCATTTTCCTTCACAAAGGTTGTATATGACTCGAGGATATTTCCAATGTTTAATCGTGCTTTACGGCAAATATCAGCAGCCTCTGTAAGCGCAGTTGCAGCTGCACCGCTTAAATCTACAGCCGATGCTTCCATTTTATCAGATTCCTTTGTTAATTTATTATTTACATTCCGGACAATGGAGACAAGGAAGGTTTCTAGGTTGCGAATTTTATAATCAACTTCATATTGTTTTAGAAACTCTTGGAAGAAAAACTGGTCCTTATTTTCAAGGATATTTTCCGGGCTAAGGAATGATAAAAGCACAAACTTTTGACTACGGATTTCAGGATCTTCTTCTAAAAAATCCTCTTTTACTGGCGCAGACATTTCTATAATTTCTATACTTCGAAATTCTTAAAGTATCTTATTCAGAAAAAATCTATGGGAGAAGTATAAGAATGGACTTCTCTATGGGTGATCTTTTAACATCTGTCCTTAAATACCTAATTGAGGGTTTAGTTGTAGCATTTGTTGCTGTGTTAGTTCTGAACCCCAAGAAGCCAAATTTTGGTGAAATTCTAACTATTGGCACTGCCGCTTTTGCTACCTTTGCTGTGCTTGATACTTTTACTCCTTCTATTGCCGTGACTGCTCGCCAGGGTGCAGGATTTGGCCTGGGTGCAAACCTAGTTGGGTTCCCTAGGTAAATGGGTTCCCTAGGTAAATGGGTTCCCTAGATTCTAAATTGTTTTAGGCCTAGGCTTTTTAGGCTTTTTAGGCTTTTTAGGCTTTTTAGGCTTTTTAGGCTTTTTAGGCTTTTTAGGCTTTTTAGGCTTTTTAGGCTTTTTAGAAAAAAGCCAGCAAAAACAAAAAAGCCAGCAAAAACAAAAAAGCCAGCAAAAACAAAAAAGCCAGCAAAAACAAAAAAGCCAGCAAAAACAAAAAAGCCAGTAAAAAAACACAATATATCATTTATATTATTAAACAAATTCATTCATTATCTTTTAAGGCAATGAATGAATTAGATCATATTTTATTATAACTTCCCTGGAATCTATTAGATTTATTTAATTTGAATTGGTCCTTCTGTCTTACCATTAGGCCAAGTTACGGATTTTGCTGGTGTTGCTGGTGCAGGTGCTTGTGCTCCTGGTGTTGCTTGTGCAGGTGCTTGTGCGGCTGGTGTTACTGGTGCAGGTGCAGGTGCTCCTGGTGTTACTGGTGCTGGTGCAGGTGCAGGTGCTCCTGGTGTTACTGGTTCTGGTGTTCCTGTTACTGGTGCTGGTGTTCCTGTTACTGGTGCTGGTGCAGGTGCAGGTGCTCCTGGTGTTCCTGTTGCTGGTGTTACTGGTGCTGTTGCTGATGCTGGTGCTGGTGCAGGTGCTGGTGTTACTGTTGTTGTTGCTGCTGGTGTTACTGGTGCTGGTGCTGGTGCTGGTGCGGTTGGTGGTGTTGTCCCTGTTGCTGGTTTTGGTGCTTCTGTGCCAGTTCCTGTGCCAGTTCCAGTTCCAGTTCCAGTTCCAGTTCCTGTGCCTTTGCCTGTGCCTGTGCCTGTGCCTGAATCTGGTTTCCCAGTTCCAGTTCCAGTTCCAGTTCCAGTTCCAGTTCCAGTTCCAGTTCCAGTTCCAGTTCCAGTTCCTGAATCTGGTTTCCCTGTTCCTGTTCCAGTTCCTGAATCTGGTTTCCCTGTTCCTGTGTCTGTTCCTGATCCTGTTCCTGTTCCTTTATCTACTTTTCCTGCTGTCACTGTTGGTCTTACTGGCGTTTGCGGTTGCGTTTCCGTTTGCGGTTGCGTTTCCGTTTGCGTTTGCACTTTACCTTCACTACTTCCTGACTTATTTAAGGTTATTGAACTACTAAGGCGATATTTTCTTTCAGCATCTTGCCTTAAAGCCATTATATATCGTATGATTCCACACTCTGACGAAAGCGATGTTTCTGTTTCAGTTGTGCATTTTTTCCCAGAATAAACTGATAGAATTAGAGAAAGAACCTTGCCACTTATTAAAAACCCTAGATCTTCTAAAAGTTGAATTTCACCATGGTTAAATTCTTTCTTTTCCCAACTGTTTTTATTATTATCTGTCATTTTTCGTATCTCATAATTTTTACCATTTATTGTAACTTTTACTAAATCGGAATCAGAAGGATGTGGACCACTCTGCATTCTAGTATTACCAGAAGCATCTAACATCCCAGCAGTCCCAATAGCAACGGCTGCAGTAATTGCTGCAGTTGTTGCAAATTCTTCTTCTTTGCCACCACCTATCATTAGATTATTCTCAGAATCATTACTAAATACAATTTCTGTCACCCACCCAGGTGAAGTTTTAAACGAGTAATTTCTATTAAGATTTACTTCATCGAATTCCGTTTCACGCTTTTTAATCTGCCCTGATTTTGTAAAGGAAATATTAAAAATATCCTTTGTTTCTTCCCCAGTTGAATCTTCATTTATTACTAGATTTTCTACTGTTAAATTATTAAATCCCATAGAATATCTTTTAATGACATCGCTATGTTTAGGAATAAATCCAATACTTATTTGCTTATGGTGATCTCCTGCATGTAATAAAACCCCATTAAAATGCGGGATTTCTTCATCTTCTTCTGAAACATATAAGACCCTACTGGCATGTAATAAAATTAAGGATTCTAGGCCTTTTTTTATCTCGTTATCTTCTTCACCTTTTTTAAATAGGGGGCCTGCAAAAATAATGTATACATCTGAATAATCATTTAACACATTATTCACCCAATTAAAAACATTCAATGCCGTCTTTTTATTACCATGAAGAGGGGCTACTACAAAAACGTTGACTTCAGTAATATTTAAAATTCCAACAATAATATTGGCATGTCCCTTTTGTGCAAGTGAATAATTATTAAGATACATTATATTATTCCATCTTTCTGTATAATCGTCAAATGTTTCTAAATTTGTTACTTCAAAGTTTGTATTATTGTAATTATCTTCAATTTGCATTGGTATAGATTTCCATGACATGTTAGACACAGTAGGAATTTCATCAGTGAAAGCTTTACCACCTCCACCTTGAACTGGTTGTATTACAGCACTTGGATTATCCGGAAGAAGGCTTGCGCTAGGATTATGGTTTCCACCAATCATATCTAATCAGAACAGAGACTTAAGAAACCCCTAAAAGAACATACTATATGAATAGTTTGGTTGGACAAACACAGGCAGTTGAGGGCACTCTTCCTGATTTGCAGACTAGGAAACGTAAGATACAATGTAAGCAAGAACTCATTATTATGAGCCTCCAGGCATTTTATTCAAGTAGAACAGACTTGAAGGAAATTATGGATTTATTGCTGGGGACTAGTATAATAAGTCTTCGTCTTATTGACTGGTTTGTTACAAATTATGCAAAGAGACATTCAATTGGTTACATGTTGGGTGGCCAGGAATTCATGGTTTATATGAATTATAAGAGTCAGTTGAAGGCGTATTCTAAGAAACTCTTTGATCCTTTTTGCAGAAGAGAACGTATAATGTTTTCTCTTCCTGGGACTGAGCAATTTGTCACGACGGTAGGCAAATTAAATTTTTTTAGATGGGCTATCGAAAAAAATGTAATTGAATATTTGAAGAAGTATCGTGAGACTGTAGAGGGAGAAATGAATACTCATATGAAGCAGTTGAGTAGATCTCGTTCTACTCGTAATTCTACGGGATCTTCTAGTGATGCAATAGATGAATCCAAATCTAAGAGAATACGGACTCCGTTCCAAACATCACCACCGCAAACATTATGCAGACGTGATGTTGAGATAAATGTTGGATTTGATTAATACTTACGCCTTGTTACTGATTTTCTTGATTTCTTTGTTTTATTGTTTTTCTTTTTTTGTTTTCTAGAAGGCTTATATCCTCCCTTCCAGGCTGGCCGCCCAATAATTTTAGAGGTACTACTGGGACCATAGTAACCTCTGGGATTTTTCAATGTATAATTAGCCCCACGCCCAGTCCCGCGCCCCAAATTTCCCATTCGGCCAGGCATTGTGCTCCTAGTTGCTATCCCAGTAATTCCACTTAATGACTGCGGTGTTTTCTGTAAGGATTGTGATCTAGCCTGTCCTTTTTCCATGGGTGACGTGAACGGCGGCAAGGAAGTCTGATCTGGACTCCTGAGTGGTTGTCTCGCCAAGTGTTCGCCAGTGGTGGATGTTACAGTTTGCTGCCCTTTTCGACTATTGTAAAAATCTTCATACCTATTCAGAAACTGCTGGGTAACATTCCCACTGCCGCTGCTGGTGCCCTGCTGGGAGGGCAGACTTTGCGGCATTGAGGGGGGGCTCGTGGTGCCCTGCTGCGGCCCTGGTGTAAGCCGATTATTTAAGTTAAAGCGACTGGGCCTATGAGTGCCACTGGCCCTAGGAGTGTCACTGGCCCCACTGTAGTTAGACGGCAATCTAAGAGTTTGAGAAGGAGGTCCACCAGATCTAGAAGGAGCGCTGGTGCTGGTGCTGGTGTTGGTGCTGGTGTTGGTGCTGGTGCTGGTGTTGGTGCTGGTGCTGGTGCTGGTGCCGGTCCCGGTCCCAGTAGATTGATATCCTTGAGTATTATGATTGTTGCCGTTGGTACCCATACCAGTGCTTTCCCTATTATTTGGTGCTTGAACCCCTCGGTTTCTTTTTTTTAATATTTTTGAGTGTTCTTTAATATAAGTTAATAATTTATCCTTTAAAATTTTAAGAAACTTTTTTTTCATATCCATTTCAGTATCCTTTAAAAAGGATTCAAAATCTATTTCGTCCTCCAATTCAACCTGAAGGTCAGCAAATGTGTCAAATACAAAATACCCTGAAGTAACATCAGTTGTCAAATATCCATGACCTTCTTGACCTTCTTCACGACTATCATCATCAATTTCTAAAAAAAACTCATTAATTTCATCTATTAATGTAGATATTAAACAATCTTCTTCATCTGTAAGTTTTAAAATTTCTTTTAATTTCTCCATAAATTCTTCAAGTAAAAATTTAACATACGATAGTTTATCACCTTTTGTTTTAAACTTCTCTCTCTCTGTGTTACGAACTTTTTTCTCTGCAGCAGTTATATTATTCATCCTTTTTTTCTCCGCCGCCGCCTGCGCCTCCTTGACCCTTTTTGCCTCCGCCGCCGCCTCCTGCGCCTCCTTGACTGCCGCCGCCGCCTCCGCCGCCACCTTATCATTAAGCTCCTTTTGCAGAGCCTTCGCTTGGCGCTCTAACGCATTTTGTTTGGTCTTCTCTTCCACATCTGTCCACATCTTCCTAAACTGGCCTGCATTGCGTTGAATCATTTTTTCTCTTTCTTTATCTAGATATCTCGTCCCTTCAATAAATTGGCCGTCATCATCTATAAAACAAAGGGTAATAATTTCATTATACAGATTTTGTTTTTCTTCTCCTTTAACTACCATTTTCGCATCCTCATACAAATTACCAATGATTGTATCATTAATTAAACGAGCATCAGGAATATATTTTTGTAATAAGGTAAAAATTCCATCATTTTTTTTATAGAACAGCCTATATCCAGTAACCCCCGTGCTACCTGAATCAACCGCATTTTTAAAAACATTAATATTTTCTTTGCACTCAGTATCTATTTGTTTTGAAAAAACACCTGGTTTAAGACATAATCTATTATAATCATAAGTATAAAGTTTTGTAAAATAATCTATTTTTTGTTTTATTTCTCGTTTCTTATTAAACATATGTCCCCAATATATATCATTTCGTGGTTTAATTTCCTCTTCTTTTTGTTCCATTCCTCTTAATACTAAATAAGCAAGAGTATGAATTGCAAGGTTTTGATATCCAATTTCTACAAGTTGTTTTTTGTTTTCAAATATTTGCGCTGTTTGCCCTGACATCTATATTAAAAATATATTTAAAATAACTAAATAGATATGGAAGATTCTACAGAAACATCAATAACCTGGAATGATTCTCTAGAATCGTTAGTCGCCGAGGAGGCTGAAAAATGCGCAGGGCTTTCCTGGCTCCATTCTGAATGTGAGCGGTATTTCTCAATACATACAAACTGGATTGCTCTTCCGGTTATTATTTTGAGCACAGTAAATGGTTTTTTATCCGGGAGTTCTCAAACTATTTTCACGAATCCACAGAGTTCTTCTATTGGCCTGGGTGTAGTCAGTTTATTTACTGGAATTTTATCAACTTTGGGATCTTATTTTGCATGGGCAAAGAGAACAGAGGCCCATCGTATTTCCGCAATTCAATATCAGAAAATTTCCAAGTTTCTGACTATTGAATTAAGTTTGCCTAAGAACGAACGTGTGGCTGCAAAAGATATACTGAAACTTACGAGGGAACAGATTGAGCGGCTTATGGAAATTTCCCCAGCAGTTCCAGAATCTATATTGATGAAATATAGGCTGAAATTTAAGGATGAAAATGATATTGCACATCCCGAAATCGTTGGAGGGTTAAAAAAAGTCGTCATAAATAAGATTGAAATGCCTTCAGCAGATGATGCGATTAAAATAAATATAAATGGAAACACTTCAATTGTCCCTAGGAAGTAAACATGGTGTAATTTGGCTTAATAAAAGTGTGGAAATGGAATTTATTGTAAAGGGGTTATTATTTGATATTTGTATGGAGACTTCAGGGACACCTGGGACTTCAGGGACACCTGGGACTTCAGGGACACCTGGGACTTCAGGGACATCTGATACGTCAGGGACATCTGGGACTTCAGGGACACCTGAGACTTCAGGGACACCTGAGACTTCAGGGACACCTGAGACTTCAGGGACACCTGAGACTTCAGGGACACCTGAGACTTCAGGGAGACCTTCATCCTTTGATACACCAGAAACACTCGGATTTCTTTTATTTCTAGGCACCACGATTTCTTCTTTTTTTATTCCGGTTATATTTTCTACATGTTCGTATGGCATCTGCTCATTAAAATACATATCAACTGCTATGGCTTTTAATTTCGTTTGAATACTTGCAATTGAAATCCCTTCTAATATTGAAATTTCTGCAAGAGTTTTCTTATCCTTAATATGCTTAAGCATAATTGACACGCGATTTGTTGTCCATTTTGGTTGATTCATTTTATTTATATTTTAAATATAAATAAAATATTCAATTTTTACTATTTAATTAGACAATCATTTCCTTATATTCTTGCTCACTTAGAATACTTACATTTATATTATCCAGATTTGATAACCACGGATATCTTAATTTCTCTTTTTTGTCTTGCGTTAATTCATCTGTCATCAATATGAAGAAATTGAGTTTATTGTCTCTTAGAGAAATCAACACCTTATCATTTTGATCATATGTGAGAATTATCTTAGGATCTTCACCCCTTGAATATTCCAGACTTACCCTGGAATCAAGGTCTAATGTAGATTCTAATTCATAGATTTTACCCTTGTAATTTACGGAAATATAATCTTTCTTTACTTTTCTACTAGAATTCTGCATGTAGAATTTTGTAAACATTAGCCCCATTGGTTTTATAATGTCTTTACTTTTTAGACCATCAAGTTCTTTTATTGGAAGAGGTAAACTCCTATATTGGCCAATTGGCATCCATCTGCGCTCGGGAGTCCTTGGCATTTCTAATTCTTACAAGAAAACTCTCTCTTAGAATATCCGTATTCGTTATTTTTTTAAAAAAAGATAAATAATTAGAGAATATAGAATTACACATAAAAAATATAAGAAACAGTTATTTTTACATATGCTTGTTTCTCTGTATACAAATCGTATATTTAAAACACGAATTATTAGAGGCTCATCATGGACTTCTCGAAATTCTCTCACTTCTCGGAATTCTTGGCCCTCTCGACCTTCTTGGCCTTCTTGGCCTTCTTGGCCCTCTTGGCCCTCTTGGCTTATTCTACAATATAAACATTCACCAGTCCATGGTTCCCAGCATTCCAGATGCACAAATATTGAACAATTACATGATAGTTCTGGAATATGAGCACTATTTTCTGTAAAACTTTCAAGACATATTGGACACGCTAGGGGTTCCATCCTAATTGTTTTGCCATAATTATATTTTCTTAATTTTACAAGATCTGTATGTTCTATCATATGTGGTCTAGACATTACTATAGTATGATAAAAATACCCGGAATTAGAAAAAAATCCCCTATATTGGCAGCCAGGAGGTTCGCAGGATTTGACATTTCCTATTACCTTTTACCCTGGATTTCATCGAATTTTGACAATTGATTAGCGTTTGCCGAAGCACCTGCTATTATGCTGATTTCTAAATGTTATATTTGAATGCACCTTATAAGAGCAGGGAGTATTACCCCACCGATTAAGGTACACTTAGTTGATATTTAGACCATTGAACTATGAAAGACCCGCGAACAAATGATTAACTGTGATTCGGCTTTCACACCGTCTTTGTCTCACATAAGATTGGGTCTAACTGAGTATTGAAGGGGTATAAATATATGCAACTTATCGTTGTTGCCACGGTCAATTTGCTCTTCGCCAATATAGGGGGCTTCGCCCCCTATGACCCCCATCCTATGGGGGCTTCGCCCCCTAAGACCCCCTCGCTAAGACCCCCTCGCTAAGACCCCCTCGCTAAGACCCCCTCGCTAAGACCCCCATAAGGGCTCCGTCAATTTAACATCCACTGTCGTATGATGTATCTTTTACATACGTATTCTCTTCATTCACTGCATTCTCACTACTCAATCTAGGTAAAACAGAGATGCTCTTCCATTCTATATCTTTTACTTCCTTGGGAATGGTCATTTTTGCAACCTCCGTCTTTCCCTTAGGCTCATCAATCTGAATGAGTGTCTTACCATTTGCCTCACTCAACACCCAATCCACATTTGTCTCAAAAGCATCAATCTCCTCCTCCAGTTCCTTTGCCATTTTCTTAAGGTTCATCGGATCAACTACCTCAACCTTATTTGTCTCCATAAAACTTGTCCTCAATGCCATGATAGTCTCTGGGTTTGTCTTGACGTCCTTTCCAAGTTCAGAAGTTAGAAGTCCATCCAGTCTCTTCTCTAAAGCATTTATTGCATCTAGATATTCCCTGGTCACTGTATTGATATTTCGTGTCATTTTCTCTAGAAGATTTTTCTTGTAAGTTACACTTGACTTGTGCTCAATTGCCTCTGCAACTGTGCCTACCCATTTCTTTGGTCCTGTCCCGATTGTCACCTGGGTTTGTGCATTGGAGAGCACAATGGCACGCTTGATTGTATCACGACGCTTCACCAGATCCATGTATGACTGATACTCTGCTTGCGCATGTTTCTTCAGCTCACTTTCATCTATTCTATTATTCTTTGTGCTAAGTAAACTCCACTCAACGTAACCGAGACACTTATTGATGCGCTTATCCAAGAGTTTTAACTCTGCAAGTCCTTGGGTTATACTCATTTGGGACATTTTGGTTGAATTAAATATGAGAATCATTAAAATCAATTTTACAGGGGCGCCTATTTGCGCATTTATAAATATCGTTTTAGTAGTATGCCAAGGCGAAAGACAATCCCCAAAATTCTGAAAGATCTCACCTGGCAAAAGTGGATTGGCGATGACATCGCAAAGGCCAAATGTCTCTGTTGTGGTGTAAATGATATCAAGATGAATTCTTTTCATTGTGGGCATATTATCGCTGAGGCTGATGGAGGCCCGACTACCGTAGATAATCTGAGGCCAGTCTGTGCTACGTGTAATCTGTCTATGCGAACTCGGAATATGCTTGAGTTTAAAGGGACACATGCACTTGGAAACGTAATTAGTTCTGAGGGCACACAAGGGGACCAAAGGGCCCAAGGTTCTGCCATTTCAATAAATGAAAATAGAATTCAAGCATCTACTATGATCGGTTCTACATCAGTGAATTTATCAGTTCCTCTGAAACATTTAATTAAAGGTATTCATTCCTTATTTTGACAGTAAAACCACATTTGCCACCGTAATCATTAAAGCCCCAATTCCCCCCATGACCGTTGGTTTTTCACCATTAAACAGATACCCGAATACATAGGCTGCAACAACACCAAAGAAACTCAGCATACTGAAAACGGCAGTAGACACAAGTGGAATTGCCGTGACTCTCAATGAATAACCCGTAAAGCCAATGAATGCATTGAAAAGAATCATAGGCAACCATATATTCCATGAAAAATCCACCTTGGGAATTTCAATCCCTAGGGGCCTTGCGCCAAACATTCCTGCAATGACAGCAGGCAACATCCAGAGCCCAGCACCACCATAGAGTTCAAGAAGTCCCTTGAATCCCGATTCTTTCTCTTTTGAGAGTTTGAAGAAAAGATATATTGCCGTTTCAGTCAAGGCTGCTCCTAGGGCACATAGAGTCCCAAGGGGTTTCTCTACATCTAAAATTGTCCCTTTCTCAGGATGGACCACAAGAATCATACCGATCAGTGCTACGATTATCCAGGCTAAAGAGGCTAAGGGAATAACTTCACCTAGCAGAATCCATGCGCCAATTAAATTCCAGATAGGATAAGTGTAGAAAATTGCCATGGCGTTTCCAGGACTCAGATCAGCAAAAGCCTTGTAACTTACGGTTATGTGACTGAGATTCAATAAACCTGCATACGCGACAGTTGGCCATGAAATTTGCCCGAATTGTTTTGAATTACCGGTAACAAGAATTGCAGATGCGGCCATAAAGGAATAGACCAGAAATCGCGAAGCGACTTGGGTCCATAGATTTGTCGGAACTGCTTTTATTAAAATAGGATATGCAGACAATATGATTTCACCGAAAATCACTGAGGCTTCGGCAAACACAGCACGTCCTAATACCATCTTAGTTATAGACAATAAATTACAAGGGATCTTTTCTTTGTAATTTTTTGGCTTTTTCCTCCGTCAGGGGTTTTGCAGTTTTCAAAAGTTTCGTTAATAAAAAACTTTACATCTCCTTCTTCCTACGAGAAGCCTCCTTCATAGCCGCACCCAGCTTTACATTCTTATTCTTCTTTTTCATCTCCTGGTAAATCTTCTTCACAAAGGAAGTCCACTTGCTAATCTTACGCGTTCCCTTTCTTCCAGAGTTTCTGCGTGTTTTTGCCATTTATACTTATTACTTAGAATTTAATTAAATCCGAGTGCTCTTCCAAAACAATGTAGCACATAAATATCTGAACAAAGGATTAAAAGTAAGAATAATAATACATTTTCTATTTTTTCATTCTTGAAATATGTGAACAATTCGGAATGCTTGAAAAGAATAATTGTAGGTAGGGCACTTGTAAATCCTAGGAGCACCCATCCCATGGTTGGCTTATTGAGTCCCAGGAAAAGGCCAAGCAAGAAATATTCACCATTGTAATGGCGAATTGCCCCTATTAAATCCACTGCAGAATTCTCAATCTTCAGAAATACAGATTTATCGTCGTTACCGCTCATTCGTAGTTTCTATACTGCGTGGATAAATCGTCAATTTTTGGCCGTAATTGCTCATATGCTTCAAGGCTGTTCATATTCTGCTGTTCTGCGTATCCTTGTGGAACATAACGACTTGAAAATCCTCTGGATAAAATACGCTTACTTTCTTCCTCTCCTCTGATACCCTTATTATCCTTCACCGATGCTCGCAGTTCCCTTGCCACGTTGCGGGAATCGTATTCTGGTGCATATTGATCGAAGAATATATTACCAACGAGTTTTGGTCCAGCAGGATCAAACATGGGTGCCGGTATAGAAAAAGGTTGATTTATTCGCGATGAAAGACTCCCTTGGTCATTAAACGTAACGGCTGCATTTTTTCTAAAATTAGCCTCAGATGGTTCAGGCCGGAAGAATGCTTGCTGGACATAACCAGGAGATCGCTGTAGTTCCAGATTTCTAGCATTCGCAGTATCACGTGTAACCTCTTCACGCCGTGAACGTGGTATGAACTGAGGTAGTGGGACACTTGAAATTTCAATTGTTGGTAAACTTACAGACATCTAAACTCTAATTGATTACTTATATTTAGATGAAACTCATTCCTTATTTTCTCAATACCGAAGGATCAGAATGGATAAAACTATCTGTTTTCTTGCGTTCAGGTGGTCGCGAAATCTGGGAACTTGATGATGGCGATAAAGATAAAACAATCAAGAAAATGCTTGAGGAAAATGGATTTCCAGTCTTGGATATGAAAAGAGAGCCTGGTCATATTTTCGCATCAATTAATTCTAAAGCAATTAAAATGGGTGAATTCTATTCATGGGCTGAGGTGGATCCTGCAACATCTGAAGAGGATATCTGGAGGGATTTTTTAATACCTAGATCACTCTGGTCGTGTTCTGTATTCAGGGATCACTATTGTAAGTCGAGTGGGTTATCCACAGAAATTATGGGACATCTAAGGCATTTGTTCCATATATAAATAGAATGGCTGAGGAAAATAGAAATAAAACTCAGAGAAATCTAAGCAATGTTCTGGATATAAGCGGTGCAGCGGCACTCGGGTTTTCTGAGAAAACGTTTCAAGCATTGAATAATGATGCAGTAAATGCTTTAAAGCGACCATGGCATAAGTTAGAACGTGGATTGCGGATAGGACGAATTCGTGAATTTGTGTCTCGTGAAAAGGCGCGATTTTCGCTATCAGATAATGATTCAGATGCTCTTTTTAAATTATTATCTAAGAGCCTACAGGATAAACTCTTGAGTAATAAGGCCGCCGTTACATATGATTTTGAGAACGAGCAAATCACTGAAATCAAGGGGCTCGTATCTCATACAACTGCGTCAGGGCAGGTAATTTATCAGTTACTTGAGAAAAAAACAGTGCAGACTCTGAAGAAAAAGAGTAAAAGAAATCCCGACTAATTGTATCTGTCGTTTTTATAGTAGCCGCTAATAGAAATGAAAGGGCCTGAAAAAATGAAAGGTAATCTATTGCCAGGAATTGTAATGAATACATTGGATCATGTATCGCAATGTCTGGAGGAATGGGAAACATATGTGCCCAGGCCTTCACACTCTGACTTACAGAGAGACTGGACTGACTCAATGAAACAGTATCTTAGATCAATTGATGATGATGAAGATAAAATGGTAGATTCAATCATTTATGGAATGATTGAAGCTTACAATGAATGGGATTCAGATGATTTTTCGACTTCAGTTGAACATGAGAAAACATACTCTCTGATGCAACGGCCACAGACAACGCAACGTTCAACCGACTGGTTTTCGGAATTTAAAAGATGTCTCACAGCAAGTGAATTATTTAAGGTGTTCGGTTCCCCAAGAGAACGTGGTATTCTTGTTATGCAAAAGGCTGGAAAGATAGAAATGCCCTCGCGGAATTCATGCTCAATTGCTACTAGGAATAATATGAGCCCATTTGATTGGGGCATTTGTTTTGAGCCCGTGGTTAAACAGATTCTGGAGAAAAAATGGGAAGCAATTATTCATGATGTAGGCCGATTTGTGCACCTAACTGAAACAAGATTAGCGGCAAGTCCAGATGGTCTTATTATTCGTTCACTCAAGTCACCAGAGATGGGTGGACATCTTCTTGAAATTAAATGCCCGAAGTCTAGAAAGATAGGTGTTAAAATTCCCATGGAGTATTATTATCAGATGCAGCACCAGTTAGAAGTTACAGGAGTTAGAGCATGTGAATATGTAGAAGTGACATTTGAATTTTGTGAGAAAGAAGCCGTGGTAGGAAGACAGGAAATCTGGTATGGAAACATGGCAGTTGTTGGCTCTTTCAATGAACAATATTCTGATTGGTTACCTTCAAAATATGCATATGGCCCAGTAGGAGACTTGGAATGGGTTCCTGATACGGGATTAAATGAGAAAGTTATAGAAATAAATACATGGAAATGTGAACAAATACATCATGAGCGTGTACACAGAGATCAGACATGGTTTTCCAGTTTAATGCCTAAGATTGAAGAATTCTGGAATGATATAGAAAAGGCTAAACGAAATGAATTTACTTTGCCTGAGAGCACAAGGAAGAAGAAAGATGTGGTGTGTATGATAGAAGATATTAGCGAAACTGAAGAGCGATTGGCCTAAAAGGCTAAGGCTAGAGGCTAAGGCCAAAAGCCAAAAGCCAAAAGCCAAAAGCCAAAGGCAAAACATCATTTATAAAAGGATAATGACAGTTCATGTAATAATGTAGTGCCATTATCGGGTGTTGCCCGTTTGTAATTATTAGTCACCTGTCCATATGTTCCTGTTTTTTCAATAAGACGCTGACCGTCTGCATTATATGATACTTCAGAATTGTAATTAGATATTTTTCCATCAGAAGTCTCCATATAATCTCCAAGTAAATGATATGGTTTTCTAGGTATATCGAGTGTCGCATCAGCCGGACCAGATAACGGTGGTAAAGGTGACGTCAATGGCATTTCACATAATTGACTTGTTGGATAAGCGGGTCTTTCCATATAATTTTTAAAATTATCTTTCGTAGTTTGTGGATTTGCTGCGTAAATTAAGGCCATTCCTGCTATAGCAAAAATAACAATCGTTATAAAATCATAGACCATTCTCTTCTAATTATTATTAATTAAAAATAGATATGGCCGATGCTCAAAATAGTGATTCTTCTTCTATAACGATCCGACAAGACTGGAATCCAGGTGTTGAGGCTATGTTAGCAGGCTGGTGTGATGAGGCTAAATGTTTCGAATGGATGCACACAGAGGCGTTTTCATATTATGATAAACGAGCACGTGCATTGGCAGTTATGACAAATATACTTATTGCAGTCAGTGGCGTTTCTAATATTATGGCGGGGGGCACGGCCATAAATGGATTCCAACTTTCCTGGGTGTTTGGTTCCATAAGTGTTCTCATAAGTATAGCAAATATGCTCCAGGAAAAATTAGGATATCTTGGTAAATCCATTCAACACAATAACCATGGGACTCAGTGGGGTATGGTGCGTAGAAAAATAGAAGAACAATTATCAATTCCACCTGAGGCAAGAAAGGACTGCGGAACATTTATGAAATATTTGCGAGCCGATATTAATCAAGTATCAATTGATGGAAATACAATGATTCCTGAGTTTATACGTAAAATTTGTAATGAAAAATTTTCTAGAATTCAGGATTTTGATGTTCCGGATATCTGCGGAAAAATGGAGCATACCAGGGTTTATATAAGACCACCTGCAATCAATCCTTGACTGATTACGCGTATAACTCGGTCCACTCCTTTGCAGTATTCTCATACTCGGCCCGATTCGTTTTATACTGATTTGCAATATCAGGCATTAGAGGATCATCTGGATTCGGATCAGTCAACATAGATATGACTGAAAGTAATACCTTCGATACGGTTAATGCCGGAGACCAATTAGTTTTCAAAATATCAAGACATATGAATCCACCTGTGTTGATATTTGGATGATATATCTTAGTCACAAACATTACACGCGGTGGCTTGAAAGGGTAGTCAATTGGAAATTGTATTGTCAGATTGAATACACCCCCGGCATATGGTGAATCTCGTGGTCCGAAAATCACGGCTTCCCAGTTAAACATATCATTTTCGTCGACAGGTCCTGCACTACAGTCACCTGGAGGATCCTTTAGAAGTTCAGAATGTTCTTTTTGAATACGCTTTATTGTTGCCATGTATAGCTTACATATTTACATGTGCCACCGTCAATTTTACAATAACTTTTATTTATTAATAAACTAGCAAATGAACGATGCCAAACAATGTCCCTGGTGTTCTCGCTGGTGTTTAAAAGATGCTGCCTGTAATTACATTTTTGCCTGTGGCTTAGAAGAAAACGGGAAATTTAAAGTCGGTGAGGGGTGTGGACGTAGTTGGTGTTGGCAATGTGGTAAGAAATTCTGTTCTCTTTATTACAATCCTGACACTGGTATAAAGTCTCCTTCTGCAAAAGAGACACATGATTCTCAATGTTGCCAGAATGAGTCTGATTTCAAGCGAGAAGATTACTGTCAAGGTGGGCATAACAGTCATTGCGAGAGAAGATGGTAATATACGACCCTAAAGCCATGAAGGTATAAAATTGATTAAAAATGCGTTTACATTATTAGTTATAAACTAATAATGCAGCGTAGTATGCGTGTAATTAAGCGTAATGGCGGTGAGGAGCCAGTGTCATTTGATAAGGTTTTGAAGCGTATCCAGAAAGCCGCCAAGGGTCTTTCTATACAAGTTGACACGCTTGCTCAGAATATTATTTCTCAGATTTGTGATGGTATCGCCAGCAGTAAGTTGGATGAATTGGCTGCGCAACTCGCAGCGAGCCTTTCAACTCTACATCCAGATTATTCAACGCTGGCATCTAGGCTCACTGTAAGTAATCATCACAAGAATACGGAATTTACATTTGCAGAAGTTGTGAAGCTTCTCAGAAATCAAGTATCTACCCATACAGGGAAGCCCGTATGTTATGTCTCCGAAGATCTGGAAGCAGTTAGCAGTAAATACGCAGAACTCATTGAGTCTCGTATTAATTATGATCGCGATTACGATTTTGATTATTTCGGATTCAAGACTCTTGAGAAATCATATCTTCTAAAGGATATCAAGGGTCGTATCCTGGAGAGGCCACAGCATATGTGGATGCGCGTGGCTCTGGGTATCTGGACAAATGGGGCTAATTCTACACAGTCTCAAGTAGACCAGGCATTCAAGACATATGATCTCATGTCACAGAAATATTATACTCATGCGACTCCTACACTCTTTAATGCTGGAACTCCTAGACCCCAGTTATCCTCTTGTTTTCTCCTCGCAATGAAGGATGATAGTATTGACGGAATTTATGAGACTCTGAAGGACTGTGCCAGTATTTCTAAATTCGCAGGAGGCATTGGACTCCATATTCACAATATTCGCGCCTCTGGTTCATTAATTGGTGGAACAAATGGGACAAGTAATGGGATTGTTCCAATGTTGAGAAATTTCAATGCTACTGCACGCTATGTTGACCAGTGCTTTACTCCAGATACTCTCATCTATACTCTGAATGGCCCCAAGGCAATTGAGGATGTAGGTGTAACAGATAAGGTTCTTACCAGTAATGGTAATTATGAGAGTGTTATTCAACCAGTGAGACATGAGTATACTGGACCTATGCTAAATATTCAGGTAAAGAATGCTATATATAATGTGCGGGTAACTCCAGAGCATCAGGTATTTGCACTCAAGGGTCAAACAAAAGGTCTAAACTTTGATGTGATTCGTAATCGTCTTAGTAAGAATATAGCAAAGCCAGAGTTTAGTGATGCTAGGGATCTCTTGGCTGGAGATTTCCTAGTATTTCCCATTCCCCAGTATGAATGTGATATTGCAAATATGACCGAGGAGGACTGCCGATTCTATGGTATTCTTCTTGGTGATGGTCATATTTCAACTGCTGCTTCAGGTGTATGCTTGAATTCTATCACTAAGAAAGAGGTATTTAACTTTGTCATAAATTATTTGGAGAAGCATGGAATTCATCCAAATGTGTATACGGAGGATGTAACTGTTCGTATCAAGTGGTCAACTGCTTCTACTGGATTTAAATTCACTAGGTCTCAGTTATATGATGCAAATCACCAGAAAAAGGTAGATACACCTCTACTTCATCTGCCTCTTAATAAACTCAAGCAGATTATTCGTGGAATTATTGAGACCGATGGCTGTGTTGGAACAAAGGAGATTGCTCTTGAACTTTCATCGTATCCTCTCATTGAGGATATGAGGTATATGCTCTTACGCCTTGGTGCTCTATCCTCTGGATATGAGAGGAATCGTGTTGGTCAGGTATCTCCATCAAAGGATATTATGACAAAGCTTCCCACAGCTGTGCTCAGAATTCCAAGGATTCCAGAGATTCTTGATATGTTTCCAGATGCACCAAAGGGTGAGTTCTTCAGTTACATGAAGCATGAAACAAATCTATATTCTCGTATTGAGGAAATTACTGAGACAGAGTATAGTGGCGTCGTGCACGACTTTGAGATTGATGGACCGCATGATTACACTGTCGCACATCTTGGTATTGCACACAATGGTGGCGGCAAACGCAATGGTTCCTTTGCGATTTATCTGGAACCCTGGCATGCTGACATTGAGGATTTCCTCAAACTCAAGTTGAATACTGGTGAGACTGAGGAGCGTGCACGCGATCTCTTCTATGCACTCTGGATTTCAGATTTATTTATGGAGCGTGTAGAGGAAGATGGAAAATGGAGTTTGTTTTGTCCGAATGAGGCACCTGGTTTGGCTGATGTCTATGGTGACAAGTTCAATGAACTCTATTTAACATATGAGAAAGAGGGGCGTGCTCGTAAGTCGGTCTCCGCACAGCAACTCTGGTTTAAGATCTTGGATTCTCAGATAGAGACAGGAACTCCTTATCTCCTTTATAAAGATCCTGCAAACAAGAAAAGCAATCAGAAGAACTTAGGAACAATCAAGTCTTCCAATCTCTGCACAGAGATCATTGAGTTCTCTAGCCCTGATGAGACTGCTGTCTGTAATCTGGCATCTCTGGCATTACCTGCTTTCGTTTCAGAGGATAATAAGTCATTCAATTATGAGAAACTTAGAGAAGTCACTAGTGCTGCTGTGCTTGCTCTTAATAAAGTAATTGACATTAATTTCTATCCTATACCTGAGGCCAAACGATCTAATATGCGTCATAGACCAATTGGCCTTGGTGTCCAGGGCCTCGCAGATGTCTTTGCGAGGCTCAGAATACCTTGGGAATCTCCTGAGGCCTTGAGGCTAAATCAACTTATCTTTGAGCATATTTACTATGCTGCAGTCGAGGCTAGTTCGGCACTCGCACTGACAGATGGCTCATATGAGACCTTTGATGGATCGCCTGCATCAATGGGTATTTTACAACCTGACATGTGGTCTGTTGTCCCAATTACAGAGAAGGAGAAGACACTTGACTGGACTACACTCAGATTAAATGCATCACGTGGCTTGCGCAATTCACTTCTTGTGGCACCCATGCCTACAGCAAGCACTTCGCAGATTCTCGGTTACACGGAGTGTTTTGAGCCAATGACATCTAATATTTACGCGCGACGTGTTCTGGCTGGAGAATTTGTTGTGGTGAATAAGTATTTGATTGGTGATTTAATGAAGCGTGGTATTTGGTCTGAATCTCTGAAGCAGGAGATTATTGCACGAAATGGGAGTATTCAGGGTATGAAGGAAATCTCGGAGGATATCCAGGAATTATACAAGACATCTTGGGAGATTAAACAGCGGACTCTGATTGATATGGCAGCGCAGCGTGGTGCTTTCATTTGCCAGAGTCAGAGTCTAAATCTTTCAATGGAGAAGCCAACTTACGCGAAATTGACTAGTATGCATTTCTATGCATGGAAGCAGGGATTGAAGACGGGTTGCTACTATTTACGCACAAAGCCTCCAGTTATGGCACAGAAGTTCACAGTTGATCCGCGACTTATGCAGGGAGGGGCGGTTGAATTGCAGGAAAAGGATGATGAGTCGGATTCCGAATCTGATTCTGAATCTCAGAAAATGATGACTCCAGAGGAGAAGAAAAAACGTGATAGGGCTGCTTTGCTTGAACGTTTATCAAGGGAGTATGAGGACTCTGTGAAAGAGGCGAAGGAATCAGGGTGCCTCAATTGTTCTGCTTAGTGCATTGTATACTTTACGCCCGGTTCATAATATTTATGAATAATAGAGAAATGATAATTTATATAACAGGAGCATCTGGATCTGGAAAGACTACACTTTTAAAAAAATTACCAATACAGGGCTATGATTTAGATGATATATATGCAAGTAACTGGGAAAAACATAGAAAGATAGAAACAGTTCAAAAGGGTGTGAAAAAAGATATTGATATTTTAATATCAAGACATAAGGATATTATTTTTGTTGGACGTCAAGGCAAAGAAGATCTAGTATTTAATCCAGATAAAGTCTATATTCTTGTAAGAACGGACTATGAAACATTCTATCGTGGTAAATTAGTTAGAGATTTGAATTATTTATGTAGAGATAGAAAGGAATTAGAAAAAATGTTATTAACAGAGCCACTTGATAATATACAATTCCATTTCTGGTCAAATGATATTGTAAAAATGAAATCATTTAGTGATTTTAAATTATATATTGAGAAAGAAAATAAAATTATTCAAAAGGATTTTCCAGAGGCAGATAAATTAACTGCAGATAAAATACTAAATAATATATCCAGAATTTTATCTAAAAAATAAACTAGGAATCCTAAGACATTTCCTGAAACCATTTTACAGAAATATCAGCCCACGGAATAATAGAACTTGATTGCTTGAGAAATTCTCTGAAGCCATTAAGTTTGGGATCCTTTATAAGTTCAACTATTTTATTAGCGATTTTTGCAAGTGTGGCAGGACTTGTATCTGCCGTCTCAAACTTAATCCCTTCTCTCTCCTTAAAGATACCAAAATTAGAAATAATTGGAATAGCACCAGTTATCAGGCTTTCCTTAATTGATACGCAATCTACCTCTGCCTCCGAATTTGATAAGTAGAAATGGAAACTAGATAAGTATTTTTCACGTGCGATTATATTGGTCGGTTGTAAGCCATGGTCCATAACACCTGTTGTTGCAAGCAATTGTGTCATTGCTTTCTTGAATTCATCATCTCGTATATGTTCCATACCACCGTAAACATGGAGTTCGGCACGAGGTTCAATTTGAATAATGATTGGCCAAATATACTGGAGTATTGGAAATAATCCTCTCGTATAACAAGTGCAATAACAGAAACGATATGGGTTTCGTATTACCATTTCTTTGTTTTCTGAAAAATTCTCAATGGAAACTCCACTAGGAATAATAATATACCGATCTGGATTTAATTTAACGTGTAAATTTTTCTCAAATACTTCTCTATGGAAATTACTCTTGAAAAAAATCCGCGTGATCTTTTCATTATATCGGAACCACATTTCCATCATTTCCTTTGGAAACACACCTTCGTGTAAATCTAGCCATAAGTGTTTTGCTCTTATTTTAAATGGTAGTCCACTTAGCATTCCATAAACTCTCCAGAGAATTACTACATTGTGATGTTCATTAAATGGGAAACGTTTCCAGTCAAAATAATCCACACCTTCATGTGTAGTATCAGGAACCATTCCATAAACTGCAACTTTTTTCCCTAATTTCGTCCACGAGCGCGTCAACTCAACAATTGCCTGCTCGGCTTCTCCGATAGTTTTAGAACTAGGTTCCCATTTTAACGAAAACCCTCCTGCAAAATACACTATATCATACTTACTTTTTACTTCTGTTACAAAAATACTATTATATCTTGAGAAAAATGGTTCTTTTATGAAGTCAGTGATTGGCCTACATATTTCCCTATTGGAAGGCACAACTTTCGATACGCCACCTGTTAGAAGTTCTCTTTTATTAAATGTATTCTGTGTATGGCTTGCCTGAAAGACCGTTTTCTCAGCATCTAATTGAATCATTGGTTCGTTGAAATCACGTGTGAAACTGGGCTCTTCGCCGCATTCTTTATTATCATCATGCGAATGTGTTTCAAGATATTTTTTCTTCCATGCAAGGCAACTGTTAATAGAGTGATTTTCACCGAATCCATTGAATTTGCACAATTTTTCTAAAATATAATCGTAAATATACATTGCGGAACATCCTGCTATTAACTTATTTGATCCCTGTAATTTCTCAACTGCGTGTTCTACGCGATTTTCTGGATAATAATCGTCATCATCCATTACTACCGTTATATCGCCTGAACAGGCTCGATTTCCCTTATTTCTAAGAGCACCTAGTTTCTCACCTGGTTTCTTTTCTAAATAAATAATTGGAAATCCTAAATCAGACCCTTCTATGAATTTTCTGACATTCAAGGAATTTGCAGAGGAATCTTCCTCTTCCTTGCTCCCCTCAACGACTATCCATTCAATAATATTCTTATATGACTGGGATTTTATTACATCTTTCAGAATTTCTAAACATGGAAATCGTTTCAATTGTGTAATAGTGACAATTGAAACGGTTGGCTTCGATGAATGCACATTATCTTTCTTATCTTTTTTATCTTTTTTATTATTTTTACCCATATATTATTCTAATATTCCTAGTTCCTTAGACCTAGACTTCTTCGACTTGCACTCCTACAAGTCCATGGAGCCATGTGATAAATTTCTTATCCCAACCCCAAAAACATCCTGTCTGTGCGCGCCCTGCAATTACACGACTGCTTGTATTAGTTCCGTGATTTAGAGCAACTAAAATTTGCTGAGGTGGTATTTCCAGGAATTGATCACCACCAGGAATAAATGCCTCTCCTTCTGACTGCTGTTGATCAGGAAACGGGTGCTCTACTGCATATTTCTTCCAGAAACAGAAAGAAGCTTCGCTTACTCTCTGGCATTGAGGGAGTGCCCAGGGTGGTGTATTTACTGCGCTAATTCCTTTTTGCAAATCATACATTGCAATCATGGTGCATCCGACAACTTGGGTGTTAGGGAACGCCTTCAGCCATGCCACACGGCGTCTAAATGATGTCGCTGGATAGACGTCATCGTCATCCATATTTACGCAGATATCGTGTCTGGCATGCTGAACTGCCTTATTGCGCTTATAACCAATTGAGCGTTTCATCGTCATGGGGACATATGTTATTTCAAACGCTGGGTTTTTAGATTCAAATGCCTTTATTTTATCTAAGACGCCCTTTGCTGGATCATCGCTGTCCTCGACAATGACCCATTGTATTTTTTCCCTAGGATAATCTGTGACTAGTAGATTTAAAAACGCCAAATCAATGAAATTACGCCTATTGTATGAGAGTGTGAGAACTGATATTGGTGGACAATCTGCCCGTTCCAAGACGGGTGGAAGTCTCAGGGAGGGCAAAAGCCTTGCATTGCTTAGAAGTCTTGTTATTTGTTTCTGGACTTTACGTTTAAATTCTTCCCAGCGAACCAGGGACATTTCTACTTGTTCTTCACCACTAGGAATTGCCTGGAGTGCAGACTTTATATTTTCCGTTTCCACAGAAGAAAAATCTGCTAAAAAACCAAGGTGGTTTTTTCCCTCTTTTACACAAGGTGTTTGGAGAAATCCAACATAGTCGGCGTTTCCATAATATTCCTGGTAAACAGGCAAAGTATTTAAAATCATCGCTGCAGATCTGGCCTCCGCCTGCGCAGCAGTAAAACCAAAGCCCTCTGCTGCACTAATACATACGTGGGTGGCAGAGTTCCGATTCAGATATTCTAAATCAGAGGCATCTAAGAATCCTCTTTTTACAGTGACGGATGGAGGAAAGGGTCCAGGAAGATCTGATTCTTCTAGGGTAGTTGTAACAGTCAAAGGAAAATCTGATGGCCACTTGGGCAGCAAAGCACGGGCTGCAATGTGTTTGTTCTGAGAAGCACCGAGAACCCAGAGAGCCTGTCTTAAGCCTAGGGCAGATTGATTCACTGGTTTTAGAGGCCCCCGCACAGCCCATGGTATATGAATTGCCTTAGAACCAAACTCATCAACTCTTGAACGTTCTTTTACCCATACTTGGCTGAAACGTTCCGAATACGAAAGCCAATTGGGTGAACACCATTCAGGGTTTACTATCCAGATGTGGGTATGTGCCCAAGGTAGCCAGACTGGATGAGGGATTTCCAGATGAAATACAATATCGGCAGGGCTGGGTGGCTGAAGAGGATCTAATTTCACAAATTCGAGATCACCTAGATCAAAACTCTCTTGATAATCGAGAGCATTTTGTATAATAGATGCATCTTGACTCAGCCCAAATGTATTAGACTGATTCCACAGAAAAACTATACGCGGCATGATGAATATCTAGAAATATAATCTTCGCATGGTTTAGATGGTATTTAAAAAAATAATTGTTCAGAAATTTTCTGGAAAAGAGCCATTCGGTTTTGATGATTTTATAAGAGGAACATTATTTCTTTTGAAATATGCCATTCATCGGGATATTGATGTTAAGATAAATATTGCAGGTTCTGAATTTGAGGAATTCATGGTTGTGAAAAATTTTGTATGTGAATTACCCGCGAAAATATACTATGCTGAAATAGATAAGGCTGCTATTATCAAGGACCTGGATGATTTCATGAGTTCACCTGACCCTTTGTTTGTTGTTACTTCAAATGTTGCACTTGAACGTTCTGAGATATCCAATTTATCATTTGTTAAATTGGATTCATTAGTAAGATATAAGGATGAACTTTTTGCAGCGGCACAACAAAAAGTCTCAGAAAATCTTATATATAGGGCGAATCCTGACAATTTATTATATGGATATAATATAATCTATATAATTAAGGAACATTACAAATTTAAGCTTAATAGGCGAAATCTTATATCATTAGCGGAACAAATTCGTAAAAGTGTAGATTTAAATAAAGATACTATGATTTTTTCAAATAATATACAGTTCAGAAAAATCTTAAAGCAATATGTTGAAATGAATTACATAGGAGGAGCAATTCAAACAATTGATGAATCTGATATTGATATCGGTGTAGAAGAAAGCCTGCCTTCGGTTAGAGAAAAAATAATTGATTTTCTTCTTTTAATGAAGTCAAGGAAAATTTTTCACTTTACAAGTAATTATTCGAATTCTAAAGATCTCAGATACCAAGAAACTGCTCTAGATATGAATACATTTTTAGGAAATCTTGAAATACAAACAATACCACTTTATTATCAGACATATACAATTGTAGGATGTTCTAAGCCTACGCATCCTGCACGCCTAACGCCAAATCAACCAGGTGTTGAATTGGATTCTTCAGGTAATTATATTTCAGTTTTGGCGAATCCATCAGGAATTGCTCTGGATCTTTCAGGAAATATATTCATATCAGATACTTCTAATAATCGCATTTGTAAGTTGGATACCAGTGGAATTTTTACTACATATGCGGGATCACTTGATGGTTCTGGGGGATATGTGGATGATATCTCTTTTAGGGCATTATTTAATGGCCCAACCGCTATAGCGTTAGATAGATCGGGTAAGTTATATGTAGCAGATACAGGTAATAATTTAATACGTGTAATTGACAAAAATACAATGGTTGTTGGAACATTAGTTGGGAATAATTCCGAATTTGTATTAAACGCACCTCGCGGCGTTGCTGTAGATTCAAAGGGGTATGTGTATTTTTCTGACACTGGCAATCATAGAATCTGTAAGGTAGTAGGTGGAGGAAACCCAGTTATAACACTTGCTGGTTCAACAACACTTGGTGGTAATGTAAACTATTTATCAGGTTATCTAAATGGACCTGGAAAATATGCATCGTTTCACTTACCAACGGGTTTAGCAGTAGATCTAATAGGTAATATATATGTTGCTGACACTGGAAATAATGTAATACGTAGGGTTACACAAGATGGTAATGTGAGCACTGTGGCTGGAAGTGGGCAGCCAGGTTTTAAAGAGGGTAAACGTGAAAAGGCGAGTTTTAATATTCCGGTTGGCATTGCAATTGATTTGCAGGGTATTTTATATATAAGTGACACTGGAAATAATGTGATACGACGCATAATAACTGATGGTGATGTTATACCGGTTGTTGGATCACCTGATCAGAAATATGGATCTATCGATGGTTATGGGGCAATTGATCCTATGCGCGCACTGGTCCCATTTAATAATAGAGCAACTTTTTACTCGCCTTCAGCAATTGCAGTGAATTCTTCTAAGCAATTATTTATTACAGATTCATATAATAATACTGTGAGGCGAGTTGATCCCACGTTTTCTAATCCAACTGGAATTAAACCCATTGCCATACAGACATTGAAAATTATTAATTCTCCCGGTGTGGCTTTAACTCTTGGTCCGACATTATCTGCAAGTGCTGATTTTACTCCGATGACAATTGGGCATCGCAAGGGATTTAGATAAATTCCGGCTGGAGCGACTAGCCCAAGGGTTCTGCTGGAAGTTTTCTGAAAATTTTTATATTGCGTAAAAAATATAGGCTATAAGTATAGAAATGGTACCTCCTTCTCTTCGTAATTCAAATAGCAATCAAAAGAATGAAAATAGCGAGGGAGGACGCAGGCGTATGAAGCGCAGGCATACAAGGAAAAATTCTAACAGCAATCAGAATAGAAATCAGAACAACAACAATAATCAGAAAGGTGGTCGCAAGAGCCGTGGTCGCAAGAGCCGTGGTCGCAAGACTCGTAGCCGCAAGAATCAGAATAACTAAATATCCTAAGGCAAAGTCTTAGAATTTTTCAGAATATTATATCCAGTTTCTGATATACTGTGCCCTGTGTTCTTCGTCAGCCCCATGTGTTTTTAATGCATCTCTATGTTTTGCAGTTCCATAACCTTTATTTTTAATGAGGTCATAGTGTGCAGCCACTGCCTTATTTTCCTCTGAGGCCGCTGACCATTCTTTGACAAAAGTATCTCTTGATACTTTTGCCAAGATAGATGCTGCTGCAATTGGTAAATAGAGCCCATCGCCTCCAGGAATACACTGGAACTTTACATCCCCATAAGCCTGATCACGAGGAAGTCCTAGCACACCATCAATCAGAAGTAAATCTGGTTTAAGGTCTGATGAGCATGCGCCTATAGCTCTTCTAAAAGACTCCTGATTTGCCCATGTCACCCCCTTCTCATCAATTTCCGCGGCACTAACTTTACCGACACCCCAGTCACTTGCAAGGCTTTTAATTCCCTCGGCAATTCCATGACGACGTTTTTCTGGTATTTTCTTACTATCCTTAATGAAAGGTGAAATCTCTCTATGTTTATCAGTCCAATCCTCCTCATGCGGCCATATTACTGCTCCGGCATATATTGGTCCCCAAAAACATCCACGACCTGCTTCATCTAGGCCAATTTCTATAACTCTGCCTAGGGAGAAATTAGTTTTCATTATAATGATAAGTATTTTTAAGTAAATTATAAACTTTATCAATTTTCAATCTAACTATGACTTAGATGAAGGTTGTCCAGATATTATTTATTATCTTATTTTTTGGAATTATATACTGGATAGCATCAAGCACTCATATATTAGAATTATCTAACGAGGGATTTGAATCATCAAAATCTGAACCTGTTATACCAAAAGGAGTAAGTCCAACAAGTATTAATATGCAGGCAATGCCAAATCCCATGTCGATTGGTAATTTACCATATGGTGAATATGGACAGATGGCGTCTACGGGTTCTTTTCAGTTTAAAGATCCTTCTATTCTACCTGCTGAATTAACCCAGATGAGGAAAATTGCAACTGATGTTAATTCGTTCCTAACATTTGAAGCTGTAAATATTGAAAATATAAGCGATCCAACAATCCAGCTTCCATTAACACAATTGAGGGCAGATAATGAAAAGATTAAGGCTGAAATGGCAGTGTTAGGTAAAAATCCAGGTGTTCCTTCACAATTAACTCAGCAGGATCTCGCTGATATTGAGGGCTCACTTACATTCTTACAGAAAAAAGTAAGATTACTTCAGACATCTGATGTTATACCAGGGGGGGAGGAGGGTTTTCAAGATGGGGGGTCAACCAGAGAGAAAAGGCGGGCAACAAAGGATGATTTATTAAACCTACAAAAGAGAATTTATGCAGCAAATTTAGTCCTAGCTTCAAGTGGGACAAGTGACCCGGTAGTTCAGGCTAGAATTAAACGCCTTGAAACTATGTATTCTGCTATTACAGACTTAATAACAAAATTAAATAATGGTGACATACGAAATACAGATATACCAATTTATAAAGAGGATATTACAGAAATTTTACCAAAACTTGCAGATACTTCATACAAGATAAAGAATGTATTTGAACAAAGCAGTGGGAAGAAATTAAATCCCATTGAGCAACAATTATCTCAACTTGTTGGTGAAGATAATGCGCAGTCGGTATTTAAGAATTTGAAAGATACGGGAGTATTTCGCGTAAACTTGGAATTAGGATATAATGGTTCTAAAAAAACAGGAAGTGATATGAAAATTAATAAAGAACTATCACTTAATAATATTGATTCTGTTAAACCAATGGATACAGAAATGCCATTTGATAGTGTTACACCAGGTATGGATGATAATGCAATGAGCCGAATGGGCCAAATGGGCCAAAAGGGTCAAATGGGCCAAATGAGCCAAGTAAATCCATCTAGTGTGTCAAGGTTTGACTGGAAGAAACGTGCGAGTTCTATTTGTGAACAGGTGCGATTAAGAGGCCTAGATCCCGAAGATTTTGGTTGCCTTGCAAAAGACACCATAATGTCTCCAGCATATTCTTGGCGCGGTCATACAAAGATGATTTGCGGACGTTTGGCAGCAACTACTGATCCCGCTCTTCCAGTATCTTGTGGTTGCCCACCTAGTAACTGGAAAGGGTGGACATTATCAATTTCCTAAACTTATATTCTTCTAATAGAAGGAGTGATGAACTTCACTTGGAAACATATGTTAGCAATTGGAATAATTACTTTATTATTAGGTATCCTTGGAGTTACAAGTATGATTAATCGTAGAAGATTTGGAGAGGGGTTTGAAGCTTCTCCGGATTGCAAGGATACTAAAAGTTCAGGAACAAGTTCAGGAACAAGTTCAGGAACAAGTTCAGGAACAAAATTGGCATCATCGTTAACTTTAGGTTCAAATTCTAATCAGGCTGCACCTCTAAAATTACAACCTGCGCCAATTGCACCATGCCCTAGGACAATGGAACCAGATTTAAGTAAATATATTCTAAAATCACAAGTGCCCGTTTGTAATAAGGTTTCATCGCCAGATTTGTCAAATTACATGCTTAAGACAGAATGTCCTCCAGTTCCAGACTTAAGTAAGTATGTATTAAAAAGCAGTATTCCTAAACCTCAACCAGTTATAATCGATAATAGTAAATGTAAAGGTGACACAGGAGAATGTCCTCCTTGCCCGCGTCCAAGATGCCCAGTCGTAAAATGCCCTCCACCTACTAAATGCCCAACTCCGGCTCCTTGCCCAAGGCCAGTGTGTGCCCCTACAGTTGTAAAGTGCAAGTCTGAAGAAGCCGTTCAGCCAACGGTTCGTCCATTCCTTGCTCCGATAAATATGGGCACCTTCGGTGCGTCATAGGCACCTTTGGTGCGTCATAGGCACCTTTGGTGCGTAATATGCACCTTTGGTTCACCATAAATGAAAGACACCTAAACATATATCTACATCTTATATTATACGATGCAGATATTCATAAAAACTCTTACAGGTAAGACAATCACTCTAGACGTTGAGTCTTCTGATACCATTGAGGGTATTAAGACTAAGATTCAAGATAAAGAAGGGATCCCTCCTGATCAGCAGCGTCTAATCTTTGCTGGAAAACAGTTAGAAGATGGTAGGACATTAGCCGATTATAATATTCAGAAGGAGTCTACTCTCCACCTTGTTCTCTAAGGCTTTAAAAAATACTAAATAGTTAGATAACGAAAAATATGAATAATACTGAAAAATCAGTAACGCGCTGTAAAAAACAGTATTGTCCTAAATTTACAAGGCGGCAAAAGAAATTAATAGAAAAAGCTACAAAAAAACTTACAAAAAAACTTGAGGGTGATTTTAAAAATAAAGGTGCAAAAAAATTAATGAAGCATCTATCCAAAACAATGGGTAAAGGTAAAGAAACGGATAAAAGATTACTCGAAGGTTGCATAAAAGGATATTGTAATCCCTCATGTAAAAATACTATTTTTGAAGATGGAACCAAGTTCCCTAAATCATTAGAAGATGAATTAAAAAAGGAAAAACATGGCAATATTGTTCTGGAGATTATAAAAAAAACTAGGAAAAATATATTTGGAAATAAAAAAAGTGTATTGGAAGACAACTTTTATAAAGCCCTTCCTAAAGAAAAAGTTAATAAAATAAAGAAAGAGGGTGCTATTTCTGGATGTTCAGTTGCTATATTATAAGACAATTAATAATGTATTCTAAAAACCAAAAAGAGTTTAGTGTAAATATTACCCTAAACTCCTTTTTTCCATATTCAGTAAGTATTCTGCATATTTTATAGATGGATACCCGTTTTTGGGGCCCCTCCGGTTGGAGATTACTACATTTAATTACATTTGCATATAATCCTAAAACCGACAAGGCATGCATTGAAGAATTATTCAATGATCTACCTTTTGTTTTACCCTGCAAGTATTGCAGAAAATCACTCTCTGAATACATGGAAAAATATGACTTACATGATTCTCTGAAATCGCAAGCATCATTATCACGCTGGTTATGGAATATTCATAATGAAGTAAATGCCAAATTAAGATCGCAAAATTTACCTGTGGAAAAGGATCCACCGTTTAATCAAATTAAAGAATATTATCAAAGTTTGTTATCAAATGGATGTTCACGCACTGATTTTCCTGGTTGGGAATTTCTTTTTTCTGTAGCAGAATTACACCCCTTATCAAAATCTGCTCGTAAGTCTGCCCCAATGCCAGGCGCACCCCCATGCGATTCAATACAAACAATTGAAGAAAAGAATAAATGGAATTGTTTGAAGCCAGAGGAGAGAATTCCAATTTATAATAGATTCTGGAAATCACTTGGAAATGCGTTACCTTTTAAAGAATGGCGGGAATCATGGCTACGTCATTCAAATCATGGTAGTAAAGATACACGAGTTTCTACTATAAAGTGGTTATGGAAAATACGGTGTAATATGGAAAGTGATTTAGAACTCTTAAATAAGTGTAAATATTCATCATTGTGTAGAAATCTTACTAGACACAAGAGCGATTGTAATAAGAAGGCAAAGGGGAAAACGTGCAGAAAAAGAAGAAGGTAATAAACAGATATGGAGGCAATTAAAGATATAGGCCTAACAGGTTTTCAATTGTTGATTGTAATTTTTCTTATGTTAAGTATTTTAAATTACATATGGTTGCTCTATGATACACCATACGAGGAAATACCCTCTGGTTTAAAAGAAGGATTTGAATCTGGAGTAATAACGGAATCTGAAAAAACTAAGATGATCTGGTTTGAAAATGACGAATTATTTGATGATTTTTACATATCAGTATATGACAAATTAATGGGTTTACATAATAGATTTCCACAACAAATTGCATTAATAATTAACCAATGGAAGAAAAAGGCTGAAATTGGAACAATGGATGTTTTAGATTGCGGATGTGGAACTGGGATTGCTAGTGTGTTATTTGCAAAAATGAATGTGAATTCTGTTACTGGCTTAGATCTTAGTGATAGTATGCTCCGGCAAGCAAGAAATGTGACTTTAAAGACTTCTAAATTAAATGAAGATCAACGAAATTTAGTGAAATTTGTAAAAGGGGATATGAATCAGGATTCTACTTTCAAAAGTGGCGAATTTTCTCATGCGGTATTACTTTTTTTTGTAGTATATTACTCAACTGATTTGATTGGACTATTTAGAAATTTACACTACTGGATTCGCCCAGGAGGGCAATTGGGAATCGAAGTAGTAAATAAATATAAATTTGATCCTATTATTGAATCTGCTTCACCGTTTATTGGAAGTTCTATTCAGAAATATTCCAAAAAACGTATAACGAAAAGCAAGGTGGAATTTGATAGATTTTCATATGAGGCTGAATTTGATTTACAGGATTCAATTGCCGAATTTCGCGAAGTATTCCGCTTTAAGGATAAGTCAATAAGAAGACAACGTCATACTTTATATATGCATGATATAAATCATATTGTTGATGTAGCAAAGGCTGCAGGATGGAAATATGAAGGATATGTAGATTTATTAAATGCTGGGTTTGAGTATGCTTATGTCCTTATGTTCACGCATGCATAGTTTACTTTTTATTTTTAGTAAATCTAGCCATTAGGGCAGCCGCTGCTGCTCTATTTGCTTGATTTTTCTCGGAAGGACTTAGGTGAGTGAATTGTTTCGTTGATTGTTTATTATTTGCTGGTAGTGGTGTCGTTTTATTGATTGCGGGCCTAAAAGGTCTTACAGGGGTTACAGGGGTTACAGGGGCTACAGGGTTTACAGGGTTTACAGGGGCTACAGGTCTTACAGGTCTTACAGGTCTTACAGGCGTTACAGGATTTACAGGTACATCAAGAACAACATTAGTTGCAGATGAAAAATTAATTTCAGTATTAATAGGTAAAACTGAAGGTATTACAGAAGATGATGTAACTTCTGGATGAGGAGAAACAGAAGCCACAGTCACTTTTGCATCAAGAGATACAGGGGCTACAGGAGCCACAGGTACCACAGTGACTTCTGGCACAACTGGAACTTCTGCAACAACAGGGACCACAGTGACTTCTGGCACAACTGGAACTTCTGCAACAACAGGGACCACAGTGACTTCTGGCAC